GTGGGCGGCGTCGTAGCCCTTGCGGGCATGGTGGGCGCGCTCGTACAGCACGTCACGCAGGCCCGTGGTGAACGGCACCCCGAAGATGGTCTCGATGGCAGCGAAGGTCAGAGGCTCGGCCATCAGATCTCCTTCAGGACGACGACGGACTTGACCGTGCCGATGATGCCGTGGGTCGGGCACTCCACGGGGCGGTTCGGGTTGGAGGCGATCCAGTCAGCGATGGCCTTGGCGTGCCACTTGCACAGGTACATCAGCTTGCCCGTCTCCAGCTCGCACTCGGGCCCGTAGATGAACGCAGCAGGGCGGTCTCCGTGCTCAGGGAACCTGTGGCTGGGAGCCTCGCAGGTGAGGCCCTCCGGCTTGCTCAACAGGGTCATCGAATACGTCCTTTCGTGAAAACAGGGCCGAAGATCTTGCCTCGGTCCAAAGGGAGGGTGGAGTGCTGACCGGCAGGCATGACCCAGCCGTCGCTGGCGACGATGTGGTAGTGCTCGGTCTTGGGGTGAGCCTCGATCTGGCAGCGCTGGACCTCATCGGTCACGATGTCTCCTCGGCCAGCTTCTTGATGCACTTCTGGCACTTCGGCCCGTCCACCCGCTTGGCGCGGCTGAGCTGGGTCTCGGCGCGGGTCGCCCACGGCATCTTGATCTCGTAGCCGCACAGAGCGAGGTAGCGCCGGTAGATCTCGCCCTTCTTGTAGTCCTGCACGGCGATGTGCCAGTTCACCTGCTGGCCGGGAGCCTTGCTCCCACGACGGAACCGGGTGGTCATGCCTTCCGTCCCTTCGAGACCCGGTAGCGGGCCAGCACGCGCTGCACGTCGGGGTGGTGCTCCAGCGGGGTCATCACGACCATCCGGATCAGCACGTCGGCGAGATCCTCGTCCAGCGGGGTCTCCATCTTCTCCCCAGTCAACCCGCTGATCGGCAGGTAGGTGCGTTCCTCGTCGCTCACTTCATCTCCTTGTACGCGTCCGACTTCCAGACATGGGTTCCTCGGCAGCGCAGGCAGGACACCGACCTTTTGTGGTGCGTCTTCGGGGCGTCGCGGTACACACCGCACGCCGTAACGGAGGCACTCCCCTGCCGGGCGTAGTGCGTCTTCACTTCAGCGGTCCCCTCTGGATGTGGATCAGCCAGCGGTTGATCTCGTCGTAGTCGGGGTGCTCGGGCAGCTTGGAGGTGAGGACCCCGTTGACGTGGTCGCGCAGGATGTCCCGGTTGTGCTCAATGACCTCACAGACCTTGGCCTCTTCCCAGTGACCTGCACGGATCGCCAGCAGGGTCTTCTGCTCGGTCAGGCGCATCGGCAGCACGATCTTCCCGAAACAGGCCAGATCGATGCCCTGCCACGCGAGCCTCAGGGCGTGCGCGGCGTACTTGGTGTCGTACCCGTGGGCCTCCACCAGCTCGGGCCTGCTGGGCTTGCGCGACTGATGGGGACCTATCCCCCGCATCCGCCCGTACTGGGCGTCCAGATAGCCAAGGTGGCGGTGGACGGCCTGCATCGACACGACCGCAGGGGCCAGCATCCGCAGACCCATCCCGGCGCTGGTGATGTGGGTGATGTGCTCCGGCGCGCAGAACAGTGGCACGAGGATGTTCGGGTTGCCCTGCGTGGCCAGCTTCAGGAAGTGGCGCAGCTCGTAGGTGGTGTGCTCGACGTCCCCGGCAGCGGCGCGCGTCCCGTCAGGGGCGTCCCGCTCGATCTTGGTCTTCACCTCAGGGGCGATCCCGAGGGTGCTCTCCAGCGGGGCCATGGTCACCGACACGTAGTCGAAGTCGGAGGCCTCGGTGTTGATGCCGTGGGCGTGCGAGCCCGCCAGCGTGGTCAGGATCGGCTCGCTCATGACAGCTCCTTCTTCACCAGTTCTTCGGCCTTGGCCTGACGCTCGGACGCGTTCGGCATGAGGGCCACGCGCCATGCCACGTCAGGAGGCAGAGGAACGCCCTCCAGCGACTCGCCGGACCACTCCTCGTACAAGGTGCCCGGGGTGTCCTCCCCGTCGTCGTAGTCCCACTGGGTGCCACAGACAAGGCACATCCAGCCGTCACCGTCGGAGGTGACCTCCACGGCGCACTCGTTGCAGTCAGGGCTGCGGATCGTCAGCGTCGGAGCTTCGGCCAGCTTCAGGTAGGGGGCAGTCACGGGGTCTCCTCAGAAACATCGTTGTAGGGGTTGGCCGACCGGAAGTACTCGGCGTTCATGTCCGGGTGACGCACCGCGAAGTCGCAGCCCAGATCCCACGCCGCGTGCATGAGCAGCCGGTCCCGCTTGGCCAACTCCGCCTCGAACTCGGCCACCATCTGCTCGAAGGTCTGGTGGATCGCGTGCTCGCTGGGCATCATGCAGGCGTATCCGTGGGGCAGCCTGTACTGGCAGGGGCTTGCGGTCCAGCGCGGCTTCGGGACGTACTCGTGCTTCTCCACAGCCATCAGTTGCTCCACTCGGTTTCGCCCTCAAGGTGCCAGCCACGGTGGCCTGCCCGCAGGACGCAGCAGAGGTTCTCCCTGTGCGGACCCGTCCGGAAGCCGATGGCCTCGTCCATCGACGCGCCACACCGACCTGACTGAACGGGTGCAATCGGGCTCTCCAGTGCGTCGGCGATGCGGGCAAGGTTGGGCCCAATCGTGTCCCAGATGCCCGGCTCCTGAGCGTCCCGCCATGCCAGCGTGGTCCGGATCGCAGCGTCGGCCACCGTGCGGAACGTGCCCGGCGCAGTGCCCAGCAAGGACAGCATCCGGTACTCGCCTGCGGCTTCCAGTGCGGCCACGATCTCGCGGCCCACCTCATCGGCCAGCTCGGCGTACTCCTCGTCGTTCATTCCTTCTTCTCCTGAATGTCGTAGGTGATGGAGCCGTCCCGCATCACGGTCAGCTGGAGGCCCTCCCAGTCGGTGCGTACCTCCACGGCGCGCTGCACGACCTCGGCCAGATCGGCGATGGAGGCTGGGATCTGGTTCTCCTCCACCAGCCGCAGGTGGGCAGCCCTCATTCCGCAGGCCCGAGGTGCTTGGAGGACGCGTCCATCCCGGCCATCTCTGGGCGCAGCAGCTTCGGCCCACCGATGTAGGTGGCCTTCAGGTCGTAGTAGATCTGGCCTCCGCAGTGCTTGCAGACGCCCGTGCTCGGGGTACCCATCAGAAGCCCCTCTCCTGCTCGTAGTTCCGGGGCTTCGGGTCGTAGTCCGGGACAGTCGCCTTGCAGAACCGGCACCACCGGGCCCGGTCCTCTGCGCGCTCACCCCTGTTGAACCGCTCCGGGCAGGGCAGCTTGCCGTCACGCACGCTCTTGCAGCCCACCACAGGGCCCGGCTCATCGTCCCTTGTCAGCATGGAGTTCAGCGTCGTAGCAACGTGCTCGTCGGAGAGGTCGGGCTCTGACCGGGTACGGATGGTCTCTTCGAGCGCCAGCAAGGCCTCACCGATGCCCATCAGCATCATGATCTGGGTGCCCGGCGCTTCCGTGGACGTGGCAGCACGAGGGGTCAGGGCGACCCTCAGTGCCGCCTGCGCCTTCTCACGGTGGGTCTTCTCCACAGGCGGCTCCGGGTACAGCGGCACGGCAGGAACAGGGCCCCACCACACCTGACCACGCTGGCTGCCATGGGCGTACTCCAGCACCCCACTCGCCTTGGACACCCTGAGCGGGACGTGCCCACGCGGGTAGTCGCAGGCGAAGCCGCTCTCGGGGTCGAACTCCTGACACAGGTTCCGGTACTTGGCTTCGATGCCCGGGAAGATCGCGCCCATCAGTCCACCTGCTCTTCCCGCACCCACAGGCGCTTCAGGTAGCACTCGCCCACGGTGGTGTGCGACTGGGACAGCGCCGACACGGTCACCATGGCCGCATCCCCCATGCCCTCGGTGTGCACCACCAGCTCGCGCAGGTCGCCCAAGCACAGGGTCAGGTCGGAGGTACTCGCCGTGGCCCTCTTGAAGGTGCCGGTGTAGCCGTCGGCCTTGCCCATCAGTTGCTCCTCAGAATCATGTCTCTAGGATAGGCCATGTACCTACCTAGCGTCAAGCGTCCTTCACCTCGAAGGTCACCTTGCGGTGCGGCTCCCCGAACAGCTCGACCACGGACAGGTCATGCTTCGGCCCTGCGTCCTTCTGCTCCCGGCGTGCCAAGGCGTCGATCCGTACCCAGCACTTCCGGCACAGCCCCTTCTGGTGCAGCCAGTGGGTGCGCGCCTCGATGGCGCTCTTGTAGGTGGCCTCAGCCTGCTTCCAGTCGACCTCAAGTCGACCCAGCTGGTAGCGGCTCCTCGGCAGGATGTTGTGGCACAGCGCCACGACCCTCAGGTTCTTCGGCCCATCCACGTCCCGCACAGGCGCGAGATGGGTGACGATGTCGCCGTCCATCTCGGTGTAGCCCAGCAGCTCGTCGCTCATGAGTCCACCGGCTTGCCGTCCAGCAGCGCCTTCGCGTTGTACGGGTCCTTCACCCACGTGGGGCAGTCGTCCTCATGCTCCTCGTCGACCAACAGGATGCCGCAGCCAGCGCACTTCGGGATGTGGTCGTAGCAGAACGTCTCGCCCGTCTTCTCGTCGTAGCTGCCATCGTGGCTCAGCCAGTCGTCCAGTGCCTGCCCATGGTCGGCCCACGCGCTGAAGTCATGGCCCAGATCGGACGTCTTGGTCGCGCAGCGCACCCCCTCAGGGTTGACGTGGTCGCACTGGACCTCGTAGTACATGACTCCCATGGCACCCATCAGAGCGCCTTCTTCAGCACGATCAGTGCCTCAGCCAGCTCGTCGATGTGCTTCTGGTGGCGCGGGACAGCCTCTTCCCATGCCCGTGCGCTGGCCCTTGCGTGCTCGGCGTGCGTGGTGGCATCGTCGCGCAGCTTGGTCGTCTTAGCGATCTCGTCGGTCAAGACCTTGATCCCGGGATGTGCCATCACAGCCCCCTCAGCAGGTCGCCCGTGCCATCGCCCGCGAGCGCCAGCAGGAAGTTCGTGACGATCTGAGGGGCTGCCATCTTCTGGATGGTGTCCAGTGCATAGGTGCCCTCCAGCAGCACCGTGGTGGCGTTCCTGCCCGACGTGGTGACCTTGTCGTAGCGGTCCCTGTTGACCTCTTCGGTCTCGACCTCCGTGATGGTGATGCCTACCTTGTAGAGCTTGCTCATTCCATGCTTCCCTTCGTTGCTTCCAGCAGGTTCTTGGCCAACTCCATGGCCTCGATCTCGGTCAGGCGCAGCTCAGCAGAGCGCACCCCATTGGGCAGGTTCTCGTCCATGGCAAGGCGCAGGTAGACGCCCACAGGACGCTCCCCGATCTCGGGGTGCTGGTACCACACAGAGGCGGTGCATCCCGTCTCAGTGCGCAGCTGGCTCATGTCGTGCTTGCCCATCAGCGCCCCTCCATGGATTCCCTGAGCAGGCGCAGCTCGTGCGCGACGGCAAGGGTGCCCTCTGCCTGTGCCAAGGCGTACTGGAGAACCAGCACGTCGGATCGGTACGTCCCGGGCTCAGCAGCAGCCTCCAGCGCGTCCTCAGCCTTCTTCATGTGGTCCTTCATGACACGTCCTCCAGAATCGTGATGGCGCGCTTCTTGACTGCCGGGCTCACGTCTGCGCGCCCCCGGATGTGGTCAATCACGCTGCCCGTACTGCTGACATCCAAGGTCTGATTGCCCACTGCTGCAAGGAAGCTCTCCAGAGAGAGCCGCTCGCCCCGTTCCTCCATGACCTCGGCAAGACGGAACGCCTCAGAGGCAGGCTTGTGGGGCACGACCACCTCAGTGAACCCGCCCTCGATGGTCCACACAGCGACCTTGATCTGGCGGTTCAGGTTGTACTCGTGCAGGCTCCCCCTGCTCAGGGCACCCATGTTGGCGTACTGCACGCCCTCGACCTCGAAGACGCCGTGGTCCTCATGGATGTGCCCGTAGTACAGGTGGCCCTGATTGCCCATGGCTGCACTCAACCCGTCCTCGCCCTCCAGCTGCACCAGCTCGAACATCTGCTTCTGCGCTTCGTAGGGTGGGTAGATCGGGGCGTGCGTCACGACCAGAACGCCGTTGCTCAGGGGCAGGCCCTCAGAATCTTCCAGCCCCTTCAGTGCGAGGGCGGGGTCGCCGGGCTCGGTCCACGACTCGCGCCATGGGACACCGAACAAGGGCAGGCCCCCTTCATCCCAGCCGACCAGCTCTTCAAGGCCCGCCTCGTACAGCACGCCCAGTGGCTGGCGCTCATGCACGCTGTCCATCACGCCGTTCATCACGTCATGGTTGCCGGTCACGCACAGCAGGCGCACCTGCTTGTCCTCGAAGTACTTCACGACAGCGATCATCTTCAGCACCAGCTCGTGGCTGTTGCGGCTTGGGGCCTTGTGATGGAACACGTCCCCTGCCAGCACGACCGCATCCGCCTTCTCAGCGGCGGCATAGTCGGCGATCCAACGCAGCATCACGAGGATGTCGTCGGTGTAGGACTCGGTGGCGCTCACAGGTGCCTTGTCGGACACGTGCAGGTCGCCCACACAGATGATCTTGGGCTCGGTCATGGTCATACCTACTGGTACGCCGAAGCGCCCCCCGTACGCACGAGGGGCGCTCTTTGTTGGGCTCTCAGTCAAGGGCACCCCGGCTCTTCAGCTCAGCAACGATGAGCCACAGGCGGCGCAGGGAGTGGGGCTGATCAAGGGCGATCTGGACCCGGATGGATGCGAACTCGCGCACCAGCTCGGGCATGGTCATCTGCGTGGGTGCCTTCTCGATGACCTCGAACGTGGTGGACGGGTCGCACTCGATGCGGACGCCGTCCGGGTTGCCGAGGGTGGTGCACCAGATGACGATGGTCTCGCAGAGGTCGTCCTTGCTGAAGACGACGCCTTCAGAGCTGCCCCTGTCGTTGAAGGGGTAGATGCGGATCTTGGCGTTCTTCTCGACCAGCTCTGCGGTGATGGTGCTCATGGCTATTGCCCTTCCTTGGTGGGTATGTACCTAGCTTAGGCCATGTACCTACCTTGTGTCAAGACCCTAGACCTTGAAGCCCGGGTTGCGCACAGCCAGTGCTGCCCTTGCCTGCCGGTCGAACCTGTCCGTGCCATGGGTGTAGAACTCGAAGTTGCAGTAGCGGCAGCCGTAGTAGTCATCGACGGCGCGGATGTGCAGCGTCACGCCCTTCTTGCCGCACTCAGGGCAGTACAGGTAGATCACGGCGTTGCCTCCCTCAGAATCATGTTCAGTCCTCATCCCACTGCTCGCCTGCGTACAGCGGATCGAAGTCAGCAGGCTGGCGCTCGGGGTAGCGGGCGTTGATGCCCTCCTGCACCTTCAGGCGCGCTGCCCAGTGCTTGTCACACCGGGGGAACATCTTGCCCGAGGGGCTCAGTGCAGTGCGGTACTCCACCGAGCCCTCGCAGGGGTCCTTGGGGGAGTCGATGCACTCCCCCGACAGGCGGCTCATGAGTTCGCCTTCAGCTCGTTCTGGCGCTGGAGGATCTGGGGGAGCCGGGCTTCCAGACCGTCCAGCACAGCCTCAGCAGCTGCACCTTCGACGTCGTCACTCCACTGGATGCGGGCGAGGCGGATGAACTCCTGCACGATCCCGTAGGGCGTGAGATCGGGAGCCTCGACAACCTCGATGCCCGTGTCGGGAGCGCACACGATGGTGGGCATCGAAGTGCCCTTGTCGTCGTCCAGCTGCACCCAGATGGTCACCTTGTCGCGCTCGACGCTGATGTTGTTCACGAGGGCGACGTAGGTGCCGCCCAGCACGCCGTAGCAGCGGATCTTGGAGTAGGTGATGAGGTCTTTGGCGTCCGTGAGGGGAGTGATGGTGGTCATGGCTACTTGCCTTCCTTGATGATGACGATGACGATGAGTCCGAGTCGTTCGCACTCGCAGTCCCCTGCCTCGATCAGCTCACACGTCGCGTCGTGCTGGGTGCGGGTCATGCGGGGTGCTTCACGGGTGAGGACTGCTGTGCTCATGTCTCTAGTATAGGACTGTACCTAGCTAGAGTCAAGCCCTAGATGCTCTTTGCGTGCGGGCTCTTCATGAACTCGGCGACGGTGAGGTTGCAGAAGCAGCCCCGGTACTCGTGCGCCCCACACGTGCAGCTGCGCTCAGCCTTCAGGGCGCGTGCGTAGGTCTCCAGTGCATCGCACACGGCGAGGCGTGCGTCCTCGAAGGTGAGCAGGCCGTTGTTCAGCCGGACGGCAGGGGTGACGTCCCGGTTCTCTGCGTAGAAGCGCACGGGTGCGATGTCGCTCTTGCCCACCTCGATGATCACGAAGGGGCCAATGGCCTCGACGATGGTGAGGCGCACAGCGGCGGGGATACCGAAGACCATGGTGATGCTCCTTTTCAGAATCTTGTTGTGGGTAGGTGGGGGGCGATGGCGTCGAGCACGGCGTACACGATGCCCCACACGATCATCCCGATCAGGGAGACGGTGGGGGCGACGACCAGTGCCTCGATCACTCGTGTGCGTTCAGGATCAGGATGGTGCCGACGATCAGGCAGAGGAACGCCCATCCGCCGAAGTGGGTGGATGCGAGGTACAGGCCCAGCGCGTACAGGGCGATTCCGCCAGCAATGAACTTCATGTCTCTATCTTAGGACACACAGAGGCCCGTGTCAACTCTTTCGAGAAACACGGGCCGTGAGTGTTGGATCAGTTGATCTGGATGAAGAGCGCGCCGGGAGCGAAGCCGGTGCCGTGGTACAGCTCCTCGCGTGTGAGGGCCTGTGCAGTGAAGTTGTGGGTGAGCTGCATGATGTCCAGCTGGCCAGCCAACCGGGCTTCGAGGTACTGGATGCTCTGCATGAGCTGGCGGCGGGAGTTCTTGGTGTTGGCGTACCTGCCCTCCTTCAGCATGGCGCGTGCCTCGTCCAGCTGGGTGCCCAGTGTGACGAACTTGGCGTCGATGGCCTTGATCAGGGCCGGGGGGAGGGTGTTGCTCATGACTACTTGCCTTCCGTGCAGGTGGAGCAGATGACCGTGACGGCCTTGGAGTAGGAGGGGAACGTGTGGACTGCGGTGGCGATGTTCTCGATCCGCCCGCATTGGGGGCAGGTGAACTGGATGTTCATGGGGAGGAGCCTTCCTCGATATTGAGAGAGCCCCTTCGCTCTGCACCCTGCGCTGTTGATCAGTCTCAGGGTTCCAGCTCAGCATCCGTGCCTTGCTGCCAGTGCCCTTCGGGGCTCTCTCTTGCTTATGTACCTAGCTTAGGTCATTGGGCACTGGTTGTCAACTGTTTTGAGAAACAAGTCGAAACGACTTTGGGGCAAGTTTGCTCCTTGCCAGCCGCACTGTGAGTGCTTGTAGCGTGATGCCTGCGGGACTCCCTGCACTTCAACCCAGAGGGGCGCACAAGTGGCGACAATCCACGTCCACGTCCATCACGACTACCCACACTCCATCGACAGAAAGCTGGATCTCATCATGGCCGCTCTCGAAGCCCTGCAAGCCGCAGCTACCCGTGTCTCCTCGGAGGTACAGGAAGCCATCGCCGCACTCGAAGACCTCAAGGCCAAGCTCGACGCTGGCACTCTCCAGCAGGCTGACATCGACGCGATCACCGCAACGCTGACCGGGTCGGCAGATGCACTGGACACCGCCGCCAACGCCGCCGATCCGCAGGAGCCGCCCGTCGAACCCACGGTGTGATCCCGCTGGGGAGGCTCAGAATCTTCCCCCCTCCCTCCCGGGCATAGCAGAGCCCCCGACTCACTGTGGAGTCGGGGGCTTCTTGCTGTTCAGTCCTTGACGTTGCTCTTGAACCAGAAGGTCTCCTTCGTGCGGTGGGCCCCACTCACGGACTCACCCCTGCGGATGGCTGCTGCACGGGCCCTGTAGCACTCGGTGCCGGTGGCGAAGGTGTGCTTGTAGGGGGTGGCTGGTTGACCGCTGATACCGTTGCTCATGTCTCAAGTATAGGACAGAGCACTCGACCTGTCAACTCTTTCGAGAAACAAGCCGAGTGCTCTTGGGTCTGGATCAGTCGTGCTCCCAGTAGCTCCCCCCGTTCGGGCAGAACCCGTTCTTGCTCTCGAAGTCGCTCCTGCGCACGAGGCACCCGGTGTCCTTCACGTGGGTGCGTACGTCAGACAGGGCCACCCTCCAGTCCATGGGTGCCTGCTCCTGCGGCTGGATCATCCGCTGCGGAGCATGGGGGACCACGGGCACCCGGTGGGTGGCCTTGGACTTGATGGCGATCAGGAGGCCCATGGAGATCCCGAGCAGGCCGGGAGTGATGACTCCAGTGGCGAGCAGGAGAACGCCCAGCACGATCAGTGCGATGCCGCTCTTCATGATCAGCGGGCCGTGGTCGGGGTGAGCAGGAAGTCAGCCAGCTGATCCTTGAGGGCTGCGACCGCGACCGGGAGAGCGTCGAGGAAGGTGGCGTTCAGGGCCTTGAAGCTGTACCGGGCGACCTTGATCCCGCCCAGCGATGCGATGTCCTCCATGAGGGCGTAGTGCTCGACGACGAACCCGTGGTCCGTGCTGGCTTCCCGGGTGTAGCGGCTGACGCTGACACGGAAGGACTTGCGGTCGGCGTCGTGGCTGACCGTGAGGCTGACCCGGTGCTGGTCACCGTTGGGGAGGATGCCTGCGAGCACGAACGCCTTGAGGCTGCGCTGGTCCCTGCCGGTGAGGACGGGGGAGGTGAAGCTCTCGACGGTGATGTTCTCGGGAGTGGTGATGTCCATGGCTGGTGCCCTTCGGTGTGGTTTGTTCCGGCTTGATGTCTCAAGTTTAGGGCATGTACCTACCTTGTGTCAACTGTTTCCGAAAACTAAAGAGGACCGAGGTTGCCCCCGGTCCTCCTCAGAATCTTGATCAGCGGCGACCCCGCTTGCCCTTGCGCCGGGGCTTGGAGACCTCGGCTGCTGCACGCTGTGCGTCGGCGAGGATGATCGGCTCGATCTTGGATGCCACGAGGTCGTACTCCTCGCGGGTGAGGACGTCCTCCCAGCAGTCACTGGGGATGCCCTCCAGTCCGTCCATGATGGCGTCGATGTGAGCTGCACGGTCGTTGCTGTAGCCCTCCTCGATTGCCTCGTCCAGAGCGGGCTTCTCGCCCTCGCTGTGGCCATCCGTGCGGTCCCAGTCGTAGCGGGAGCCCGACCAGTCGAACGCCTCCTCGTCGATGCTCTTGACAGCCTTCTTCAGCTCGTCGTGGATGGCCCACACAGTGGTGTGCCATGCCAGCGGGGTGAACGTGAACGGGGTGTAGCCGCCCGCCCCGCCGATCAGCACGGGGATGTTCAGCTCCTTGGCGAGCTTGCCCACCATGGTGGCTGCGGTCTCGATGCCGTCGAGGGTGTAGCGCAGGCTGCCCAGCGGGTCCTCGTTGAGGCCGTCAGCCCCTGCTGCGAGCAGGAACACGTCCGGCTCGAAGTCCTTGATGGCCTCAAGGGCGATGGCCACAGTTTCGAGAAACTCCTCGTCACCGTCTCCAGCTGCCATGGGGAAGTTGAACACGCTGTTCTTCCACTGGCTCTTCAGCCCAGTGCCCGGGAAGATGCCGAACTGGTGGATCGACGCGGTGAGCACGTTGGGGTTGTTGCGGGTGAGCGCTTCCACCCCGTCGCCGTGGTGCACGTCCCAGTCGAGGTAGGCCACCTTCAGGCCACGGTCAGTGAAGACCGTGGCGGCGTAGGCCATGTCGTTGAACACGCAGAAGCCCGAGCTGTCGTCGTACCCGGCGTGGTGCTTGGCACCCTGCGGGTTGAAGTACACCTGCGGGATGAAGCCGTCGGCGATGATCTTGTCCACGAGCACGCGGGTGCCCTCGAACATGAGCGCTGCGATCTGTCCCTGCTGGCCGGGGTGCTCCTTATGGGCTCCGCGCAGCACGTTGGCCACGTAGGACTTGGAGTGCACGCGGGACAGCTCCTTGGCCACCTGCATCCGGTTGAACGTGGGCTCGATGATCTCGATGTCCACGCCCTCCTCTTCGGCGCGAGCGATGATGTGCTCGACGGCGAGGTGGGCACGGCGGGGGGAGGCGTAGCTGCCCTTCCAGCCGAGGTAGCTGGGGGTGTAGCCAATGATGATTGAGGTCATGCGGGTACTTCCTACTGCGAAGAGGTCCTTGCGACCTCGATAGCTCTACTGTACCAGACTTGGGACACTGACACAAGTTGAGGACAGGTGAATAAGGCAAGCGTTCGTTTGCACTAGAGCGGTTAAGGCAAGCGTTCGTTGGCGCTGCGCGAGCCCGCTCAGAATCTTCATCCCACCCACACACGAGTGCCCCCGCTCCCGAAGGAACGAGGGCTCGTGATCACTGGATGTAGGTGCCGTCGAGGTAGCTGGACAGGTAGTTCATGTCCCGGTCACTCACGATGAAGCGGATGCTGGGTTCGAGGTAGGAGAGCTTCTGTGCCAGCAAGCTGGCCTCCAGCTGGGAGTCAGCCCGCTCAGGCATGACGTTCTCGGGAGCGATGGTGCTGCGGTAGATCCGGTATTCCATGAGGTGGCCTCCTTCCGAGGGTCTGGGTAGCTCATACGTCTATTGTCTCATGTTAGGGACACAAAGTCAAGTGGCCCCGCTCCCGGAGGAACGAGGCCACAGTGGCTTGGGGTCAGGCGTTGAGCTTGTCTGCCGCCTTCTGTGCAGTGATGTGTGATGCGTAGCGGACGAGGTTACCTCCTGCACTCCAGTGGTACTCCGTGCCCGTGGGGGTGTCCTTGAAGAGGAAGTAGATACGCTTCCCGCTGCCGTTGTTGGCGATCTCCCACTTGCCCATCTAACGTGCCTTCCTCTTGAGGTGCTTGCGCCCGTGCTGCTTCATCAAGGCGATGAGCCGGTCAGGGGTGGACTCGAAGTAACTGATCCCGTTGACGTCGGTGACCCGGTAGACCATGCCTGCGGGTACGAACACGATGTTCAGGCCCATGAAGCGGTCGACCTTGATGCACTCGGGGTTGAGTGTGTAGTTCAGGGAAGCTGCTGTGTTCATGTCTCTAGCTTAGGACACAGCAGCTCTCCTGTCAACTGTTTCAGGAAATACGTGCCCGGATGCCTGCGATGGTGTCGTCCACGTACTCCTTGATCAGCTTCTCGGCTGCCTTGAACTCGGCGAGGATGATGGTCTCACCGATCCCGTAGAAACGAACGATGCGGTCGAGTGCGGTCATGACTGGACTTCCTTTCCGTAAACGAGTGCGAGCACGGCGGCTGCCTGTGCCCCGGTGATGCAGGGGAGGCCGACCATGACCTCCACGAAGTTGCAGACCTGACGCTCGTTCAGCCGTGGTGCCGAGTAGGGCCGGGAGCGCAGCATGGCGAACAAGGCTCCCGCAGCTGCGTGCTGGGACTGTGCTGTGGCAGTGCTGGGTGTAGCGCGCAGGGCCCGGTAGACCATGTCCTCGTTCAGCTCCTCGTTCTCCTGCCGGAGCGGGGGGATGTCGTCGAGGATCTCCTCGTCCTCGGGCAGGGCGTCTTCGATGAGCTGCATCACGCTGGCTCCGAAGCTCATCACCTTGTCCTCACCGTCGAGCACGACACACACCGTGGTATTGACCCGGAGGTTGCGTTCGAGCCTGACGACGATGCCCTTGCGTCCCGGGTCGGTGCCGATGGTGATGAAGCGGTCGCCGGGAGCGAACCGCTCAGAATCATCTACCCCCGCACACCCGGCGTAGGTGGCGAGGATGTCGCGGGCGGTGACCTCGGCAAGGTCGTCCACGAACTTGGCCTCGATGCCCAGTCCACTGAGCAGCTCCTTGGTGCGGAGCGTGACAGCCTCGGGGACGGCGACGCGGATGAAGGTGTCCATTAGTTGTTCCTCTCGTGCGTGTGGGCTCCCGATCACGAGGACCGGGAGCCCAGCTGGCTACTTGGTGAAGTCGTAGTACTCGTCGCGGTGACCGACCCGCAGGATGGTCTCGGACATCCGGTAGCCGTTGGCCTCGTGGTCCCAGTAGACGGAGCGGAACGGCTTTCCTGAAACGCTCTTGAAGGTCTGCCCGTCCTCGGGCTCCCCCACCGTGGTGAAGTCGTAGGTCTGGGACTCACTGAAGCCCCCGCCGTCGGTACGCACTGCGTGGTCCCGGGTGGCCTTGATCGTGATGGTCTTCCCACTGGGGCTGACCTTCACCTCGCGCACCGTGTAGGCGTGCCTGTCGCTGTAGAGGTACATGGTGGCCCCGTCCCCCACCTTGGGGACCTCGCGCACCGTAGCGCCCTCCTGAAGCCTGTTGATCAGGCCACCGTAGAAGCGGGTCATGTCAGTTCACCTGCACGAAGCGTGCGTCCTTGGCGAAGTGCTCGTTGCGGTCCTGCACCTGTGCGAGGGAGAAGGTCTGGGGGTCCTCGGTGTTGATCGCGAACTGCCCGACCTTGTGACCGTTGATGTCGATGATGGAGCCCTCGAAGGTCCCGTACTTCACGGTCACGGCGATGTCGGTCAGAAGGCGGTGCAGCTCGTACTCGGGAGCGAGCTGGGTGTCCATACGGTCTTCGGTCTCCTCGGAGAACGCCTCACCGTCGAGGTTGATGGTGAGTGAGAACTGAGCCATGGCTGGTGCCCTTCGGTTGATCCGGCTTGATGTCTCAAGTTTAAGGCATGTACCTAGCTAGTGTCAAGCGAATACTCGATCAATCTTTTTCTGGAAACGAGTTGCTATACGCGCGCACGTGTACTATACTTGAGACATCAAGCCGGAACAACAACCGAAGGGCAGCAGCCATGACCGGATACACAGACGTTGCAGGGACAGAGACCTACAAGGGCGAGACCTACCGCCTGATCCGCAGGGACATCTGGAGCCCGTGTGCCAAGGGCGGCATTCGCCGGGTCTGGATCTGGGTCGTGACCAGTGGCCCCGCCAACGGGATGGACGGCGGCAAGTGCGGCCTGAAGGCCGAGGCCCGGAAGTGGGCGCGGTACATGATCCGCGCTGGCGCGAACGGCACGCTGTGGGGAACGCCCGCAGTCTGATCGACCAGCTCAGCCCCTCGTTCCTTCGGGAGCGGGGGGCTCTTGCTTGTTCTGAGTGCCCCGACCAGCTGTTGTCGAAGGCGTAGTCAGCGGTGGTGTCGCTGCGCTCGGACGCTCAGAATCTTCCCACGGTCCCACTCGACCCCACCTCGACTTGGATGTTCGGCTCGACGCTCCAAGTCCGGGCATGAGGAAACCCCCCGCTCCCGGTCGAAGGGGAACGAGGGGCTCGACCAGCCTAGCTTCAGTCGAAGGGCCACACCAGCCCGTTGCGCCGGATGGTGGCGCGGAGGTTGAGGTCTGCCCGGTGGTCACTGGGGGTGAGGTGGAAGGCGGTTGTGGCCCCGTTGGGGAAGCCCACCCACCAGCCGGAGCGCTTCCGCTTCATCCGGCACCCTTGCGCCTCCAGCGAGGCTGCAAGGGCCGCGTAGCGCCTCACAGGCCCTCACTCCAGTCCACGTCCGGGTCATCGAAGGTGGACTCGGGAGCCCAGCCGGTGTCGGTGAGCCCGTAGGCCCCGACACGGTCACCCGCGAGGGTGGAGCCGCACCCGGCGCAGCGGTTCCAGTCGCAGAAGCCGTAGTCCTCGTCGCCGGGGACGACGTTGACGTTGGGAGCGAGCCCGGTGAAGGCGGCGAGGCCGTCGGGGTGCTGATCGGGGGTGCAGTCGCAGCTCTCGTTGTTGGCGATCATCGCGTTGCAGCAGTTGCAGACGATGAACTCGTGGGTGAGTTGGATGCTCATGGCTTATGCCCTTCTCTTTCGAGGAGCCGGTGCGTCCGGCTATGTCTCTATTATGTACCTACCTTGGGACGTGTGTCAACTCGTTTCCGAAAATAACTCCTGCCAGTTTCGCTTGACATCGAGTGGCAGTGTGTCCTAAACTTGAGACATCAAGCCGGAACAACCCGGTACCCGTAAGGAAGGGCAACAGCCATGAAGATCCACTCCGACGTCATCAAGTACTCCGACCTCGTGCAGGCGGTCCACGCGAGGGGCATGGTCGGCGTCAAGCTGGCCGACTGCGAGACGAAGGGCTCCCGCTCCCGGAAGCGTTCCTTTGACATCCGCCTGACCGGCAACAGCGCGAGCCGTCCGAACTTCGGTGCAGGCAACGGCGACGAGCACGCCGCCCAGTGGGACGAGTGGGGCATCTTCATCGACACCCTGTTCACCCTCGACCCGGAGGCCATCATCGGGGTCTACAAGACCTACGCAGCCTTCAAGGAAGCCACGTGTGGCCGCTTCGACACCCTCACGGGCCCGGAGACCCACCGCCGCCACCGCTGGGACTTCGTCTACCCCTACCACTTCGAGTGCAGCTGTGGCGCGGAGATGGACACCGAGGCTGCTCGCCACGCGAAGGTGGTGGTGACCGACTGATCTTCACACCGGAGGATGTCCCCTCCCCCTTCGGGGGGAGGGGCTCTTTGGCGTATCAAGATTCTGAGCCCGGGAGTGATCTCGATTGTTTCTGGAAATGACTTGACGTAGGGACAGGGGTGGGGTAAACTTGAGACATCAAGCCGGAACAACCACACCGAAGGGCACCAGCCATGTACGAATCTCCCCGCGAACTCTCCGAACTCCGCGCCACCCGCAAGGACTGGACCGTGACCACCAGCATCGATCCCTCCACCACCCGGCTCCTCGTGACCGTGTCCAGTGAGGCAGGCTGGGGCAACGCAGGCGTCCGCAACTTCGACCGCCACGTTGACGCGATCAAGGCCCGCGTGCGCCGGGTGATCCTCAAGCAGTACCCCGGCCTGTCCTTCTCCCTCGTCGTGCACAGCACGCGCAGCTGGGGCACCGGGGTCATGCAGTCGATCACCTACTCCGCGAAGGCGCTGTGATCATGACCTGCGTGTGCGCTCGTCACCTCGACGGCTCGGTCACCACCTTCATCTGCCCAGTGCACGCCAGCGTGGACCCGTGCCTCACCATGGCCCAGTGCACCGGCAGGCGTCGGAAGGGCACGATCCACAACGGGGTCTGCTCCCACTGCGGCTGGGGCACTCCCCCGGCCCCGGTGGTCGTGGAGCTGCACTGCGACATGAAGACCGACTGCGTGAAGCCGATCACGATGATCGATGAGTCCGGCTTCATCTACTGCACCGACCACGGCCTGTCCCGTCGGAGCTGGAAGTACTGCCGCAAGCTCCGCCCGTTCGAGCTGAACCGCCTGAAGAGGGGGGAGACAGTCAAGCGCTACTGACCCAACAACACAGAAGGACCCGAGGATCTCGTCCTCGGGTTCCTTTGCTTTGTGTCCAGTTGCCGTACTGACAGCGTTCACGCTATCAGTCTTCGCCTCGATGCGCCAGCAGGCTCAGAATCTTCCTTCACTCACTGCGACGGCCAGTCGTGCCAGTGCCCACCCTTGTCCCGGCCTCGGTGCACCCGGGCTTCACCGGGGATGTCAGGCCCGTGTCCGTGGGCCAGCTCACACACCACGACGCTGCCTGCACTGCGGGGGACTGCGCAGCGTTCAGTGGGCTCGGGGACAAGGGCGGACGTCACAGGGTCAGACCCCGGTGCCATGGAAGGCGTGGCCGAGCGAAGGGCGCAGGATTCTGCCCTTCGGGGTGTTGATCCACGGGTGACCCCGCTCCATGAAGTACCGCTCGGGGATGTTCGCCCGGTTGAGCCTGATCCGCAGGCGCGTCATGTACGTCGAAAGCTCGTCTGTGCCCATCAAGGCCCGCCCTCCACGTCTCCCGTGTCACCCGGAAGGGGACTTGCGAGAGACTTCAGGATTCCAGTCTCCACCCGTTCGAGCCTGTCGGCTATTGCCAGCTGTGCGTACACCGCTGCGAGAGCAGTCGCCTGATCGTCGTCGAGGGGGTGTGGGAGCACGCTGTTGGCCAGTGACAGGGCCTGCTGGTACGGGCTCTTGGGCTTGGCCACGGGAAGCTCAGGATCGGGCTCAACAGGCAGCTGGTAGGTGGCGATCACCCGGTCGTCAGCGAAGGTGACGAACTGGTCGTAGTCCCCGAAGACGGGCTGCTCGAAGTCGCTCACCCGGTCAGTCCCTTGGACTCCAGCTCCTCGGCGGTGGTGTCGTCGAGCAAGTCGATCCACTCGACGTAGTGCCGTTCGGCGAGGATGCGGTAGGCACGGGCCTTGGCGGTGCGGCGCGCGGTCTCGATGGCGCTCTTGGACTTCTCGTGGTCCTCCCGGTACCGCTTGGCCCGGTCAGCCTTGGAGACGACCGCACAGGGCTCACAGAGCTGCTCGTGGTGACGGTGATGCCTGCGGACTGCGGCGATGGTGCCGTGCGGCGAGAGACGCCTGCTGCCACGGAGTTCGTCGGGCTCGTTATTGGAAACGTCGGACACGGATCTTCCTCACTGCGTAGCGGATGCCGGTGATGGTCAAGCAGAAGAGAGCCACAGAAGCTGCACCAGTCAGGAACAACTCGGCCATGATCTCCCCCACTCACTGGTACGCCTCAGCCGGTCGGCTGCGCAGGGGGGCGCTCAGAATCTTCCACCCTCGGATGATGCTTGCGCCAGCAGTTCACGAAGTCGATCTCGGCCAGTGCGTGCAGGGCTTCCCCACCCGAGAGCTGGAGGGTGCACAGGGCGTCGGCCTCCAGTACCCGAATGGTCTGTTCCATCCGGCCCGCGTCGAAGATGACCAGCAGGGGCTTGCCCGAGGCCATGTGCCGGGAACTCAGCGGGAGTCCACCCGCGCGCTGCCAGAAGCCGTCGGTTCGTTTCGAGTAACTACCCCACGAGGTGAGCAGGATGACGCTGTCGGGAGCGAGGGAGACAAGATCTGCCTCGGTGATCGCGACCCTCACGACTGGATCGGCTGCTCAGCGGGGCCCTGTGGGGGGTCCACGGGCTCAGCAGCACCTTCTGCGGGTACTGGTACGGGTTCGGAGCTGCTGGGCCCGTACGGACGAAATACGAGGTCGCCGAGCATCCCGTTGATGGTGGTGTCCTTGCCGACGATGACCTCGGCCCACGGGTCATGGCCCAGCAGCAGCGTCGAGAGAAGCCTGCTGGGCTCAGGGATGTGGACGGTCAAGGTCCGGTGGGGCCACCAGCTCTTGAGGGTGTCGATGTCCTCCTCGTCCTGCGCTGCCTGCTGCGCGGAGAAGTCACCGGAGATGAGGAAGTCACCGGGAGCGGCCTGTGCCACCCGGTAGCCGACGAAGGGCAGCTCAGAATCTTCCTCGGGGGCGGGCTCGTTTCCTGAAACCTCGTCGAGGCCACGGGAAGTGCGCTGCTCCTGTGCGACGGCGACCGGGTCCCGCCAGTCGAGCTTCCGGGCGGCGAAGAGGATCTTGTGCATGTCCACCTGCGCATCCCGCCATGCCTCGTCGATCTTGGCCTGCGCCTGTGCAGCTGCTGCGGCGATCTCCTCCTCGGACTTGTCGAGCCAGTCCAGCTCTCCCCACACGGCTGCGGCGAGGTTCTCCAGCTGGGCGAGGTTCTGTGGGGTCGGGAGTCCCAGCTCCTCGGGCAGCGCGAGGGCGAGCCCACGGGAGTCCTTGAACCAGCGGCACGGGTGGCGGACGGTGCTGACCCCGCCGTTGGACCACACGACTCCCTCGGCGAGGATCTGGGCGAGGTTGTCCCGGGAGCGGATGAGGAACCTGCGGGGCGTGATCATGAAGCCTTCTTTCGTAAAGTGAGGTTCAGCTCGATGTCGAGGGCGTCGGCATAGGTGGCCATGGTGCGCAGGGTCGGAAGATAACCGACGGCCTCCATCTTTGATACGGCTGAGCGGTGCAGCCCCGCACGTTCGGCCAGCTCCGTCTGGGTCATGGACCTGTTGCGGATGCGGACCAGTGCAGCCCACGCGTCGGTGAGGGAGAGGGCCCGCTCAGAATCTTCTCCCGGTGGGGGCGCGGAGCGACCGGTCCACGCGGGGAGGGAGAAGCCGGTCACGAACTGGCCTTCGTTTCGAGATACTTCAGGAAGAGACTCACGGCCACGTCGGTCTGAATCCACTCGACCTCGATGCCGGTCTCGGAGAACTCGATCCGGGTGTCCCCCCTCAGGGTCATGCCCCCGATCCACCCGTGCAGGGAGTCGGTGATCTCCCCGGTGAACTCGGCATAGTCGGCGAGGAGCTTGGCCTCCTGTGTGTCGATGACGTCGTACGCCTGCTGTGCGGCCTGCTGGGCTCGGGCGAGGGTCGGTATCCGGGTGAGAGCCTGCTGGAAGCTGGAGAGGGCGCTCTGGGCCCGGAGGATCGATGTTTCGTCAGGGACCACGATGTCTGCGAGGCGCTGGAGGCGTGGCAGGGACGGCTCGATCACGGTGACGATGTCCAGTGCCTGTGAGAGCCGGGCGATCTGGCGCTCCAGCTGGCGGGCGTGCTCGATGATCTGCTCGGCTGCGGTGAGGGCCACGTCCTGTGCCTTCAGGGCTCGGAACTCGGGGACCCGTGCCTTGACCGCTTCAAGGTCTGCTGCTCTGGTGCGCAGGGTGACCGCGTTGGCCAGCTTCTGCCTGTTGGACTCCCGGGCTCCCTCGAAGATGATGTTGACGTTCGTGAGGGCCCCCAGTGTGCGGGCGACGTCGGCGGTGGAGTCGGCGAGGAGGAACGGCTTGTCGAACTGGCCTGCGAAGTTGATCGGCGGGGTGGCCGTGGTGCCGGAGTTGATGCCGAGGAATCTCGAAACGTCCTCCGGGGTGTCGCCACCGAGCTTGGCGTAGGTCCGCTGGGCTTCCGGGTTGTCTGCGGGCGTCAGGGTGTACGCGTTGTCCGACGATGCGGAGGAGCGGCTGCGGGTGAGTGTGACCGTGCCTGCGTCGGTCTCTGCGGTGATGGATGCCGTCCGCTCCCCGTGGGTGATCCACTCGGTACCCCGCCTGTTGGACACGAGGGTGCGCAGGGCCCGGGTGAGTGCCGACTTGCCCGAGGAGGAGGGCCCGACGATCACGGTGAACGGGAGAAGCTCCAGCTCGATGTCGTGCAGGCTCTGGAAGTTGCGGACCCGGAGGCGGTGGATGGTTGCTGCCATAGCTACTGGTACGCCGCTGGGAGGCTCTAGCGCAGCTTGCCGGGTGCAGGGATGGCGAGGAGTGCCTCTGCGTCCAGTGCGGCGGCGGTACGGGCTCCCTGTGTGATCCGGGCGACGGAGTCCCTGCTGAGTCCGGTGAGTTTCATGATGTTGCGTTCAGGGACCCCTGCGGCCTTCAGCTCGACCATCATGGCGTCCCGGTCCGCAATGGCGTCAGTGAGGGCGTTACGGGCGTCGGTGACGGTCTCTGCCTGCTCGCGGAGGGATTGCATGACCATGGCGATGGAGACGCGCTGCGGTTGTTTTGAGAAAGACATGTGGGGGAGTCTACACACACGTTTGCCGGGGTGAGTGCACAGCTATTTTCGGAATCTGAGTGAGGGGCCGAATCGCATTTTCGAGAAACACGATGGGGCCCCTCAGAATCATGTCCGGTTGAGGCGGCTGATCTCGGCGGTGTGCGCGCGGGTGTTGAAGACGATCCGGGTGGTGGGTGGGTAGTCCTTGTCGTAGGCCTCCAGCCAGCGCTGCTGGTACGGCTGGAGGTTGACCCCGAGCTGGCGGCAGTAGGCGACGAACCTGCTCTTGCCCTGTGGGGTGCGGGGCTCGGGGAGGCGGTCCATGCCGAAGCGGGCGCGGAGCTTCCGTGGGGCGGTCACGAGAACCACTCCCACGTCTTACCCTCGTCGTGGCTCACGAGGACGCCCTTGCGGTACTGGAGGGCCAGCGGTGGCAGCTCGCGGTTGTACTTGACGGCGGCGGTCTTGGACGTGAAGACCCGGACCTCGTTGTTCATCCGGCGCATCCCGTACAGGGGCTTGGGCGGGACCGGGGTGCAGTCGTGGTACTCGACCACACGCTCCTCGGTGATCCACCACGCGTCGGGCTTCTGCTCGGCGAACTTCTCGGTGGCGAAGTCGCGGGCCTCCCCGACAGTGGGGATGGTCTCGGAGGTGACGCGCTGGTTGAAGCCGAAGCGGTCCACGAAGATGAAGACGACGCGGTAGCTGGACTCGGGGGAGGTCGTGGTGATGTCCGTGTCGGTGGTCGTGATGTCCATGGTCAGGACTCCTTCTCGTTGCGGACGGCGGCGAGTGCCGCGTCGGGGTTGAGGTAGGCGTTGATCAGGATCTCGGCCCAGCTGGAGTCACCGAGGTACCAGCGGGAGGCGGCGCGGGCTGCGAGCAGACCCCGCTGGTTGGGCTCGACGTGGGCGAGGGGCTTGTCTGCCATGGGTCAGGACTCCTTGATGAGGTCGAAGCGGCGAAGGATGTCGACCAGCTCGGAGTTGAACACGTAGGTGCGCCCGACGTGGCTGAGCAGCTCCCGGATGTCGTCGAGGGCGAGGGTCTGCGGGTCGTGCAGGACGATCACACGAGCCTCAGGGACGCGGCGGACGGTGGCCCTGTGCTCGACCACGAGGCGGTCAGTGCTGGGGTCCCTGCGCTCTACGGAGGAGGTGGCCCCGACGGAGCCGGAGACGGAGGCGTTGACGGCGGCGTCCTCGGCGCACTTGCGGCAGTCGCCACAGGAGCCGTGCAGGAGGTCGGTGATCTCGAAGTGGGATGCGGGTGCGGTCATGGTGTGCTCTTTCTTGAAACTCAGTGGAGGGCGTTGGAGACGGCGGCGGTGATGACGGTGAAGGCGGTGGTCCCGCCGAAGAGGATCAGGCACTCGACGGCGAGACGGAGCTTGGACGGGCGGGGCATCTCAGAACCGCCCTGCGCAGTCCGGGCCGATGCCAGCGGCGCGGCTGGACTCGTCGGTGAGCGTGCGGTGGCAGCGGCAGCAGCGACCGATCTCGCGACCGAAGCGGAAGCCCGCCTCGTGGATGTCCTCGGCGATCAGGGCCATGACCACGTCGCGGCGTGCGCCACGGACGGAGTACCGCTCGTCGCTGGCGAGCTGGGAGAGGAACGTGCGGCCTGCCCAGCGGCCCTCGGTGGGGCGGTCCAGCTGGAAGAACGCGACGGCCTGCGTGTCCCCGGGGACGGAGACGGCGTAGTAGCCAGCGGGGATGTCGGCGTCGGGCGCGACGTCGAACAGGGCTCCCGTGGTGGGGGCGAGGACGGCGACGCGGGGGCGGGCCAGCAGGGTGTCGATCAGGGTGTGGGCCTGACGGGCGGTGAACCGGTCGAGGGCCTCGGTCACGAGCCCGGTGGTGTCGCGCTCGACGACCAGCGTCTGGAGCCAGCTCAGCTGGCGGGGGGTGATCGGGGCGAGGGTCCGGGTGGTGGTGCTCATGGTGTTCTCCTGCTTGGGCGTTGACCGCTTGATGTCTCTAGTATAGGACCATGGGCTGCTCGGTGTCAACTCGTTTCCGAAAACAACAAGAGCACCGGTCAGGTAGGTGGCCGGTGCTCTCGGTACTGGCTGGAGGCTCCACCCCCATGATGTCCCCAGCTGTCTCAGGTCAGAACGGGCTCCCTCCCAGAGCCTCACTGACCTCGCTCTTCACGGTGTCGACCCACTCCTCCAGCTCGGTCTGGTAGGTGTCCCACTCGTCGCGGGTCTGCTCCCAGTCGCGCCAGTCGTCGGAGTCCTGATCGTCCGGCTCGTCACCGGGCTCACCCTCGGAGGGCTCGTCGGGCTTGTCGGTGATGTCAGTGCTCTCCAGCTCATCGGCGAAGCTCTCCAGCTCGTCGGCCTGCTCGTTCAGCTCGTCGCTGGCGGAGGTGGCGTGCTGGAAGCCGTCCTCGATGTTCTGGGCGGACTCCCGCTTCTCCTCGGCCAACTCGCGGAACGAGGCGGCGGCGTCGTTCAGGATCTCCTGCACGTCGTCCACCTCGGACTCGGAGGTGATCTCCTGCTCCTCGGCGTCGTAGACGATCTGGGCGCAGCGGGCGGAGAGGCTGTTGGACAGCTCCCAGACCTGCCAGTCGGGGCAGGTGGCGCAGCGGTACCGGGTGGTGCCACCGTAGGGGCCGGACTTCGGAGTCACGTGCTTGTAGGGCTGGCCGATCTCGATGTCCTTGCCGCACTTCCCGCACTTCCGGGCGGGCAGCGGCTGGGTCTTGTCGGTGACGGTGACCTTCATGACCACCGGCTTGCCGGTCTTCGTGGTCTTCTGGCGCAGCTCACCGTCGCGGCCCTTGACCATGACGGGCGTGACCTTCTGCTCGCCGGTCGCCTCGTCGATGACGGGGACCATCTTGAAGCGGGGCTGGGCCTTGGCGACCCGGGTGATTCTGGCCATGACTGGCTCTCTCTCGTCTGGTAGGCGGGGGGTGCCCGCCTTGATGTCTCTATCTTAGGACCATCAAGGCGGGCGTGTCAACTGTTTCCGGAAACCCGCCTCAGGCGGAGAAGAATCCCTCGTGCTCGGAGCAGTACGTTCCCGTGGCCGCAACCATGGCAGCCATCACGAGCATCCCGGTACGGGAGGTCGGGCTGATGTCCTGCCCGAGCATGACGGCGATCATGTTGTCCTTGGTCACGCCCTTGTCGATGGAGCTGCACGTGGTGTGGCCCAGTGTGCGCAGGGAGGCCATCTCGGCTGCCGTCGGCGTCTCCTTGGACAGGATCGGGATCAGTGCATCGAACCTGTCGTCGGGGCTCTCAGACTCGACGGTGGCGTCCTCGACAGGAGCTGCCGCAGCCGTGGTGGCAGGCACTGCGGGGGCTGTCACCGCAGCGGTGACAGGGGCCGTGGTGGGCCTGCCCATGAGGGAGCCTGCTCCCATGAGCAGGGCAGCGAGCACCACCCCGAGGGCGAGCTTGACACCGCCACTCATCGGCTTCTTGGGAGCTGGTTCGGGCAGGGTGTAGTAGGGATTGGACATGGTGCCTCCTGTTGCGTTGACCTTGTTTTCTAAAACGTACTGGGTACTACTCGGCGGAGCGTTCCTCGACGAAGTCGGAGACCTCATCCCACAGGCTGGAGACCATCCGGAGCTTGTCGCGGCCCTCGGACTGCTCGTCCTGCCGGAGCTGGAAGGTGGGCCGGTGGATGTAGGTGTCGATCTCCTCGGTGATCAGGGCGTTCAGCGTGGCCGGATCAAGAGCGTCCAGCTCCCAGCTCTCGTCCCCGAAGCGCTCGATGTAGCCCTCGGCGCGGGAGTCGGTGAGCTTGGCCGGGTTCGGCGGCGGGCTGTACTGCTCGATCTGGTCATAGTTGAGCGCGATCCGCTTGACCGTGGTGCTGGCCCCGAAGAGCCGAAGGCGGTCCCGGATGTCCCGGGTCATGTCGATGCCGCTGGGGTCGTGGTCACCGAGGTGGACGACAACCATGTCCTGCCCCTCGTTCTCCCAGTACCGGTGGCGCATGGCGGCGGCGTGCATCTCCGACTGGGAGACGTAGCCACGGCAGGAGAAGTAGTTGCAGCCCCGGGCCTTGGCGGCGCGCTCGATGACTCCAGCGAGGGCTTCCTTCTCCACCCACACCTCGACGCGGGTGTCCTGCGTCTCCCACAGGTCGATGTAGAACTTGTCCACGACGGACTCGATGATGGCTGCCGGGTCGTCGTAGGTCTGGTTGCCTGCGAGGTACCGGGTGCGGTCCACGATGTAGTTCCAGTCCAGCAGACCGGCGCGACGGGCCTTGTCGATGACCGTGCCCAGCATCTTGTACTGGCGCTGGTTGTTCGGGATCTCGCCCCGGGAGACGAACTGGTAGTAGAGCTGCCGGAGCGTCAGGTCGTAGCCCTGCGCGCGGTAGTCGGCGCAGATCTGGTTGGCGGTCTGGATGAGGGCGAGAGAGGTGCCGGTGGGGTTCCAGTTCTCGTACTTGATCTTGGCCATGGTTGGCTCTCTTTGTCGAAACGATGGTGGTCCCCGAGCCGAGCACGGGCTGCTCGGCTGCGTGAATGAATCTCGGCTCGGGGTGTGTCCTTATCTTAGGACACGAATCAGTGCGGTGTCAACAGCTTGGGTGCCTTGCCCCGTGGGCGGTCGGCGAGGCGCTGGAGCACGGTGGCCCAGTTCTCGGCCTGCCATGCCTCCCATGCCCCTGCTCCGGCCTTGCTGACCACCTTGTGGCGGAAGACCTCCTCCAATGCGTGGTCGTGGTGGAACTTCAGGGCGTAGTCGACGTCGATCTCCACGTACTCCCGGCACTCGACGCACCACGCGAACGGAGGGTGCTCCCCGGCGTGAGCCACGAAGGCGCGGTCGACCGGGTGGTGGGTGCACTGCTCGGGCGGGATGCTCAGAATCATCTCTCAGCCGATCTTGGTGAAGCTGGTGAAGGTTCCGTCGGAGTGCTTGGCGGCGTGGTAGTCCGGTCCTTCGGTGGGGACCAGCTGGCCATCGACCTTGACCAGCCCAGCACCCTTGCGAGTGTTCCAGACCTTCAGGTCGAAGCTCGCGATGTTGGGATCGGCGAAGGCGTCGAGGACCATCTTGTCCACGACGTCCTTGCTCCGGAAGGTCAGCTCCCGGGTGGTCTGCTGGCCGTGGATGTGGGTGGCAGTGATCCGGATGAACATCAACGCACCTTCTTCTTGGACCACTTGGAGCGGCGGGCGTCCTCGGTACGGCGCTCGCGCGCCTCGGCAGCCATGTCCTTGGCGTAGTCCCGGCCCTCGTCGAGGTACTCGGTGATCGGCTCGTTCATGGTCAGTTCCCCTTGGAGCTGCGCTGGGCTTCCCAGCTGGTGAGCTGGGTCTTCTGGATGTCTTCGGGGAGGGCGTCGAACTCGTCGACCTCCATGAGGTAGCCGGACTTGAACTCGGAGCCCTGCGTGTCCAGCAGGGGACCGTAGGGGGTGACCGAGCCCTGCACACGCAGCATGTCGGTGATGGCAGCGGACCTGCCCGCGAGGAAGGCGGGGGTGGTCACAAGCGTCTGGTACACGTGGTTCGTCATGTCTCTATCTTAGGACCTGTCTCTACCTTATGTCAAGTAGTTTCGGGAAAGAGGTGATCGTCGTTGCGGCACTGGAGCTTCCCGCAGACCTTGCAGCGATCCTCGTCCCGACCCGTGGTGTAGTCGTAGCGTCCCGGCTGCCCCTTCTTGGGGGATGCTCCCCACTGTGCAGTCAGGGCGGAGTGCTCTTCCAGCCACTTGGCCTTGACCAGCTCCCACTGCCGGAGAGCCTCGCGAGCCTGCTCAGGGGTCGGGGGGACGTACCTGCGCTTGGACCTCTGGATGGTCTCCAGCAGGTCGTGCAGCCAAACCTCGTCAGCCTCATCCCACTCGTGGGGTGGAGTCCGGTCCCTGCTCGTAGCCCAGCGCAGGGCGAAGGTGGCCTCCTTGAGGAAGCGCCGCTCGATCCCGGCTGGGGTCTCAGCGAGCAGCTGCTCGGCCTCCTCAGCAGTCCCGGTCCAGAGGATGAGTCCCCAGACGTTGGACCAGTGCGGGCTGTCGAAGATGCTCACAACCCCTCCTTGAGGATGTCGCGGATGCGGGTGAGCTGGCTGAGGGACGCACGAGCGTAGGCCTTGAGCCCGTAGTTGTGCTCGACCCCCAACGTGCGAAGCTCGTCGCGAACCTCCTGTGAGGCGGCGTACTCGGCCCACCCCTGCTCGGTGTAGGCCGTGCGGGAGGAGCCGAACTTGACCCGCTCGTCACCACCAGCGATGGTGAAGGCGTGCTCACTCCACTTGTCTGCCTTGCCGGTGGAGCTGGCGTAGAAGTACACCCGGGAGACCCTGCTGACGATCAGCCTCTCGGCATTCATCTTGCGCCCCATGTCGTCGTAGGCGTAGATGACCTGCCCGACCTCGACGTGCATCTTGGGTCCGTCGATCATGTCAGAGCGCCTTGAAGGCTGTGGTGGCGGCGTCGACACGGGTGGCCGTACCGGGCAGCTTGAAGGTCACCATGTGCCACACGAGGGGGCTCCCGATCTGGCTGGTGAGCATCCCGTAGAGGGCGATGGCTCCGGTCATCATGCTGTAGGCCTCACGGATCGCCGCCTTGGACACCCCGTAGCTGGGGTGGTCCCTGCGGTTGCTGACCCGGCTGAGCATGGTGGAGGCGAGGGCGCGGATCTCGCGCTCGGCGAGGATGGTCTGTGCTTCGTTGAGGTCCATGGTTAGCCCACAATCCGGGGGTTGAGGACGGCGTCGCCGTCGTAGTCGAGGGCCAGCAGGAACTTGTTCAGCATGGAGGCGTAGATGTCGTCCAGCTGGAAGTGGACGGTGTCGCCGACCACGGAGCGGCGGGCGGCGTAGCGCACGTCGATGTTGTAGAGGTCGTTGGAGTTCAGGGTGACCGTGACCCGCATGATCCGGGCGGAGGAGCCCCGAGTGCCGTCCTTGCGGAAGGCGATGATCTTGGCGAGGAAGGTGTAGCCGGGGAGGAAGAGCCCAGTGCCGGGCTCGTTGGACGAGACGGCAGCGGAGTGGAAGCCGAGGCTCATCTTCACGCCGGTCTGGATCAGGCGGCTGATCTCGGCTGCCACCTCGTGGGCGGCGACGGTGTCGGTGCGGTTCATGTCTCTATCTTAGGACTAGGTTGGGCAGATGTCAACACGTTTCAGGAAACGAGCCTCAGCTCCCTTGGCAGGCGGTAGATGAACCGGAGCCTCTTGGGCCCACCCGCTGACAGCTCGATGACCAAGTCTCCGATGTTGAAGACCCGCCCGTACAGGCGGATGGGGCGCTCGTTCACAGTGAAGGGCTGGACCACCGGCAGGAGGCGCTTGTGTCCGTAGACCGTGGTCTCTACCAGCTCCCCCACCAGCGGCCACCACTCGTCCTCGGTGACCGGGGGAAGCTCAGGCATGGTTCAGGCACCACGTCGCCATCATCTCCAGCTCGCGGGGCCACATAGGCATGGCCGTGCGCCCGGTCGCGCCGATGTCCTCGTAGAGGTAGTCGCGATCCACCGCTGCGCCGGAGGCCAGTGAGGCGAGGGCGCTGCCGACAGTGCCGGAGGACTGCCACCACGACGCGATGGTCTTGGCTGCCGCGTCGGACAGCTCACCGTTCTCCGTGGGGATGGTGCCGAGGGCGACGGCGAGGATCTCGTGCCGGGCCTGCTCGGATGAGGCTGCGGGCTCGGTGATCTGGATGCTGGCCATGGTTCCTCCTGTTGTGCAAGCTGACCGCTTGATGTCTCTAGCTTAGGCCATGGAGATGTCCCAAGTCAAGCTAAGTGCGAGGTACCACCTCTCGCTCCCGGGGATCAACCAACTCGGTGGACGTCTCCACCTTCCCACCGTCAGGTACGTGACGGTGCCCGGCCCACTCGTGCCTCAGACAGTAGCCCTCGGGTGACGCTCGAAGGTGATGTGGATGTCATCGCTGGCCAGCCGGGCTGCGTCGAACTCGGCGAACGCCTCCGGGTTGTTGACTCCCATCGTGATCTCGCCAGTCGGTGTCGCCGACGCCCACTCCTTGTTCGCGCCGTTGGCGTAGGACGGGCGCAGCCTGACGGTGCCCTGATCGTCGCGTCCGGCGTACTTGGTGACCTCGGAAACGTAGAACCTCGCGGTGATGGCCATGGTGTCTTCTCTCTGTGTGGGGACGCAGTCGCGTCCGGTGTGGACAGCGGCTGCGAGCACCCCCTCTGGGGTCACCCGACCGAAGCCAAGGGTACCAGCATGGGACTCTGACCATGCTGATCTCAGCATCAGACGCAGTCGGTGTCGGCGAGCAGGTTCGGCTCGCGCTTGGGCATGTCCTGTGCGGCGGCGCGGATGTCGGGCCTCGGCTGGCACGCCTCCTCATCGGAGATCGGCTTGACGTCCAGCTCTGCACCGTTGAGGGAGATGGCTCCGACGGGGATCCCCAGCAGCATCTCCAGCACGATGTCGGCGTTGTCCACCACCCCGTAGCGTGGGTGCCGCCCATGCCCCTGAAGCTCCCCATTCTGCAACTGCCCCAAGGTGATGATCTGCTCAGGCCTGAGGCGAACCCCCATCAGGGTGGCCTGCCTCTTGACCCACCCGGCCTGCGGTGAGTTGGCGACGATCATGATGGCATCGGGATCGGCTGCGGTCAGCTTGATCATCTCGGAGGTCTTGCCTCCGGCGCGGCCCCTGACCACGACCCGGATCATACGACCACCTCAGTTCCGAGATCCACGATGAAGCGGATCTCCTCACCGTCAGACTCGACCGTGACCACGTCGTCGAACGTGCGGTTCGGGATGCTCGCAGCAATCAGGTACTGCTGGACCCCAGCGAGCATCTTGGACACCTCAGCCCAGTTGCTGGGTGTCGGCAGGAAGAAGACCTTCTGGGTGGAGCGCTCGATGCGCTCGGAGTAGTTGGCCATCAGGCCTCCTCAGAATCATCTTCGGTGTTGACGGTGATCGTGTACTGGCCATCGAGCCGGATCCACTGCTCGCCGGAGCCGAACACGGGGGCGGCGCAGATCGTGTCCCGGCGCAGGTCGAGGTCCGACAGCTGGGCGTCCCGGTACACCATGGTGGCGTTCGGAGCGGCGAGGAGGGCCACCTTGCCGTCTTCCAAGAGGATCTCCATGGTCAGGCTCAGGCCCCTGATCGGGGGCTGTGCCGAGACGAAGCCCTGAGGCAAGTGGGTGTCCCTGTGGTGCAGCTGAGCTGCCTCGAATCCCTCGGCCATCAGAAGTCCTTCGGGTGCTGGAGGATGGTGCGCCGGGCCATGAGCAGCTCGCCCAGCATGTTGATGCCCTTGCCGCCACAGGTGCGCCGGGTGCACAGGCAGCTCCCCCAGAAGTTGTCGTGCCAGTCGTTGATCTCGATCAGCATGGTGCTGTCCGTGTCGATGAGCATGGCCGCGAGGTTGGGCAGGATGGGGCGGAAGGGGAGGCTGAACTTGGCCGAGATGACCATGGACATGGCTGCCACACGGCCACCTGCTTCCCAGCCCTCCCGCAGGGGTGCCTTCCGGCCCAGCCCCTTGGCCTGCCCCGGGGTCGTTGCCTTCAGGATGGCCTCACGGGTGGCCGTATCGACCGTCTTCAGGGCGTTGTAGGCGTGCTCCCCTGTGGGAGCCATCATGCCCAGCCTGCCTATCCACAGGGGCTGCTCGTAGAAGTTCGACAGGAAGAAGTAGTCACCCCGGAACCCAGACTCGGTGAAGCTAGCCATCAGAGTTCGTCCAGCAGGATGTCGATGTCGCTGACCACGCCGGACTCATCGTTTTCGGAAACGTCCTTGACGTGGGAGATGGTGCCGGTGTCGTTGAGCTGCCACGTCCGGGCGAGGTTGACCAGCAGCTTCTCCTGCACGGCGTTGGCGAGGTCCTCGATGGTGTAGCCCTCGAAGGTCAGCTGGGACGCCAGCACGATGAGCACGTCGGCGGCTTCCTTCAGCTTCTCGTCGGTGTCGTGCTCGGCCTCAAGGAACTCGGTGACCTCCTCGGGCAGCTTCAGCTCGGGCTGGGCGGTGGTGTGCGTGGCGTAGAGCGCGACCCACTCCACCAGTGTCTTCTGGACCTCGTCCCAGATGGCGGCGCGGGAGAGCTTGGCGGCGACGGCGTCGGCGATCTCAGCGGCAAAGAGCGGAGGGTTCTCGACGGTCATGACGATGTTGAGGGTTGCAGGATGTGCCATACCTACTGGTACGCCGCAGAACCGGGGATCCGCAGTCGATCTTCAGAGACATGTGCAACCACGAAGGAACCCCCGCCTGTGGATGGACGCTCGTCTGCCACCAGAAGGCAGGCCACCCCGGCTCCCATCAGGCCTACTGGTCCGACCGACTGTGGGAATGGGACACAGCCCCGCTCCTCGTAGGCGCAGCTAAGCCCTGACTCCCCTACGGGGGGGATTAGGGGAGTCAGGGCTCGCGATTAGTCTACGGCAACTATTACCTACCGATGAGCGTTCAGGTACTTCTGGAAAGCAGTCGAGGTCTTGGGACCCCAGTCGCCGTCCTTGGACACACCGATCTTGGACTGCAACGCTCCGATGACACCGGAGTTCAGGACGTCACCGTCGCTGTAGCCGAGCCACTTGCGGAGCGCGCGGTAGGTCTGGCCCCCGGTCTGGCCATCGATCTCGACCCCGAGGAACTCCTGCACCCGCTTCCACGACTTGGTGCCGAAGTCACCGTCCACCGCGAGTGCGGCGGGCTTGCCGTAGGCCGACAGGAACGCCCGGTAGGCCGACAGTCGAGCGTCCCAGCCAGCCGGGTACTTCTCGCCGGAGGCGGTGCCCATGTTGACGGCGGTCTGGACCCTCTGGAAGTCGCCGGAGTTGCCGTAGCCCCACAGCTTGCGCGCTGAGAAGTACCAGATGCCTCCGACCCACGCCCACCCGAGCTTGCCGAGTTCATCCGGGTGGTCGACGAACAGGTTGGCGTCGGTGATGAGACCCCGGCTCTTGGCCCAGACCCCGAACGCCGCGTAGTTGTCCTTCCACGTGATCTGCTCGAACGACCGGCCCCGGTAGGGGTCGTAGCGCTTCTTGTCCGCGCCGTACTCGACGGTCGTGGCCAGCCATGCAGACTCCTGAAGCATCGTGCCGACCCACGCAGCGACGCCGTGACGGGTCAGCTTCTGACCCTTCAGCGCCACAGTGGCCATGGCCGCGAGGTCCTTCAGCGAGGTGGCGGTGTAGACCCGCTCACCCTTGGCGTTGTACCCGGTGCAGACCTTCGCGCGGACGGTGCTCGAACCGGCAGCCTTGAGTGCGGCAGCCAGCTGGGCCTCGGTGATGACGATGCCGGGGACCACGACAGGCACCGGCTTGGTGACGGTGGTGTACTGCGGGCGGATGATGTAGGTCCAGCCACCGGGGCGGTTCGCCAAGGTCCTGAAGCCGACCTCCTTGCCCGTCTGGTCTCCAGCCTTGCCACCGGATGCGCGGCCACGCTCGTCCTGATGGGCCGAGAACATCTTGGTCTCGCTGTAGACGAACTCGACGTGATGGCCCGGGGTCAGGAGGAAGTCGCCGACCTTGACCTGCGACATCGACTCGAACCGGATGACCTTGCAGCCAGCGGCCTTCATCTTGATGGCGTAGTTGCCGGTGTAGAACGTGCCGGACAGGACGACCGGGATACCGGCCTCCTTGGCGATGGCTCCACACACGGTCGAGCAGTCACCCTCGGTGGCTCCGAGCACGAGCTTGCCGTTGCGGTAGAAGTCCCACCGTTCGCCTTGGTCGTAGCCGATGTTGGCGACCTTGTCGAGCCGCAGGCAGAAGGCCTGTGCGTCCGCGAGGAGGATCATTCCGGCATCCCGTCGGTGCCCTCGATGGAGGGGTCGGCAGGCGGCTGGTTGGCTTCGAGTTCCTCGTCGGAGATCTCTTCGTCTTCGATCTCTTCGACCGGCTCAAGCTCGGGACTCAGTGCAGGGTCTATGGACATGCCATAGAAGATCGACCTAGCTCTAGCCCAGCACCTTGACCATGCCGTTGGGCAGCGGCTTCTCGGCCACGACCACCTTGACCGGCTCCTGATCCATGAAGACCGCTGCGACCTCCCTCAGGAGGGCTCCAATGCCCCTCAGGCTCTCCGGGAGCGTGTCCCCTGCCGCCAGTCCACCTGCGGTGACGTCGACCACTGTGGCCCCGTCTGGGTCCGTGCCGAAGCGCATCAGGATGGTGGGAGGCAGGCCGTCACCGAGGGTGATGTCGGTCTTGGCGATCTTGCCCGAGCCGGTGGGGTAGACAGCTCCCCGGACCCGCCATGCGACAGGCTCCAGCGGGATGTTTTCCTCGGCGTGCTTCTTGCTCATCAGAACAGTCCTTCCCAATCAAAGTCGATGTTTTCTGAAACGGGTTCCGGAGCTGGCTGGATGGGGACGCGGGGCTCCTCCCGCTTCACCCACGGCAGCCGGATCGAGCTGTACCCACGAGCCTTGGTGGCCTCGAAGTAGCCCTGCTCCAAGATCCCGGCGTGCACCATGGCAGCCATCAGGTTGAGGTACTGGCCCCAGTCCATGGGGTGATCGATGATCAGGTGGTGGTGCCCCGGGGTGGTGGAGGGCAGCAGGATGCACGGGATGTCGAGGTCGAGCACCGGGGCGTGCTGGCAGGCCCCTCCCACGAACTCCTGCTCCTCGTCGTAGAGGAACTCCGGCAGCTTCGCCTCGATCACGGAGGTGATGACGTTGGCCTCCTCGACCTCGGCCACCACCGGCTCGTCGTAGCAGTTGTAGGCGTGGCCCTGATCGGAGAGCTTCTTCTTGGCGACGAAGTCAACCTTGCGCAGGACGCGGCGCACAGCACCGGGAACGTCGGAGAGGGTACGGATCACTGGAGCACGTCCACGACAACACCCTTGACGCAGTAGACCCACGTCTCGGCGTTGAAGGGGCTCAGGGGCAGGAAGCCCAGCGTGACACAGGCTGCCTGTGCGTCGGCCTTGGAGGGGGTTCCCGGTTCGCCGCTGGTGTTGGTCACCGACATCACGTCGCCCTTGACGCAGACCCACTGGTTGTTGTCGCCGACGAAGACACGGTTCCCGCCCGTGGCGCACTCCGAGACGAACTCGTTGCGGTGGGTGGCCTTCTCGTCGAGGGTGGCCAGCACGGACTGGATGAAGACCGCAGCTCCGAACGCGGCGAACAGCAGGACGATCCACACCCCGATCCGGTTGACCATCTTCAGCATGAACTTGCGGCGGTCTGCCCTGTCCTGAATCAGTGCATTGCTCCGGTCGGCGGCGACCGTGTGCTCAGCGGCCATGGAGTCGTGCTCAGCAGCAGCCGCGTGCTGCTCGGTGACGGACGCATCCACCACCGCCGCCACGGCCTTCTCCACGGTTGCTTCCACGGCCTTGGATGGGGTCACAGTCCCCGGGTGGTCTTCATTGCTCATACTCACTGGTACGCCTCTCTTGGTGCATTACGCAGAACCGCCCCCGAACAGCCTCATACGAGGGCGGGGGCGGTTCTTCCTGTAGGTAGCGAATCTCAGGTCAGTGGGGGGTCCTCTTCGTCCACCGACGCGGCCCGCTCCGGGGCGTAGTCCTCAACAATCTCAACCGTAGGGATGCTGTTGTTCGTGATGACGATGGTCCCTGCGGGAGCGACCACGACTGCCGGGGAGGAGGCCACGTTCACACCGGGGATGACGATCAGGGAAGCCTGCATGGCAGTGGCTGCTGCGGAGGCGAAAGCGCCCAGCAGGAGGGTCGTCCACGGCACGTTCTCAACCAACAGGATGGTGCCAATGCCAGCGATCATGAACTGGGTGAACTGGCGGATGAACCTGCTGCCAAGGATCTCCCAGAAGCCCGCATTGGGTCCCGGTTCAGGGAGCCCCTTGAAGGAGGTCAGCACGGTGATGATCAGGACCAGAACGACCTGCGACACCACCGCCAGCGGGAGGATGGGGATGCCTGCGGAGTAGGCCAGCAGGAAGGGGAACACTGCCGCCACGAAGGTGCGGAACAGTGCGAAGCCGATTCCTTTCCAGAAATCCGGCGTGAGCAGTACGGACAGGGATGTCATTGGGTCCTCTTCTTGTACGTGGTCAGTCCTTCACACCCATGAAGATCGACTCAGCGGTGATCCTCGAAGAGAGTGGGCTGGAGGTGACCTGCCCGAGCAGTGACGATCATCTCGGCGGCGTTGTCGCTGGCCTTCTCCAGCAGGTCGGCCAAGATCACCGGGACGTTCTCCAAGTGCTCGTTCAAGGCCCCCTGAGTTTCCTTCATCCCGGAAGTAAGAGAGGCGACATCGACCTGTGTTTTGGCCACTCCTTCATTGAGAGTGGCGACCTCCTTGCGGAGGTTCTGTAGCTCTTCTGCGAGCTTCAGTTCGGAGCCATGGTTCGGGGTCACCTGCGACTCGATGGCTTCCAGCTTGGCGGTGTTCTTGATGATCTCGTCGCCGTGATCCTTGAGGGTGGCCATGACCCCGGGACGCCCATCGACACCCTTCCGGTCAGGCTCTCCGTTCCAGTCCTCGAAGAAATGCTTGAGTCCCACAGCCAACGGGGAAACGAACCTCCACGCAGCCACGATGGCCCCGATCCCGACCAGAACAACAAAGATCTGACCGACAGTTATGTCCGCCAACCACTGCGGGATGTTGGACAAGTTGGACCCCTCCTGAATGTGCTTTCCCACCTCAGAAGATCGGCCCGTGATGATTTCTACTCAGGGGCTGGTAGCGATCTCACCCAATCACGGTAGCTCTGGGCCTCACGGAGGTGGGCCTCCACGTCGTTGAAGGCGCGGTGCACCTTGGCGTCCCCGTAGCTGGCGAGCTGGGGGTTCACCACGTACTGGCCTGCGGCACTCGCGATGCACCTGCGGAAGATGCCCCAGTCGTAGGGGTAGTAGGCCAGCCAGCTGGCGACCTTGGGCATCTTGGCCTTGACCAGTGGGTGGTCGAACGCAGCCACGCCGGACCCTGCGATGGCCCACATGCCCTTGGCCACGCCCGTCTCGGTGAGCCACTCGTCCAGCTCGGTGTCGATGTCGGCCAGCGTCTGGGTGGCGCGCGAGCAGTCCACGATCAGACCGTTCTCCTTGTGCATCTCCCGGGTGATCTCGTTGGCACGCAGGGAGTCCGCAGCTGCCATGGTGAGCTTGGTCACCGCCTGATACCCACCACCGCCGAACTCGGTCATGATGTTCAGCCCGACGTCGGTGAGGATGACCCCCACCTCCAAGATGTGCACCCCGGTGAAGTCGATGATCTCGTCGTGCTCGGTGGGCAGGGTGGTGGACTCGACGTCCAGCCAGAAGCAGTGGGTGGCGGTCGGGAACTTGCTGGACATCGGGTGCCTCTCGATTCATGAAACGGTGCTGGGCCCCCACCCCCTACCCCTAGATGGATGTGATGGGGCCCAGCACCGGGCTTGACTAGCTGGCGATCATCACCAGCGGCTCGTACGGGTTCAGCTGCTCGGCGTCAGCAGCGTGACCCTCGCGCCAGACACGGGCCTTCAGGGTGTCGAAGGTCGTGGTCGGAAGGGCTCCGCCGATCCGCATCAAGCGGTCCCGGCGACGGTCCTCCATGTCGGACTCGTTGGCCACCTCGGTGATGGCCTGCATGATGTGGTACATCGTGATCTCGCCCATGCCCACCAGCCGCGTCATGATCGACTCGCGCTGGCTGACCGGCACCTCGTACTGGGCGAAGATCTCGCGGAGGACGTCCGGGGTGTTGCCGGTGACGTTGAGCTGGGTCAGCGCCTGCACCTGATCGAACATGTGCTCCATGCCACCGAGGATCTCGTTGACGGAGGTGCGCGCCCACTCGTAGACGTCCTCCTCCTGACCGTCGCGGCGACGGCTCCAGCTGCCCAGCGAGTCGAGCGTCGTGGTGCAGCCGTTGGTGCACCACCAGCGGAACATGAAGGCCTCTTCCGAGGTCTGCGTCTTGCCGATCAGGGAGTTGGACAGGTGGATCCCGGCCAGCCACGTATCCCACGAGCCCTCGGGGATGTCGTCCATGTTGGTGTCGTCCATGACGCGCTCGGCCTCGGGGACGATGAGCCGGATGTCAGTGCGCAGCAGCGAGTTGGCGTACTTGTAGTCGGCGTAGATCGGGGTGTTGGCCCCATGGATCTCCTGAATGCCCTCGACCACGCTGTTGAGCAGCTGGATGTTGGAGAAGGGGACCAGCGTCGGACGGGTGAACGCACTGATCCGGTCGGCGACGGACAGGACCTTGAAAGCCTCCGAGCCCATGCCGGTGGAGTAGTGGTGGTTGAGCAGGCCCTCGGCGAAGTTGGCCGGGATCTTGCGCATGTAGGCACCCGGCAGGCCGAAGTTGGCACCGGCCTGAAGGACGGCCTCCTTGGTCATCTGGCGGTCGGTGCCGTTGATGGTCATGGTGACGTCGACCGGAGCAGTACCGGCGACGGTCTCGATGCCGTGGGCCCAGTCCGGGGTGAAGCGGAAGCGGACCTTCGACTCGTTGTCGATCCGCTCGTCGGTCAGCGGCTCCGTCTTCTGGAGCTGCTGGGTGATCTCTTCGATGGACAGCAGCTTGTGCGCCATGTCCGAGAGGGTAACGGTGGCCATTACTGGCTCCTTCCGTGCTGTCTTGAGCTGTCTAGGTGACCGCTGTTTCTAAAAAGGACGATAGCACTACCTGTTTCAAGAAACAAGTCCTGCCTAGATGTCGATCCTGTTGCCTGCCGTTGAGGCCCCGACCAGCTCGTCCAGCTCAGCGCCGTCGATGCCATCTTCGTCATCGTCCTCACTCTCTGGTACGCCCAACTTGGCCACGGACGCAAGTGAGGCCACGTTCTCCAGTGCGACCACCTTGGCGAGGTCGATCATCGCGGTCCTCCACTCGGTGTGGGCGTCGGCGCTGGAGAAGACCCGAGCCTCCCCGTGGAGGTAGGGGCGCTTGGTCCCGGTGGTCTCCCGGCCCATCCACTCGGCGGGGATCTCCTCGATCAGGTTGTGGAAGTAGTACCTGCCGTTGGCGTAGATGATCTTCTTGTTGGCCAGCAGGATCTGCATGGCGGTCCAGAAGTCGTCGAAGCCCCTGCCGAAGCGGACCCGCACGATGCACTCCCGGAACGGCGGAGCGACCTTGTTCTTGACCACCTTGACCTTGACGTCGGTGGCCACCGGGATCTCGATCTCCTGCTTGGTGAGGGCGTCGATCATCTTGCCCTTGACGTTGCGGATCTGGCGGAACTGGAGCCGGACGCTGGCGAAGAACTTCAGCGCCTTGCCCCCCGGGGTGGAGGTGGGGGCGGGCATCCCGGGCCGACGGTTGCCACCCATCTCCATGGTCTCGATCTCGTGGTTGATGAAGATGACCGTGCCGTTGTTGTTCTTCAGCACGGCGTTCAGGTTGGTGCCGAACACCTTCATCAGCTTGGCCTGCACCGCCGGGAGGGACTTGCCCACCGAGTCGGCCTCAGCCTGCGCGGAGGGGGTCATGGCCGCGACGGAGTCGACGATGGCCAGCCGGACCTCACCGGTCTTGAACGCCTCCATCAGGAAGTCCGCGCCCTCCTCCAGCATGTCGGGCTGGCCGAAGAGGAAGGACTTGTGGCTGGTGTCGAGCCCCAGCGCATGGGCGTACCCGGCGTCGAAGGCCTGCTCGTAGTCGAGGTAGATGATCGAGTCGTCCGGGCCGATCCCACGGGAGGGGTCTCCGCCGCTCAGGATGACCCGCTGCATCTCCACAGCGGTCTGGATGCCCAGTGTTGTCTTGCCCGAGCTGGGAGGCCCGTAGAACTCCACCGTGCGCCCCATGGGGACGCCGCCACCGATGGCGTGGTTGATGGCGATGTTCCCGGTGGAGATGAACACGGTGTCCGTGGCGATGGAGTCCAGCGTGCCCACCGCGAGGTTGTACTTCTTCTCGGACTGGGCCAGCAGGAGGGCGAGGCCGGAGACCTTCGGTTTTGCGACAGCCATGAATCCTTCTCAGAGTGAGGCGGTGGAGACGCCGGGCATTCCCGACAGCTCCTCGAATGTGAACCGGCTACAGAACTCAGCCATCAGGAATGCGGAGATGTAGTCGGTCATCGACTTCTCCAAGACGTTGGTGTTCTTCTTGAGGACCTTCTTGCCTTCCGGCAATCCGGAGACGTATTCGGAAACAAGATCCGGGGGTGTGTAGCCCAGCCTTTCAGCGTGGATTCTTGCCGTCTCGATTCGCTCTTTGTCGGAGGCGGATTTCGTCAGGCCCTTGGTGGTCGCTACCTGAATGCCCGGGTAGTCCTTCATCCACACGGAGGGACCCATGAACAGGGTCTTGCTCACGCTCTGGGTGACCGACAGGTAGGACAGCAGGGCTCCCTGCAACCGCAGCACGGGCTTGATCATCATCTGGTTGGAGATGCCGTAGGGCACGTCCTCCACGACCACGATGTCAGCTTCGTCGGCGGCGTACGCGATCTCCCGGAGGAAGCGCAGTGGGGGCTTGTCCCGGGAGTCGAACTGGGCGGTGACCCCACCACCAGCCCCCCGCAGGATCACTGCGGAGAGCTTGGCGGCGAGATCCACCGAGAGGATCAGGCTCACACCAGACCAGCGAGCAGGTCGTCGAAGTTGTCGACGGCGGGCTCGGCAGCAGCCTTGGCAGGGGCCTTGGTTGCAGCCTTGGCGGGGGCCTTCTTGACCGGCTCTGCCACCTTGGTCTCCTCCAGCCCCGCAAGGAGGTCGTCGGAGGTTTCCTCGGTGGCTTCCTCAGCCAGCTCCTCAGCGGGCTCTTCGACCGGCTCCTCAGCCGGGTCGTCGCCGATGCCTGCGAGCAGGTCGTCGGTCAGCACGTCGGGCAGCTCATCGAGCATCTCCCCCGTGTCGAGGTTGACCTCGTCGTCGCTGATGCCAACGCCGCCGATGCCATCCAGCAGGCCGTTGAGGTCGTCTTCCAGACCCTCGGTGGATGCAGCCTGAGCAGCCACACCCTTGACCTGATTCCACGCCTCCATGACGGCGGCGATGTCCTGCTGGACCCACTGGAGCTGCTTCGGCGAACCGCAGGCGATGGTCAGATCGGGGATCTGGTTCTCGCGGAAGGAGAGCGCCGTCATGGTCTGACGCTCCTTGTCGCCCAGCCACTCGGCGTTCGCCGCGACGGCGATGTCGAACTGCTGGAAGTTCTCGCTGGAGCACGGGCCGAGGAGCAGGTCGTGCTTGCGCAGGTCGGTCCACTCCTTCTTGGCGTCGATCAGCTTGTTGAACACCTTGTCGGCGAAGCCCCACACGAGGACCTCGACCGAGTACGGCGTCTGGAGCGTGGTGGTCCCGGCCTTGGTGCGGTAGCGGATCACGTGCATGGCGTAGCGGCGCTGCGGCTCCTGCGCGTAGTCGGGGAAGTCCTTGGCCAGCTTGCACATCGGGCAGTTCTTGGGGTCGCTGCCCTTCTCGCCGAGGATGGTGGCGTCGCCCATGCAGATCGCCTTGGTGATGAAGTCGGTCTTGTAGTCCTCGAACGTGGACTTGTCCTTGCGCTCCTTGGTCTCCATCTGCACGACGCCGTTGATGATCTGCGGCTTGCGGAGGGTGTGGACGAACTCCATGACGGGGTTCTCCAGACCAACGAGGATGCGGGCGCGCTCCCCGTTCTTGAGCTTGAGCTTCGGGTAGTCGTAGTTCGTGACTGCAACCCTGTTCTCTTCCTCGAATGTGACTCTGGGCATCTGTCTCTTTCTTGTTTCCCGGGAGCCGGATAGTTCCGGACTCGTTGGCTTCTAACTAATGGTACGGATCAGCACTGACAATCCGCAGAATGACGTCACCGTTCCAGCGAGGACTCGAACTGGAGGGCGTGGAGCGAGGCGCGCAGGTCCTTGCGGATGGCGTCCAGCTGCCAGTGAACCTGTGAAATCACTTCGTGGGCATCATTGGTAACCGATACCAATCTGTCCCTAAGATAAGCCACCCTTCTTTCCTCAAACGAATCCAGCTTGGCGTCGGCTGCCCGCTCGGCGGCGGAGGAGAACTCGGTCCTCTTCGCCCCCCGGATCTGGGTGGCCTGCATCAGGGCTCGGTCAGCGGTGAAGGCTGCCTCCTCCTTGGCCCTACGTGCCCGGCCCCGAGCGAGGGTGACCTTGCTCAGCAGCTCGTCGACCCGGTCGGCGCGTGCCCTGACCCGCAGCAGCAGGTCGGTCATCTCCGCGATGCTCTCCTGCTCAGCACCGCGCAGCCTGCCCTTGGGGTCCCCTGCCTCACCGTGGCGAAGCTCCAGCGTCTCAGTGACCCACGCCATGATCTGGGCCTCGAAGTCGGACTCGTTGCTCATACCAGCATCCCTGCCATCACGTCGTCGGCGTCGGCCACGTCGTCAGCGATCACCAGACCGGCCCCTCCGAGGATGAGGCTGATGGCTGGCTGATCGTCCGGGGAGATCCGGAACGTGCCGTCGAGCGTGACGACACCCTCCGGGGTCTCGACCTTGACCGTGTCCACACCCTGCCGGAAGTCGAGGTAGGTGGTGAACTTCAGCCACTGCTCCTCGTCGGGCATCTCGGAGATGGTCACCGTGGCGGTCTTGGGGGGCAGCAGTGCGGCGTTGTGCTCCGCGCTGTGGAACCACCCCGGGTCCTCCTCCTCAGGCTCCACAGCGGCAACGTCGGGCTGCTGGGAGGCATCTGCGGGTTCGGGCAGGGAGAAGTCTGGGTTGCGGGTGGCGTAGTACGGGGCGGAGAAGCCGAAGAAGCCTGCCTCCCACGCGTAGTACTGGTCCAGCACCTCGTGCAGCGTGGAGCCCTCCCAGTAGTGGGACTCCTTCAGCCACGGCAGCTCCACCTCGATGTCGAAGCTCTTGATCTGCTTGTTCTCGTCGAGCCGGACCTCGGTCTGGGCACCCCACTGGTAGCCCTCGTGCCAGTCCGCCCGGATCTCCAGCGGGAAGCCGGGCACCGGGAAGTTGACGCAGGGCTCGATCAGGTCGATGACCTGCTGGGTGGAGACGGACTCGTGGACGAGGAACTCCAGCGCGTCGTGGACGGTCAGGGTCATCCGGACGAGGTCCTCCAGCCCGGCCTCCTTGATGGCCTTCTTGGCACGGACCATGGCGATCTTGAGGATGTCGGCGGCGGTGCCCTGAATCGGTGCGTTGACCGACATCCGGTCACCCTTGGCCTTGATCCACTCCTTGGGCTGGTAGTGCTCCCAGATGGTGTAGAGCCGACCGAAGTGGGTGCGGACCTCCTTGGACTCACGACCGTGCGCCTTCTGGCTGGCGATCCAATCGGCCAGCGCTGGGTACCCAGCGAAGTAGTCCTCCAGCATCTGCTCGGCGTCCTCCTTGGTCACCGGGTCGGAGGGGCTGGTCAGCATCTCGGCGATGTTCCCTGCACCGGACCCGAAGAGGGTGGCGAAGTTCAGGGTCTTGGCCGACTGCCGCTGCTTCTTGGTGACATCTTCGAGGCTGACCTTGAAGGTGGCCGAGGCGGTGGACTTGTGGAGGTCGAGCCCGTTGTTGAAGGCGTCGATGATCTTGCGCTCACCGGACAGGGCCCCGGCGATCCGCATCTCCACGTTGGCGTAGTCGAAGCCGACGATCCGGAAGTGGTCCGGGGAGATGAACAGGTCCCGGAAGTTGAGGTCGAAGGTGAGCCCGGACAGCAGCTGGAAGTGGTACGGCTTGGGCCACTGCTGGTAGCTGACCTGATCCACCGAGAGCCGCCCGGTGAGGGCACCGAACTGGTTGTGGTTGGGGAAGACGTAGCCGGTGCCGGAGTAGCCCAGCTCGTTGATGAACTTGGTCAGGTAGGACCCGTTGAGCTTCACCACCTGCCGGTACTCAAGGATCATCTTGATGATCGGGTCGGACTTGGCAATCACCTTCAGGGCGTCGTCGCTGGTGCTGGGTGCCCCGGTCTTCTCCGAGCGCACCTTCACTGGCAGGCCGAGGCCGTCGGGCTTCTCGTCGAACAGGACCTTGGCCAGCTGCGGGACCGAGTTCAGGTTGATGTTGATGGTCTTGTTCAGCCGCTTGCCCAGCTGGTCCTGAATCTCCTCACCCATGAGGGTGGCGAAGCGCAGGGCCTCCTCGGACTTCTTGCGGACGTTGGGCCAGTGGAAGAACATGTTGCCGGAGGCGACCCCGGTCTCCGGATCGATGACCCCGGCCTCCATCTCCACCAGTCCCGGGAGCAGGGCCATCTCGGTCTTGAAGATGAACGTGTCCTTGAGGGCCTCGTAGTGCTTCTCCCAGACCATGAAGGAGGCGACGGAGTCCTCACAGGCGTAGCCCACGATCACGGGGCTGTAGGAGTTGCGGGTGTTGAACCGGATGTACGGCTTGCCACCCCGCTTCATGGCCGGGCCGAGGTCGGTGTCAGTGGTGGGGAAGAGGTCGTCGAAGTGGGTCATCTCCATGCCGAACGCGGCCTTGGCCACCGACTTCAGGTCCTTGCCGACGCGGAGCGGGTCGTAGCAGGCGGCGAGCCAGACCAGCAGCATCGTGTCAGCGAGGATCGGGAACATGCCCTTGGTGCGTCGGATCTCTTCGCCCAGCTCGTCGTCGTTCCACAACGTTTCACGAAACCACCGGGACATGCCCTTGAGTTCGTAGGCTGCGTTGTGGGCGATCCCCTGCCCGGAGCTGAGCAGCCGCCACAAGGCGCGGGCCACCGGGACGATGTCGTCGATGTTGCCGCCGCTGTCGTGGGCGAAGGGGATGTAGCGGGCCCACTCGGTGGAGACCGTGAAGGAGATGCCGACCACGAGGTAGTCGGGGTGGTACTGCTGGAGGGAGACACCCTTCTTGTCGTCCCCGGTGTAGCCCGCCTCGATGTCGAAGTCGAAGGGCTTACCGCTGGCTGTGATCCGGTCGATGAAGGAGACCGCACCCTTGGACCCGTAGGCCTCCCGGAGGGCTCCGTAGTTGCGAGTGGTCACTTGGTCGGCGGGAAGGTGTAGGTGTTCTGGGTCAGGGGAGCCTGCGGGACCTCAGCTGAGCCCGCACTCTTCATGGCTGCCTTGACACCTGCTCCTGCCACCGCGATGGCGAACGACAGCGGCACGGCCAGCGCTACGAGAGCGATGCCTGCCTGCGCCAGCAGGATCCAGTACGTTGCCCAGTCCATGTCAGTTCTCCTTGATCTGCGGGGTGCTCCACTTACTGGTACGCCTCACCAGAACGCCACGACAACTTCGAGCAGACCCGTTGTCTGCCCGGAGCGGTAGGCCTCGTCGACCACGGCCAGCGTCCTGCGGATCGCGAGCCTGCGCTTGGCGTTGTAGTGCTTGGAGACGTTCATCAGCTCGGTGAGCAGGAACGCCTGCGGACCCAGAGCCTTGGCCATGTCGCCGGGTGACTTGTGGTCCACCTGCATGTCATGGATCATCCCAGCCTTGTCGAGCTTCGCGTCCAGCAGGCCGATGATGCGCCCGACCTCCTCGCGAGGGATCGACTCGGCGGCGAGCAGTGCGGTCTTGCGGTCCAGCGCCAGCAGGGCGTCGGTGAAGCTGTCCCGGGGCTGCTCGGCCAGCAGGGTGTTGACCACTGAGATGGTGATCTCACCGGGGAACACGGCGAGCTTCAGGCAGATGTCGCGGACCAGCCGCAGGTTCCAGTTCGAGCGGGTGAGCAGGTGCCGGGCGATGCCGTCCCGCATGGGGGCCTTCGACTGGACCCACTCCACGGAGCGCAGCGCGGTGGCCGAGGTGAACGGCTTGCACTCCACCACGTGGCCCTTGGATCCGATACAGGCTATGTGCGGGAGGGGCTCCGGGCGGGTACCGTGTCTGCGCTCCTCCGGGGTGGGCTCGGTCTTCGGAACAGCCGCCTCGGAGGAGACCATGACCACGTAGGTCCGGGGGTTGCGCGAGCGGTCCTTGACCCACTGCACGAAGCGGTCCCACTCATGGATCTTCTCGACGTGCCGGACGATCACCAGCCGGGGTGAGGTGTCCATCGGGTGCTGGTCCAGCGCGGCCCAGATGTCCCGCTCAGAATCATCTCCGGCCACGAGGCTGACCCGGTTCCACGGCTCGGGGGCGAGGAACTCCGAGACGCTCCGGACGACCTCCTCCACAAGCACGACCTCCGGCCCGCACACCCACGTGATCTGCCGGGGCTCAGGGGTCTTCTTGGTCCCGGTCAGCCAGCCACTGAAGGTGGCGATGTCAGACCTCCCTCTTCTTACGAGGACGACGCTTAGCATCGTTGATCCTCTGACACCCCAAGCAGTACGGAGCGCCGGTCGACTTGATCCGCTCGAACTCAGCGCGAAGGTGGAGACCTCTCTTGCACATCTCTGTCCGGTGGACGTCGTGCATCCGCTGGCGGTTGACCTTCAGGGTCACGAGTTCAAGATGACCTTCCCTGACGCAGTCCCGCTGCAAGCAGAGGTGGTCAATCTCGTCCTCGCGACCCACCACGGCGCTGCGGATGTGCTGCTCTCCGTGAAGCAGTCCGTAGGAGTACCGGTGGGCCTTCACAGCACGCGGGCCGGAGTTGTCATCGCGCTGGAGATCGAACACCCCGTACCCATTCACCTTCCTGCCGGTCCAGATCACGCAGGGAGTGATGTACCCCCGGTCTTCATCAAGGGTCTTGGCGAAGAAGCGCCGGATTTCCTGTGTAGGTCTCATCAGGCGTGCGGCAGGACCCGGACGCACTGGGCGCAGGCCACACCGCTCACCGGCAGCATCGGGTTGTCGGAGAACTGGACCTTGGAGACCCAGTCCTGCCGCTTGACGATGTGGTCGAAGTTGATCGTGCACACCCCGCCGTAGACAGCCTGAAAGCGGCGTCCGATCAGCTCGAACTCCTGCACATCAGCGTTTCCGAAAACAGCCACGGGTTCCTCCTTGATGCCCTGACAGTGGGCGCACGAATACTTCGGCATGTCGGTCTTCTCGCACAGCTCTTCGCTCACCACTCGCTCCTCAGCACGCCCATCAAGCTGGAGCGTACGACCAGCCTCGGACGTATCCCGGGGCCTAGCGCGATCAGGATCCGCAGGGGCAGCTTCCTGCCGATGCCCTCGATCTCCTCAGAGTTGAAGATCCGGTAGCGCCCGGAGATGGCCTCGGTGCATAGCGTCACCATGAGTTCGGAGTGCTCGTCGCTCCACTTCACGGCGAGGTCGTCCAGAGTGTCGGGGTCCCTCTCGGTGATCGCACGCAGGGCCGACAGCACGACCTGCTTGGTGTCGACCGTATCGCCTCGATTGAGGGCGTTGCGCATCTGCCCCCCGGCAGCCAGTGCCAGCCTCTTGGCCTCGACCGCGCTGAAGTTCCGGTTCAGCAGGATCTCCTCCACAGCCGCGTCGGTGAGCAGCGGGAAGCGGTAGACGGTGCACCGCGAGGTGATCGTCTCAGGGGGCAGCTCAGTGTCGATCAGGATGAACTTGGTGGCCGTGGTCGAGCACTCCTCCAGCGTCTTCAGCAGCACGTTCTGGGCTGCCTCCGTGGACCGGGTGAGCCGGGCGATGACCAGCCGGGGGGAGGAGAAGTTGGACAGCACGGTGAGGTCCCGGGCGGCGTCCATGGTGAGGGCCCGGACCCGGATGACGCCGAAGGAGTTGTAGAAGTGGCGACCGAGGGCTTCAGCGATGGTCCACTTGCCGACCGACGCAGGCCCGACGAAGAGCGAGATCGGCGGCAGGTCATCGAACATGCCCAGCACCGTGACGGGCATCTTGATCATGACTCGAAGACCTCATGGATCTCGGCGCGCAGGGCCTTCAGCCGGTTCCGGATCGTGGTCTCGGAGACCTCGAAGTACTGGGACAGGATTTCAACGTTGGGGCTGCCGTAGGTGACCGAGTGCTCCAAGGTCATGTTGAACAGGTCCAGCATCTCGCAGCGGCCCCGGGGGTCGGAGAGGGTGGCAAGGTGGTCCTGCACGGTGAGGACGGCATCCTCGATCATCAGCTGATCGTAGGTGTCGACGTGGGTCTCCCCGTAGTAGTCCATCCACGTGTTGTCGTCACCGGCTGGTGCGTCGAGCGAGATGGCCTCGCGAGCCTTGGTGATGATCTGGCGGTCCCGGTGGTGCCGGACGTAGATCTTGACGAAGCCGGACAGGAAGGTCCGGAACATGGCCTTGCGGGTGACCCCACCATGGGTGGAGGTGAACTCGGGGTTGAAGTCGGCCAGCACGTCGTGGGCGAAGAACTTCTCAAGGATGGACATGGTCACGTCCGCACAGCTCTGGGAGTCGATGCCGGACTTGAAGACGATGCCCCGGACGTAAGGGTAGTAGTGGTCGAACAGCTCGGTGTAGTTGGCTGGGACGAAGTCCGGATACCTCGACGATGAGGGCCTTCCGGCCTGCGTGATGGTGCGGGGGGAAACGGTAAGACTGGGCACAGAAATCCTCCATGGGGTGACCGATAAGTTGACCGCTTGTTTCTCGTAAAACGCCAAGTGACGGACTCCTTAATGGGAGCCCGTCACTCGCTAAGCGGTCAACTTAGGCAGGAGGTGAAGGGCGTGAACCCTCCAGCTGCAAGACGAAGTATATCCGACCATGAGGCGTAGTGGCAACGGGAGTGAAGCTGTGTCTGACCATAGCCCTGAGGGGTGACATATGCAACTAACGTCTGCGATCCGGGCGTGTCACAAGCAGCTCCTCCTGAAGCTCGGAAAGAGCTACCACATAACTCGGTTTGGTGCCAATGCGACACACCGTCTTCCAGCCACCCATTTTGCCCTCATTGGCCAAACGTGCACGTCGGTACGCGTGCTGTCGGGAGATGCCCAAGATCTCTGCGGCCTCGGTGAGGTTGACCCAGCCCTCCAGCTGGGGGAGGTTCCCCAGCTTCTCGTCCGTGCTCATGCCCGTGCCTCCATCGTTGCCTTCATGACCTTCTTGGTGATGCTCAGCCAGTTCGTGGCGTCATCATCGGTGTGGACCTTGCGGAGGAGAGCGAGGCATTGGGTGAGCTTGTGCGAGACCGCTTCATCGAACTGGCGTTCCTCCCAGTTCGGGACCATTCTGGCGCACGCAACCTTGAGGGCTTCGGCCAAGTCTGCCGTGTCGACCACTGGCTTCTCGGACATCAGCGCGTCCCACTGATCCTGATAGTTGGGTGCTACGTACCCAGTCTCCTCCAGCAGGGCCTCCGCTGCATCTTCCTCGGAGATGTCCCTACTGGTGGAGATGAGCTTGACCGGGTCGTAGTAGCCGCACCCAGCGAAGCAGAAGGCGCTGTTGGACTCGGCGTAGATCCGCATGGATTTCGACATTCCACCGTCCTGATGGAAGATCTCGCCGAAGGGGCAGTAGACCTTCATCGACGCGGCGGCGTAGTCGCTGACGTTCATCCCGATCATGTTGCAGGCCTTGGTGATCGAGACTCTCTCGTTGGCGATCCGGAGCAGCTCAGCTCTCTCCACGATGGTTCCTCAGCTTGAAGAACATCCCGAAGGTGTAGTGGGTGTTCTCAGCCTCGGTCTTCTTCACCTCGGGTCGGCGGACGAAGGTCCCGCCCCGGCGCAGTGACCACCAGAAGTTGCCCTGCTCGATCACACCGGTCACCCGCAGGGCCCACAGCAGGAGCATCATCTTCGGCTGGGACATGGGGGTGTCGATGTAGAGGTGACCGTGCCCACCGTTGGTGCTCGGCACGTAGTGGTGGGGGAAGTCGAGGTCGATGATCGGCGCGTGCTGGCGGGTGCCCAGCAGGTAGGAGGAGACCAGCTCCCCCTCTGGGTGAGGCTGACGATCCGCGTCCATGTCGTAGCGGATCAGGGAGAGGATCATCGGCTCGTCGACCACGTTGAGCAGGTCCGCGTGCCAGTTGACCCGCTCCACGTCAGTCATCCAGTAGTCCCATCTTCTTGGCCAGCCATGCGAGTGGGAGCACGATGAAGAGGTACACCATGCCGTAGAGAATCGAGAAGATGGCCTCAAGGCCTCCCTCGCCGTCGTCGTAATCGCTCATACCTATTGATACGCCTCAGCTCAGGCGCTCAGCAGGCTTTCCATGGTGCCGTTGGTGGAGTAGTCGAGACCACCCGTACCGAGGGCTCCCAGCATCCGCTTGCTGCGGAAGTGACAGGTGGCGTAGTCGACCTCGACGATCATGCCGTTGGCCGTCTCGCCGTCCCGGTTCTTCAGGATCTGGAAGGTGACGTCGGCGTGCCGGTCGGTGTTGTCGGTGGGGGCCAGCAGGCTGACGATCACGTCGGAGGAGTTCGTCGCCTCAGCCGTCTCGGAGAGCGCGGCGGACGTGTACTGCCCGAGGTTCTCTGCGGCCTCCCTGTGCTGTCTGGAGACCTGCCACGGGGACACGAAGGCCACTCCCCGCCCGTTGTCGAAGGCGACCGACAGGAGCTTGGCGTTCTTCAGCACCTCGGCGTACTCCTCCCGGGCCGTGGTGCGTCTGCGCTCGGCGATCAGCAGCGCGAGGTAGTCGGCGATGACCAGCTTGATGTTGAACTTCCGCTGGATCCGCAGCAGCCTCTGCTCGATGCTGGCGATGCCTGCCGCCCGAGGGACCTGCGCGATGTAGATCTTGCCGTAGGCGGGGTTCTTGGCGAGGTCGTCGATCACCCGGGGGAGGATGAGTTCCTGCTCATCCGTCAAGGTGCCTGCCTTCAGATCCCGGGTGTTAAGGCCCTCGGGTGTCTCGAAGATCGGCAGCTTGGAGTGGCGGGCGATGATCTTGCGGCGGATCTGGGGACGCAGGGTCTCGGTGGTCAGGAAGACCACGTTCTGTCCCTGCTCCACGGCGGCGCTCCACGCGAGCTGGACGCACAGGGAGGACTTGCCGTCGCTGGAGTAGCCCGCGAGCAGCACCAGCTCTCCCGGCTGGAGCCCACCGATCTTGCGGTCCAGCTCGTCGATGCCGAACCGGATGCCGGAGGACACACCCTTGAGGCGCGCGTTCTTCCGCTCGGCGTAGTCGGCCTTCATCTCGGTGGCCTCGTCTGCGAGGTCCCCCTCCGGCGCGTCCTGCCGAACCAGCTCACGGTCGATTTCCTGAAACGATTCCAGCAGGCGAGCGCGGGCATCGTTGTGGCCCTGATAGGTCTGGTTGTCGATGGTCTTGCCTCGGCGCAGGATCTCCATGGCCTCAGTCAGGGCTTCGCCTGTGGTCTTGTCGGCAGCCAGCTCGCGCAGCTGCTGGAGGGACCACGCGAACTCAGAATCTTCTGTCGTGGTCTCCGACAGCATCTCGTAGGTCTCGGTGAACAGCTGAGCCTTGCCCGGCTCCATGCGGCCACGGAGGTTGTCGTCGAGGTACTTCAGCGGCATGACCGCGCCCCCGGTGTAGTCCGAGAAGCGCATGAGCATGGTGAAGAGGTCGGCGTGGACCTTCTCCGGGAAGTGGGCTGGCGTCAGGTGGGCGACAGCCTTCTCCAGCAGATCGCGCCTGCCCGCCAAGATGGCCGAGAGGACGATCTGGGAGTGTTCAGAGGCTGATGCCAACGGACTCTCCAAGCGTGAAGGCGCGCATGACGGTGTCGTTTGTGAAAACGAACGACAGCCCGGAGGCGAAGGAGATCTTGGTCGTGGTCACGTGCTTCTCGATCTCCTTGACCATGCCCATGTCCTGCACGATGTCCCCTGTGTCGAGGTCCCACGCGCGGGTCTGGACCCAGCGCCTGCCCGAGGTGTTGAGGCTGATGCTGGGACGGGAGAAGGGCTTGGGGATGTGAGCCATGTCAGTTCTCTTCAGGCTTGGGCCCGGTGAGGGCGGAGTAGTCGAGCAGGCACGCGCCGTACCCGAGGTCGAAGGCGTCGTCGGGAGTCATGCCGGTCAGCTGCTTCCGGTTCGGGTCCGCCTTCATGGCCGTCAGGTTGGCGTGCATCTGGATGACGGCATCGTCGGGGGACAGGTCGTACTGCGGATCGGTCATGGGGCTCCTTCGGGCTTCACTTACTGGTACGCCTGAGGAGGTCCCAGACGCAGGTGATCAGGAGCGCGCAGTCTGGACCATGGCGGCGTGGATCAGCAGGATCTGCTGCTGGTGGGTGACCTTGACGGTGGACACGCTGGAGCCCAGCTCGGCGGCGATCTGGGGGAAGCTCATGCCCATGTAGTACCGCAGGACGATGACCGACTTCTCGAACGACGGCATCCCCTCCATGACCTCGACCATGGCCTCCTGAAGCATGTGGGCTGCGACTGATCCCTCGGTGCCTCCCTCAGCTGGGGGAGCCATGTTGCCCCGGTCGCTGTCGCCTGCCATGTCGTCCAGTGAGACCGGGGGGCACTCGACTGCGTGGGTGATCGCACGGACCCGGTTGACGTCGATCCCGAGGATCTCTGCGGTCTCCTCAGGGCTCCTGCCGGGGGCCAGCTCCTGCATGTCCTTGTAGATGGTGCGCTGCCTGCGGGGGACGTGGTCCAGCTGGCGCATCCAGTCCTGAATGGCTCCCCCGATGCGGCGCTTGGCGTACTGGCCGAACGTCAGTGCAACAGGGGGCAGCGCCACGTCCGGGTCGTTCTCCGGGACGATGTTGGGTTCGTACCTCTGGGCGGCGGTGATCAGCCCCTGATAGGCGATGGCCACGATCTCGTCGCGGTCCACTTCCGATGCGGCTCGTTTCCAGAAAGACATTGCAATGCTCTGGGCAAGGCCCACGTGGGTCCTGACCAACTCGCTCTGGTAGTCGGAGAGGGGGACGGGGGTGGCGGCGGTCATTGTCACTGCTTTCATCCGGAAATGAGCTGTAGAAGGGCCAAGGGTGAGAGGGCAGTGAACAGCTGGGAATCCTCGTCCCAGATGTGCGCGGCCAGCGCTGCTTCACGCTCCAGCAGGGGGAGGTACTTCTCCTCCTGCGTATTGATGGTCAGGAGGTTGTGCACGTAGACGTGCTGGAAGGCCGAGCCGTCGCGGCGAATACGTCCGGCCAACTGCTCCATTCTCGCTGGGTTCAAGATCATGTCAATGTTGACGAGGTGCCGGGAGACCTGAAGGTTCAGGGACTGCTCGATGGCCTTGGTGCCGATCAGCACCTTGCACTTCGGGTCGGTCCAGAACCGCTCCTGTGAGGCTGCGCGCTTGACCTTGTCGTTCTCCTGCCCCCACACCGTGACGAAGCCCACACCCTCCTCCTTGAGCCGGATCTGGAGGGCCCTGACGGTGTTCTTCAGGTTGGCGAACACGACCACCTTCTCGCCGCGCTCGCTGAGCCCACCCTCGGTGAGCTGGTTGACCACCCAGTCGAGCTTGACGCTGGTCCCGGGGCCGTCCTCTTCCCCAAGCGCGGCGAGCCCTGCACAGATGGCCGCACCGTAGTGGATCTTGGCCAGCGCGTTGGGGCGCTTCACCTGCGTGCCCTCCTCGCGGATGATCTTCAGCACGCCCTTGCGCAGCTCGGTGTACTTGGCCCGCTGCACGGGGTAGAGGTCGAGCATGACGTCGTTGGGGATGATCGTGGGCAGGTCGACGTCGTCGAGGTCGGCGGCGGTGCGGCGGAGCACGAGCGGGGCGATCCGGGCCTTGACCGTACCGAGGTCCCGGTAGCCGACCACGACCTCCTTGCGGATGTCCTTGCCTGACTTCCGGTCGTACTCGGTGATGGTGGCCTTGCGGACGTGGCGGTGGACGAAGGAGTCCATGCTGCCCAGCGCGAGGGTGCCCCCGATGCCGTCCAGCACCGCGTGCAGCTCGGGCAGGCGCTTCTGGAGGGGGGTGCCGGTCATGATGACGTAGCGGTCGGTGCCGGGACGCAGGCCCTCGACCCCCCGGGCACCCATCCGGTCCAGCACGTAGGAGGTCTCGGTGGTGGGGTTGCGGAGGGCGTCGATGTCGTCGGTGAGGAAGAGGGAGAGGTCGAAGTTCTCCAGCAGCTGGTAGTCGTTGCGCAGCATCTCAGGCCCGATCAGGAGGACCTGCCACGGCTGGAGGTAGAACTGGGTGCGCTGCTTGCGGGTGCCTTCGGAGACGAGGATGTTCAGGCTGGGCATCATCCGGAGAAGCTCGGTGCGCCACTGGTGGAGGGCGGGGGACCGGGGCACGATGATGACTCGACCCTTGCCACCGTGGGCGCTGGATCTGTCACGGAAGAGGGACAGCTCCCCGGTCTCGATCAGCATGGCGATCAGCCCGCCAGCCTCGGTGGTCTTGCCCGATCCCATGGTGTCAGCCAGCAGGGCGTGTTTCTTGAAATAGAGCCACGCCACCCCGATGTGCTGGTGCCTGCGGAAGTGGATCCCACAGTCCCGGCAGCCGGGCTTGGGCCGGTCGTAGACGGTGTGGGTCTTGACCTCACCGTCGGTGTCACGGATCTCCTCGACCCACCCGCGCGCATGGATGCGGCACAGGTCGTAGTTCCACACCTTCAGGGGCGGGAGCTTCCAGTTCACGGACTGGTGGATCCTCCACGCGAGCTGCTCACGGCGAGCTTCGGTGAAGTTCCGGACGTCAAAGTTGAGTGGCAAGGGATTATTCCTCCTGACCACTTATACGCCGCTGAACTCCATGTCCTCAGAACGGGCGACAACTACTGCCTGCTGGCTCCCGACGGTGGCCATCTCAATGGCATACGACGGGTCAGAGAGAAAAGCCGATACAGCAGCAGCCCACATGGGGCGGAGGCGTTCGAGCAAGGACTCTGGCACGGAGCAGATCGTATCAAGAAACCTACTACCTAGTGTCGTAGGTCACGCCCGGCGTGTCGCAACTCAGGTCACTCCGGCCACACGCCGGATGAACTCGTACGACGAGACTCCCTTGATCCCACTCCCCCACGAGGAACAGTGCACCCCGACATGGGTGGGGGTGATCGCGCACGACACGGTGGTCCCGGGCACCCACGACACTCCATCAGGAGAGATGTCTGTCCGCCACGTAGTACCCCCAAGGAAGACCAGCCGCTCGTACAGCGGACCATGGGGGTACCCAACCGTTGTGGACTGCGCCCCGGCTACCTGATAGTTCGTCATCACTCGGGTATCCACGCTGAGGGCCCCATTGTTGGTGAACGACAGCGTGATGAGCTGGGTTCCAGCCCCCGATGTGACTCCGTCGGCGAGGACGAGTCCCCCCATGACGTAAGCGCCGTTAGAGCCGTTCAGGCTCAGGTGGGTCACGAACGCGTCTCCGGCGATCAGACTTCCCCCCACACCAGACAGGGGGCGCATCATGGCGTGCAGTTCGGAGGCTGCGTCCTCTCCGTTGTTGAACACAGACAGGACGTCAGCAGCCTCAGTCCAGACCGCTCGGGCGGTGCCTCCCGACTTGTCGACTCGCACCCACGCGGCGTCCAGTGAGGCGTTGTTGAACTCATCAAAGGACGTCCAGCCAACCGGGACGTTCCAGCGGCGGTCGCCGATTCCAGCGGCTGGGGCAACCACGGGGGTCTCGGGATTCGACCCGGACAGTTCGCCTGTCCAGACAGTGACGTTGCGGATCCATCCGGTCTCCGTCCGCGAGTAGAGACCGACCCGCCCCGTGTTGACTGCTCCGGCAGCCGTGATCGTGACCTGATAGACGTGGTCGACGTAGACGTCGAACAGAGTGGGGAGCACAACGGACTGGTAGACCGACAGGACGTAGTCGGTGTCCAGCGCGAGTGATGTCGCCATCGTGAACGTCGAGCCCCCGACCCCGTACCTGTCCCACCAGATCTTGGACACTGCGCCTGCCCGCTGGAGACCGATACCCAGCCCGCCAGCTGCCCACGCTCCGGAGGAGTAGAACCCGACGCCGAGCCCGGTCCCGTCGGCGGTGATCCGGACGGTGCACTGCACCGCACGGGCCTTGACCCCCAGATCGGTGTTGAACTCCAGCCAGCTGTCCTGCAAGGTTGAGGTCTGGTTCACGCCATACGCACCACCGGAGGTCCACGTGCCTGAGCGCGATGTCCACCCGGTGAGGTCGGCCATCCCGGACGCGTCCAGCCTCTTCGTCCAGACAGCCTTCATCCCATCGCTGCTGCCTCCGCTGCCACCTGAGGGGGTGACTGGCTCCCACTGGGTGCCGGTGTATCCCAGCACCTTTCCAGAAACAGCTCCAGCGGTGGCGACGTCGGTGAGGGAGTCAAGGGTGGATGCCCCACCACCTGTGGCGGTATCCCACTTCATCCCCGTAGCTGCGGTGGGGTCGGAGGTCAAGACCTTGCCCGCCGTAGCTGCCACAGGAAGCGTGGTGGCCCCCGGCATCGCTGCCGTGAAGACGATCTCCGGGATGGTCTGGTAGTTGTCGCCGTTGCTTGCACTGATGTAGATCCGGTAGTGGAGGTAGGCGGTCGTTGTGGTGACCGCGAAGGACTGGGTCTGTCCGATGAGCCACGTGATGCCGGTGTAGGTCGTCAGGTCCACCCACGTGGTGCCGTCGCTCGACCCCTGAATCATGAAGTCTCGGGGGCTGCGGTTGGCCGAGAAGGTGTAGATGCGGATCGAGACGGACACCACCTTGGCGATGGCGGAGAACTGAGCGGCGATCCACTGGGGCATCGCGTTGGTGCTGTGCCAGTAGGTGGCCGAGTTGCCGTCGAAAGCGTTGCTGGCCTGATTGGCTGGGTTGGCGTCAATGACTGTGGCTGCCGTGACTCCCACGACGGTCGGTGTGTACTGCGTCCCTGTGGCACTAGCTGTGACGAGGTCGCCAATGGCGACGGGCTGAACCACCGTGGCCGGAGCACCGACAACGGCCTTGCCGACGGAGACCCAGTCGGATGCGGTGCCCGGCATGACAGGGGACCCGTAGATCTTGAAGACTCCAGCGGAGCCGCCTGTGCGGGCTCCCGCAGCCGGTCGGAAGGTGGCTCCCATAGCGGCGTAGTTGCCGACCGTCCACGTCTTGATCAGGAGACCCGCTGAGGAGTAGAGGCTGATCGAAGTGGCGGCGTACCGGATCTCCCAGACGTCGTCGTTGGTGTCGGACGCCAGCGCCATGGTGTCAGCCAGAACGACCCCTGCGACGTAGCACTTCAGGAGGTTGTTGAAGACGTCCCACACCACCCCGTAGAACGAGGGGAGGGCCTCCACGGTGGTCGCGACCGTGGCTGACTGGGTGGAGGAGACGATGCCGATGGCAAGGGCGTCCGCCACAGTAGTGGTGCTGCCTCGCCACTTCAGGGTCAGGGGGGTGGCGAATATGAAGGTCTCGTTGCTGATCACCGAGGCGACAGCACTGCCCGCGTTGTTGATCAGGGTGACCACATGGTTGGTGGTGTCCACCGATGCACAGTTGTTCCGAGTGAAGGCGGTGCCGTCGACCCCGGTGGTGGTGCTCGCCGAGCCGGAGTTCAACGGGTCGGTCATGTTCGAGGTGACACACAACCAGAGGATCCCGTTGCGGAGCATGATCTGGCCGGGCAGGTACGTCTTGCCGGGGGTGTAGCCGTTCTCGTAGAACACCCCTCCGGATGTCCACAGGGCGTCCCCGTCGGTGACCGAGTTCTTCCGGAGGGCGTCTCCGACAGCGCCGCCTATGGGGAGTGCGCCTCCGCCCCCTGTCTGGGAGACAGGTACCCACTTGGTGCCGTTGAAGCCAAGCACCTTTCCGGAAACAACTCCGGAAGTGTCGACGTCGGTGGTGAGGCCAGCGAGGGCGGTGGTGCCTCCACCTGTCGGGGTGGTGGGCACCCACTTGGTGCCGTTGTAGGCGAGCACCTTTCCGGAAACAGCTCCGGTGGTGTCCACATCAGTGGTCAAGCCCGCGAGCGCGGTGATCACGGTGGCGGGGGTTGCCGGGGCCCACTTGGTGCCGTTCCACGTCAGGACCTTGCCGGAGGCGATCCCGGTGGTGATCACGTCAGTGAGGGCTGCCAGCGTGGTGACTCCGGACGATGGCGTGGCGGGGGTCCACTTGCCGGTGGTGGAGTTCCACACCAAGACCTGACCGTTGGCCAGCCCGACGACAGTGACGTCCGTCTGGGTGGCAAGAGTGGTGGGGCCAGCTGCGCCGACGCCGGGGACCCACTGGATGCCGTTCCACTTCAGGACCTGCCCGGAGACGGGAGCGACCGTGGCGGTGTCGACGTCCTTGAGGTAGTCGAGCCCCAGTGTCACGGGGAAGACTCCCCCGGCCTGTGAGTAGGTCAGGACGTCCCCACCCAGCGCGGAGGCGAGGTGCACGTCCTTGAGCAGGGCGAAGGCGACGGTGGCCTGTGCTTCGCTGCCGGAGGAGATCGGGGTGGAGGAGGTGCCTCCCAGCGCCGAGCCTCCCATCTTGTCGAGCAGCCGGGTGAGCCGGAGCGCGACCGTCTCGAACTTGGTCATCACGGTCAGCTCGTAGGTGACCTCGGTGTTGGAGTTGATCCCGATGCTGAGGCTGGAGACCTGCACGACCTCGGTCTGGTACTCACCCGTGACGGGGTCCTTGTCGCCGTTCTCGACCGTGACCCAGTCGTTGATCCCGAAGTCGTCAAAGGGGATCCGACCCTCGCGGGCGACGATGGAGAGGGTCCGTCCCACCAGCTTGTTCTGGAACATCTCAAGGTTGGACTCAGCGACGGCTGCCGCTGCCGTTGCGGAGGTCTCGCTGCCACCCTCAGCCCAGCCCTCACGGATGTGCGGGGTGGCGTCGGAGGTGCCCACTGCGGTGGCCATGGAGCCGTCGGCAGCCGGGGTGTAGATGTGGTTGGCAATCGTCCGGGTGGAGGACTTGTAGGTGTGACTCTTCTGGTCTCCGCCGATGAAGAACTTGATCTCCGACTCCCGGTGGGAGCCGACGGAATCCTGCGAGATGAAGAGCCGGAAGCCCTCCATCATCGTGAACTCCCACCCGAAGGAGTCAGAGAACCTCTGGAGGAGGTCCAGAGGGGTCTCTCCGGGGCTAACGCTGACGTCCTGAAGGTCGGTCCACGGCTGACCCTTGGAGTCCGTGTACTCGTCAAATGTCAGGTCGAGGAACATGAGTCCCCCGCGACCCTGAATGTGGCCGATCAGCCACACCAGAGCAGTCGCTGCGTGCACCCCGAGGAAGTCCTTGGACACGAAGGCATCGGTCAGGGCCTCATCATCGAAGGCCAGCATCGGGACCATGACGCCCCACTGGAGGACGGACAGGGTGCCCTGCCCAGCGATGGTGACCTGCTCACCGCCGTCCTCACCTGCGACGACGTCCTTCTCGACATCCTGCCCGAGCCACTCGCCCCGGAAGGCTCCGTTCTCGTAGACCTTCCACAGGTACTCACGGTCGAGGATCGTGCCCGCGATACCCGACGGCAGGGGCTCGGTCAGGACGGGAGCGCCCGCGTCAAGGGTGATCGACCCAGAGCCCTGCTCGGCGGAGGAGTCGCCGTAGGACATGTCCGAGAAGGTGTTGATCCGCGCGATGACGGTGGCCCAGTCGTCCGGGCTCAGGATCACGAACTCCCAGCCGGTGTTCTCCAGCGGGACCGGGGGCTTGACCGTGACCCAGACGGTGTTCGAGATGCGGATGGTCATCAGGAGCCGTCCGTAACCAAGCGGAAGGAGACGCCCGGGGGGACAGCCTCGACGGGGATCTGGACTTCGATCACGGTGTGCTGCATGTCCATCTCACCCGAGAGCATGTCCATCTGCCGGGCGGCTGTGTAGGCGTTCACGGTCGGGGGGAAGGTCTGCCACGACGTGACGCTGAGCGGATCCCACTCCACACCATTCCTCCACTCCAGCGATCCGGCGTACTGACTCTGAAGATCGCCAAAGCCGAAGCCGAAGATTCGGATGCCGTCCCCCGCCCTGCCGTTGTCGGGAGTGACGAACCAGATCCGGGGGTCAGGGGTGCCTGTGTTGACGTCTCCCTCGTGGACGTACTCGACCGCGACCGACCTGCGGGTGACCTCCACGCCATGGTTGTAGTTGACGTACTCCTGTGCGACATCCTCGTGGACCTGCTCGATGCCGAAGTTCTGGAAAACGTACTCAGCGTCTGAGCCGACCATGGCCGGGTCGATGCCGAAGTTGGAGTACACGTAGGAGCAGGCAGCTCCGACCACTGTGTTGATGCCGAAGGACCAGATCGGGCTCCACACAGTCCACGCGGTGGTGCCGGTCTGGGCAGCTCGGGCTCGCCAGTAGTAGTTGGTCAGGTTGACCAGACCGGACGCCAGCGCCGTCACGAAGCCGTCCGGCTTGTTGGTGAGGGTCACATCCACCACGGGGGAGGAGAAGGTGTTCTCTGTCGCCACCTGAATCTGCACGTCGGTGTTGCTGGCGTCGGAGGAGGAGACCAGCACCTTCAGGGTGACCGTGGTGGTCGGGCTGGTGGTGGTATCGGATGGCTCGATCTGGGAGACGGCCCACGCGGACACGGCAACAGTCGCTACGCCAGTGAGCTTGCGTAGCGCTCCGGTTCCTCCGGTGTCCAAGAAGGCCATGGTCCGACTCCTACTGCTGGGTGATGGTCAGGCCCCCGGCGACGATGCGGGGGACATCCCCTGCACCGCTCACGGCGACGGTGGCGGTCAGGGGTCCTGCATATGTCAGGACTCCTCCTGCTGAGTTGTCGAAGGCTGCCCAGTGGGTCAGGCTGGCCTGCGAGTAGACCCCTGTGGCCGTGGCGAAGACGATGTCGGTGGCGTTGGTCACCGAGACCGCCGACCCACCGATGGTGCCCCAGAGGGCGATGTCGTTGGTCACGGCCTTGCGGGCGTACCCACCTGTGGAGGTCGGCTCGACACCGGCTCCTTCGGGGTCGCCGTTGAAGAGGGCGAAGTACAGGGTGGGCAGGGCGACGGCGCTCTTGTCTGCCCCGAAGTGGGAGCGGAGCGAGATGTTGCGGGCGTTCACAGTGGACATCGGTCAGCTCCAAGACTCTGCTTCGGCATACAGGCGGAACGTGTGCAGTCCCAGCTGTGCGTTGGATGGGGTGATCCTCCGGAGGGTGAGGACCCCGGAGATGGCTCCGGGTCCGATGGCTCCGATGGTCTGCTGGGCAAGGAACAGGGTGTCCTTCGCGATGATGTGCTCCAGCTGGGCCGACGGAGTGGAGTCTGTCGGGGACTCCATGGCCACCACGACGTTGCGCGCCGTCAGCAGGGTGGAGGTGTTCTTCACCCGGAAGTAGCGGTCATCGGTCGAGGACCTCGGGACGTTGCCCCAGTCGAAGTTGGAGGGGGAGACCCGCTCGTCTCCGAAGGCGCTCCACAGGATCAACTGGTCAAGGCTCTGACCCACCGTGTTCTCTCCGTACAGGTGAAGTGCGGTGAGGCTCCCGGGAGCTGTGAACTTCACAGCCTTGATGCCCAGCTTGGTGGTGCTGGAGTATGCGCGGTAGTCCGGGCTGATGGTGGAGCCGCCGCCAGCGGTGGACACTCCAGTGACCCACGTGCCGTCCACCCCATTGGTGGAGTCGACCGAGGTCTTCACCCCGATCACGCCTCCTGAGGACCGCAGGAAGTAGCCGTCGAGGTCACGCTTCTGCGGGAAGATGACGATCAGCTCGTCGCCTCCGGACACAGCCGTCTGCACGGTCTCGTTGTTCAGGTTCACCAGATCGGCTGCGGACAGCTGCGAGAGGGTGTCGCCGGACAACCGGTAGACCTGTGTGCCGTCCTTGTCGATGGCCATCCGCCACGAGGTGGCATCGGGGTAGTTACCGGCCATAGCCGTCTCCTGTCAGGCCCATGACTGGGCCTCCGAGAACACCCGGAAGGATCCGGCACCCAGCTGGGCATTGGCGGGGGTGAGCCTCCGGAGGGTGAGGATGCCAGAGACTGCGCCGGGGGCCAGCGTGGAGATCGTCTGCTGCGCCGTGTAGGACCCTCCGTTGAGGGACAGGGCGTGCTGGCCCGGTACCGACGGGCTCTGGTTGGTCAGCACCTCCATGGCCACCCGGACGTTGGTCGCCGTCTTGGTGGGGGACATGTTCTTGATCCGGAACTGCCGGGTGTCCGAAGAGTTGCGGGGCACATCACCCCAGTCGAACCACGAGGGAGAGACCCGCTCGTCGAGGGTGGGGTGCCACACGAGGAGGCGGTCCAGCGTCTGACCTGCGGTGATCTCTCCGTAGATGTGGATGGCCATCAGGGCGGAGGCTCCGGCGAACTTCACTGCTTGAATGCCCAGCTTGGTGGTGCTGACAGCTTCGCGGTAGTCCGGAGCCACCTTGGCGTTGCCGTCGCTGAACGTTCCGATGGCGAAGGTGCCTGCGGTGGTCCATGTCCCATCCACCCCATTGGTGGAGTCGACTGAGGTTGTGACCGTGGCGGTGCCTCCTCCGAGACCTCCCGTCCTGCCCTTACCGAAGAAGGCGTCGAGATCCCGCTTCTCCGGGAAGATGAGGACGACCTCCCCGTAATCGAACATGCCGAAGGCAGTCAAGACGGCATCCCCGGTGGCCTCGTTGTTCAGGTTCACCAAGTCGGTCCCGCTGAGGGGTGTGACCACCCCGCGCACGACGCGGTAGCCCTGAGTGCCGTCCGTGTCGTATCCCATGCGCCATGACGGCGCGTTCGGGTAGTTACCTGCCATGGCTCATCAGCTCCACGTCGCTGCTTCGGCGAACACCCGGAAGGCGCTGAGACTCAGCTGTGCGTTGGCGGGGGTGATCCTGCGGAGGGTGAGGACGTCGGAGAGGGCTCCGGGGGCCAGCGTGGCGATGGTCTGCTGTGGCAGGTAGGACCCGCCGCCGATGGACAAGGTGTGCTGTGCCGGTACCGAGGGGGATCCATCGGTCAAGGACTCCATGGCCACCCGGACGGTGTTCGCCGTCTTCGCTGCGGCGAGGTTCTTCACCCGGAAGGTGCGGGAGGCAGAGGTGTTACGGGGGACGTTGCCCCAGTCGAAGTACGCCGGGGTGATGCGCTCATCAAGGGTGGGGTGCCACAGCGCGAGCCGGTCGATGCTCTGGCCTGCGGAAATCTCACCGTAGAGGTGGACAGCTGCGGGGTTGAACCCAGTGCCCAGCCCAGCTCCTGCGGAGATCCGGACGCCCCGGATCCCGAGGGCTGTGGCCGACTGAGCGTGGAGCCGGTAGTTCGGTACAACCGCCTCGACCACGCTGTAGGTGCCGCCGAGGTTCGTCCACGTGCCATCGGACCCGTTCGTGGTGTTCGTCGAGGTCTGCACCTGCGCGCTGAAGTTGTCCCTGTCACTGCCCGTGATCCAGTATCCGTCGAGGTCTCTCTTTTCAGGAAACAGGAGGATCAGGTACCCAGCCTGATTCTGGCTGATGCCGATGTTGATGTAGTCGTCAGCTTCGTTGTTGATCGTGATGAGATTGGCGTTGGTCAGCTGCGTCAGAACGCCGGAGTTCATCTTGAAGCCCTGCGTGCCGTCGCGGTCGTATGCCATGCGCCACGAGGGCACGTCGGCGTAGTTGCCTGCCATGTCGGATCTCCTAGTCGAAGTACGCGGGACGCCACTTGATGATTGCCTGACCGGAGCCAGCATCCCGGGTCAGTGTCACAATGTTGCTTCCGGAGGCGAGTCCGAACCATTGCCGCATACCCGAACGCGTGACCGCTCCAATCAGGTTCGCCCCGTCGGAATCGCGTCTTGCAGACATCTTGTCCACGTCCAAGGTCACTGTATCGGCAATAGCGACCGAAGACCCCAACTTGACCCAGTTCTGGGGGGCGAATGTTGCATTGGTGAGGACCGGGTTGGTCAGCTGACCCTCGAAGTCCATCGTGATCTTGTGGGTGCGCGCGTCCCCGGGGTTGGCGATCACGACCGTCTCCCCCGCCTCGACCACGGTGGTCTGCTCCTCACCGAAGAACAGGCCCTCCAGCATGAGCAGGTCGACGGAGAAGGTGGCGTGCGCGTTGCCCTGCATGGTGGGGGCCATGACCCCGGTGTTCTCCACCAGTGCGGAGGCGGACATGACCTCGAAGGTGTCCGGATCGATCCAGCGCTTGGTCAACGTGAAGGGCATCGAGTCGTCCCTCCAGAAGAGCTGGCGCAGGGCCCTCCAGTTCTTCTGGAACTCCAGCTCGGTGCTGCGGGCCGTAGGAGCCCCGCCGTCAGCCGTGGAGCCCTGTACCCACATGGACAGCGACAAGGCCTTGGAATCGATGGTCTTGGCCTTGTGGAAGGTGCCCGGGTAGTAGGCGAGGTTCACGTTGGAGCCCCGGAAGTTGGCGACGCCGCTGCGGCCTGTGAGGGTGCGGATGTTCCATGCGAAGTTCTGGATCGAGACGCCGTCCACATCCCAGTAGACCGGGGTCGTGTTGGTCACTTGAAGTCACCTGCGTTCAGTCCGAGATGGGCGAGCTGCTGGGTCTTGGTCGTCAGCGAGTTGGTCGCACGCTCAGGCACCGGGTTCTGGATGATGACGTCGCCGAAGGTCACGCTGTTGACCGTGGTGTTGCCACCGCCCCCGAAACTCGGGCCCCTGCCGCCACCGGGTGAGTTGGTGGGTGCCATGGTCGGCACGAGACCGCCACCGTTGAAGACCAGCTGGCTGCCACCGTCCTTGGGCTTGCGCGAGGAGCTGGCGGCTGCCGCGAGCAGCTGGGCGTAGGACATGACGCCCGAGTTGAGCTTGACGAGGTTGTCGATCCCGACCCTGTCGACGATGCCCTTGCGGACGACGAACTCACCGGGAGTGAGTCGTGCTGCCACGGTGTCGCTGTTGCCATGTCCGGGGACGCCGCCACCACCCGCACGGTGGATCTCTCCGCCGTTGTGGGGCGTCTGGGTACCGTCGCCATGCCCTGCACCGAACCCTGCTCCGGCGTTGCCCCAGAAGTCCGTCCACCACTTGCCAATGGTGTTCTTGACGCCGTCCCACCAACGGCCCCACGCGGTGCTCACACTGTCGACGAAGTCGGTGGCGATCTTGGCCAGATCCCTGCCGAAGCCGGGGAGCGTCACGTTCCAGAACTTGTCCCACATGGGACCAATGCCGGAGACCCACTTCTGGATCTGCGCCTTGGCGTTGGCCAGCCACTTCGGGAAGGTGACTGCCCAGAAGTTGTTCCACGCTGGGCCGATGCTGGAGATCCACGAGCGGACGGCAGCCGACGCGCTGGAGATCCACGCGGGGAAGGTGACCGTCCAGAAGGTGGTCCATGCCACCCCGATACCTGCGAACCACTGGGTGACGGCTGCGGATGCCTGCGTGACCCACAGCGGGAAGGTGACCGTCCAGAAGGTGGTCCACGCCGCTCCGATGCCTGCGAACCACTGACCCACTGCCAGCGTGGCGCTGGTGACCCACTTCGGGAAGGTCTCGGTCCAGAAGGTGGTCCATGCCGGGCCGATGCCCTCGAACCACTTGACGGTGGCTCCCAAGGCGTACCCCGCCCAGTAGGGGAACGTCTTGGTCCAGAAGTCGGTCCACGAGGTGCCAAGGTCGTCGAACCACTTGGTGGCCCCAGCGCCGAGGTCGTTCCAGAACTTGGGGACCTGCACCCCCCAGTACTCATCCCACAGCTTGCCGAAGTCGCCGAACCACTTGCTGATGCCCCCGGTGAGGTCGTTCCAGAACTTGGGGACCTGCACCCCCCAGTACTCATCCCACAGCTTGCCGAAGTCGCCGAACCACTTGCTGATGCCCCCGGTGAGGTCGTTCCACCACTTGGGGAGGGTGGTGCCCCAGAACTCGTTCCACCCCTTGACGAAGTCGGTGAAGAACTGGTCGATGTCCTCCTTGGCGGAGCCGAAGAATCCCACGAGGGCTCCGATGAGCCCACCGATGATCGCGCCGGGGACTGCCCCGATGCCACCGAACAGCAGGCCGACAGAGCCACCGATGCCTGCGCCTGTGGCTGCCCCGGAGAGGGTGTTGCCTCCGAGCCGCTGGCCGGATCCGTCCTTGCCCTCGGGGGCGTTGTTCGAGATGACGTCGCCCACGATGGTGCCCAGAATCGACGCGATGGCCGCGAGCGGGCCACCTGCACCCTTCAGGATCGACGCGAACCCCTTGAGGCTACCGAACCCCTTGATCAGGGTGGAGAAGCCCTTCAGACCTCCCCCGGAGAGGAGGACCTTGAAGCCATCGAGCAGGCTGCCTAGCCACTTGAAGCCCTTCAGCCCACTGAGGAGCTTGGGCAGCCCCTTGAACAGGCCGAACAGCTTGCCGAGCTTTCCGAAAAGGAACTTGGCTCCGTCGGCGATCCCATAGAACATCGCCTTGATGAAGCTGAGTCCGGTGTACCGCTTCCCGGTGATGCCGAAGAGCTTCATCAGGACGGTCTTCAGCGACTCGAAGAACTTGAGGATGCCACCGGTCTTGTAGAGCTTGATCAGCCACCCGATGAGGTTCTCAAGGCCGGTGAACTTGGCCACGAAGGACATGGCTCCGATAGCTGCGGCGGCTCCGATGAGCATCTGGAGGACGGGGCCGATGACTGGCATCTTGATGACGGTCAGCAGGATGTCGAGGAGCCCGTTCAGGGTGTCGAAGAAGACCGCAGTGCCGGGGCCATCCACCAGTGTGGTGATCAGGTCGACGATCTTGATCAGCGAGTCCACGAACTTGGGGCCAATGTTGGCCTTGCTCAGGGCATCGAACAGTGACGCCAGCTTGGGACCAAGATCGTCGGTGATCTTCTTGAAGATCTCCGTCATCTGCTTGATGTTCTTCGGGTCGGCAGCCTGCTTGCCGAACCACTTGAAGAAGGTGCCGAACATCCGGGAGATCTCGGACAGGAGGGGCTTGATGTCCTCAAGCCATTTCTTGAAAGGAGATCCCTTCTTGGTGGCTGCCTCGGAGGACGCCAGCCAGCCCTCGGTGGTCTTCTGGATACCGTCGGTGATCCAACCACCGAACGCCTCCGCCGCCTTGGCGAAGTTGAACAGGGTCTTGGCGATGTTCTTGATGATCTGCCACCACTGGCGCAGCGTCCCGAGGACACCCTTCGACCCGGTCTCCTTGTCACCCATCAGCCACTTGCTGAGGGACCCGCTCTTGCGGGCCTCCTTGACCATGGCCGCGATGTTCTCGGCACCCTTCTTGAACCCCTTGGCGAGTTCGATCAGGAATGGCATCGCGATGACGGTGAGGTCCTTGAAGACGCCCCACAGGACGTTCAGCCCGCCACCGATGGCGTGGATCAGAGGGACGTTCTGCTTGCCCAGCAGGATCAGGTCGCTCTTCCACTCCGGGGAGGAGATCATCCCGATGAACTCGTGGGCGACGTCGCCGAGCGCACCTGCGGTGTCAGACAGCAGGCTCTGGATGGTGGGCAGCATCGAGCGCAGCTTGCCGGTGTCGTTGACGATCTTGGAGAAGAAGGACTCCTGCACGGTCCTCTTGACCTTGGTCCACGCCTTGTCCATGGCGAGGATCGCCTCGACGAACTTGCGAGCCGAGGGGGAGAGCTTGGCCAGTGCGGCGGCGAGCGCGTTGTTGGCGGAGGCCCCACCACCGGAGGCCTTGGCGTCGCCCTTCTTGGCGTTGATCAGCGCGATCTGTGCGTCCCGCTGAGCCCAGATGGCATCGGTCAGGGCACGCTGGGCCATGATGACCGCCCGGTCACCCTTCATGCCCTTCTTCTTCATGTCCTTCAGGTCATCCTGAAGTTTCGCGTTGTTGTCCTTGGCCTTCTGCTCGGCGGTCTTGGCGTCCTCGACGGCTGCCTGCGCGGCCATCTTCTCGGCCTTGGTCGAGTTCGGGTCGGCCAAGATCCGAGCGAGGTTCTTCTCCGCGTTCTCCCGCTGGGCGGTGAGGCGCTTCTCCGAGGCAGCTGCATCCTTGGCGGTCTGCTCCAGATCCTTCAGCCTCTGGAGGTAGTCCTTGCGGGCGTCGGCGAGATCCTCTTCAGCCCACTTCAGGTTCTCCGTGGCGCGGCGCAGGTTCTCCCGGGCGCGGGCGACCTTCTCGGCCTGCGAGATCTCGGCCTGTGAGCTTCCACCGCCGCCTCCGCCACCCCCACCTGAGGCTCCAGCCTTCTTCGCTGCCTTGAAGGCCGAGAACACCCCTCCGATGCCGCTGAAGGCCACCTTGAGGGCCCCGACGATGGAGAGCAGGGAGAACAGTGCCGGGATGGCTGCGAGGGCCGCTCCGGCGACCTGACCGAGGCTGGAGGCCAGCCCGATGCCCGCGCCGCCCAGTGCGCCGATGCCTGCCACCAGAGGGTTCATCAGGGACAGCAGGCCAGCGATGATCGGGACCAACGCGATGAAAGGCGGCGTCAGCTTGGGTCGCCACTTGCCGAGCTTGTCGAAGCCGTTGTTGATCTTCTCGACCCACGGGACCGCGCGCTGCACCCCGCGCTGGAAGTTGGTCATCTTGGAGGCTGCCGGAGTCAGCGCCGCCCCGACGCGCTCGGTCTCGGTGGCCATCCTCCGCGCCTCACCAGCGTGCTTGGAGATCGTGGAGGTGGCGCTCTTGAGGACGGTGTCAGCCTTCGAGGTGGCATTCCCGAGGGCGCTCGCAGCAGCTCCACCCTCCTTGAGGACGGTGTTGTGATCCCGGTGCGCGTTGGCACTCTCGTGCACGGCGTTGGTGTCGTTGCTGATGGCCTTGGTGTGGCCCTGCGTGGCCGCTGTGGACGCCTTGGCCCCCGAGACGGACGCGGCGTTGAGGCCAGCCTCCTCGGCCTTCAGAGCCGCGATCTCAGCCTTGGCCTTGCGTGCCTCCCGGGCAACAGCGGAGAAGTCGGCAATGGCCTTGTAGATGACCCGAGTCTCGTTCTCAGCCATTGCCCACCTCCTTTGTGCCTAGAGCATCTTTCCCCGCTGGTCGAGGCCCCCTACCATGCCCCGGAGCCTCTCGAAGGACCCGTTGCTGTTCTTCGCTAGTGCCCGAGCGATGGCCTCGTTCGGATCGATGTCAGGTGCCTTGCCGTTCTCTGTCGGAACAGAGGGTGAGGTCTGCCTGTCGGGAGTGGCCCCGAGCATTGCGGCCTCGATGTCGTCGTACGCGAGGGACCCTGCCTGAGCCAGAGGCTCCTTCTTGTCCTTCGCATCCGCCATGTATCCGTTGACGATGAACCCCGCGAGGTTCCGTGCCAGCCATGAGAAGCGGCCATCCTCATCTCGTTTCTGGAAGAAGCGCCGCTGCTGGATGGCTGCGGTGATCTGCCGGAAGCGTGCGAGGGGAAGCTCCCAGATGACCTCGTCGGCCCAGCCGTACTCCGCCGACACGAGGTCGAAGGCAGCTGAGAACCCACCGAGGAGGCCATCGGGGTCTAGGACCGCGAGCTTCTCTTCGAGGATGCGCCCTGCTTCGCGACTGCGCTCGTCTGCTGGACCTTCAGCAGAAGAGCTAGACGTTTTCCCAGTGCCACGATGTGGGGTGCCTCGACCTTGATGATCTGCTCCAAGATGGTGACGAGGTCATCGATCTCCGGGTCAACCAGCTCCAGACGAAGCTCGGCTTCGGCCTGCTCGTTCTCGGCCTTCTCGATGGCAGTCAGGCGGGCCCCGTCGTGGAGACCTGCCGGGAAGACCATCCGGTTGATGAACTCGACGGCCTCGTCCTCCGCCTCCGGGATGGCGATGATGACCGCCCCCAGCAGCTGGCCGGTGAACGCCTCGGTGGAGGTGTTCGGGTCGAAGCTCAGGGTGGGCAAGACCTCCGATGCGCCTCGGGTGAGGATCTTCAGCAGGGACATCAGGGCCCGCGTCTTGAGACGCTCGACCTTGATCTGGGTGCCGGACACCAAAGCCACCGGGGTTGCCTCCGGTGCCAAGGTGTCGATGTCAGTGTTTCCGGTCGTCATGCGACTCTCTCTCCTACTTAGTTGTTTTTGGAATCAGCTCCAGCGTCAGAGCGGACGGCTCAGCAGGTGTCCGATGCGCTTGGTCGGCTGGCCGGTGCGGCTGTCGAGGACCGGGTTGCCCTTCTCGTCGGTCGAGGAGAACAGTGCGGAACCGTTGTAGTTCAGCAGCAGGCCTTCCTTGTACGACGGGCCGTCAAAGCTGAAGGGCTGGAACTGGACCTTGTAGAGCACGAAGTCCAGCAGGCGCACGACACCGTCGGCGTCCTTGGACGGCACCCGCACGACCATCGGTCGCGGCTTGGTGTTCATCGTGTTCTCTTCCCACAGGGGGAGAGTGAAGGTCTGGTTCGCGCCCGTGCCGGAGCTGGCCACGACCGAGCCGGAGATCAGCGACAGGGTCTGGAACGGGATGTAGCCGCCCTGCACCGTCACGTTGACCTTGTTGGCCCAGTACCACGTCGACAGGATGGTGTCGTCGCCGGTGTTGTCGTAGCTGTCCTGATCAAGCTCCATGGAGCCAGACCGGATGCCGTAGATGTCACCAAACTCCTCTTCGAGACCGGTGGCCCCGTCAAGGATGGCGGCGTGAGAGATGCTGAAACCCTCAACTGTCGGGTTGCCCATGGTCGATCTCCTTCAGAACGAGTTGGCAAGTGAACAGGTTCGAGTTCTTGCCTACCTCTGAAGATCGGCCTCAGCCCTCAGGGCTGGTAGACGGCCTCCGACTCCACCAGATCGCCGATCAGGTTGAACCGGTGGAGCACTCGCAGCACCGGCTTCCCCTCCCGCCGCATGGTCTTCTTGCAGTCATCACAGGACAGCTCCACGAGGTTGCCGTCCACGATCTTGGGGTGTCCTCCGGCCACAACGGTCTTGGCCAGCAGGCGGCGTGGTCCCACTGGGCAGCGAAGCTCAACGATCTGCATGTTCGCTTCTCGCGATCTGGGCCAAGGTCCACAGGCGTTCGCCCTGAGCGGCGGGGAGGTTGTCCTTGAGCTTCAGGAAGAGCTTCGCCACGACGGCATCCCAGCTGTGTGCCTGCGGGATGATGCGGGCAGCCAGCTCGCCCTTCTCGTGGGCCTCGTTGCGGTGCTGGAAGACGTGGATCATCAGCCGGGCGAGGTCTTCGATGGACGCCCGAGCGTTGAACGTTTCTGGAAAATCAGAGCTGACCGGCTCCAGCGTGTAGGCCAGCGGGTAGGAGTAGGCAGGGTCGAGCCACTGGGTGTGGCCTGCCCAGTTGGTGGCGATGACCGTGCCTCCGGTGCTCATGAACTCCAGCGCCGGGACGTTCTTGCCCTCACCCCGGGACGGGGCCAGCAGGCAGTGCTGGACCTTGTAGAACTGGCGGACCACCTCGGTCGGCCAGATGTCGTAGAAGATCCGCAGGGAGGAGAACTCGTCACCGGTCTCCGGGTCGATGTCCCGGTACAGGTCCTCGATCTTGTGGTGCAGGCCGGGGGCAGTGGTCTTCAGGCTGAGCCGGGCCCAGCGCCAGAACTCCGCGTCCATGGTGCGCGCGAGCCGGAACGCCTCGATGGTGCGGAAGGGATCCTTGCGCTCGCTGAGCACACCGATCTGGGCGAAGTGGAACTCCTTGGTGTCCCACTCCCGGTCGAACATGTGGGGCCACTCGGCGGGGTCGAAGCCGCCCTGAAGGACGAACAGCGGGCCGTCGAAGTAGGGCCGGAAGCAGTCCGGGTCGACGTCGGAGTAGCCGATGAAGGCGTCGAAGTTCTTCAGCCGCTTGCGCAGGTCCTTGCGAGACTTCTTGGCGAGGTTGAGCAGGTTGGAGTACTCCCACATGGTCCATGCGACCTTGACCGCTGCGTGGGGTACGACCTCGTCGGGGCACTGGAGGTTGGCCGGGTCGACGTGGTTGATGTAGAGGTCGAACGGAGCGGCCAGCTCCTTGGTCAGCAGGTTGGCCACGTCCTGCGGGAGGGGGGCGTCCACTGAGGTGGCCTGTAGGTAGACGTCGGCTCCGGCGCGCATCAATGCCTGCGCCAGTCCGATCCCATCGTTGCCATAGCCGGAGTACCGACTCATCGGTGTGCGGAGCAACACCTTCATCTTGGACCTCCTTGGGTCTCTCTTTTTGGAAACTGCTTAGGGTACGTTCACGCCGTAGGTCATGCGGCCCATGTAGGCCCCGTCGGTGTCCCGGATGGGAGACAGGGTGGGTCCGTCCACGCGGTGGCTCCCAGCGACCACCACGCCCGTCTTGGAGGCCACCTGATCGGTGGTGCCCCAGATGTATGGCATCCCCTGCCGGGTGCCTGCGTCGGTGAGGTGCAGGTGCTTGTCGAGGAGCTTCTGGATGCGCTCGATCTTGGACTTGGCGTCGTTGACCTTGACCGAGCGGTCCTCGTTGCGGGTGGGGTCGGCCCAGATGTCGATGTAGACCCGGGGGAAGCGCATCGTGTTGTGGTCGTTGGGGGACGTCCACGTGCCGTCCTCATTGATCACGAGCAGGCACTTGCCGGTGTTCTCCACCTTCACGTTGATCGGGTTCTCGTCGAAGATCCACGTGTCCCAGCTGATCGAGCGGCCCAGCAGCTCCCGCAGCCCAGCGTCCTGCGCGAGGTAGTTGCGGATGGCCAGAGAGAGGTCGGTCATTTCCGGAGTCCTTCCAAGTATCGGAGCGCGGACTGAATCCTGCTCACTGAGTCCCGGAAAGCCCCCAGTCCGGTATTGCACGAGTAGCACAGTAGGCCTCGAACACAGGCCCCACAGGAACGCTCTCCGGGGCAACAGGAATGGTCATGATCTACTGCCAACCGACGGGGAAGGCCGGTCTTCTGGTGGACGGCTGTCTCCGGCTCCTTACAGACCGCACAGCACCCGTTCTGGGATTCGAGCAGCGCGTCGTACTGGGCAGGGGTGAGGCCGTACTTGGAGAGCAGGTGGTATCCGTGGAGGTAGTCAGGGTTGCCCCTGCGCCACTTGGCATGAGTCTCCGCCGTGGCCTCTCGCGTGCTCTCGTACTGAGCCGATGACCTCCTGTTGCAACAGCTGATGCACTCAGCTCGGTAGCCCTTGCGGTACTTGTAGAACTCGGTCAGGTCCTTGACCGCACCACACATGGTGCAGCGCTTCACTTCCGGAGTCCTTCCAGCATCGCTTCCACCCACAGGGGGTGCAAGTCAGCCAATGGTCTCATAAAGTCGTGGTCGCCACGGGCTGCGGACTTCCCCACCCAGTGGGTGCCCCGGCGCTTCTCGTAGATGGCGTAGTCGACCGGGCCAGCTCCGCCGTACTGGATCTCACCCTCCCACGTCTCTCCGCCTCCTGAGACTGAGATCTTGCCGGACGCCTTCAGGGCTCCGGACTCCACGTGGACAGCGGCCTGAGTCTGGGCGAAGCCGAAGTCGAGCACAGCGTGCAGTGCCGCCTTGGCCTTCATGGTGGGCATCATCATGAGGCGGTCCAGCTCGCGCTCCACGTCGGACCAGTCGGTGGTGACCTCGATCATGGGACGAAGTCCTCAATGGGCTCTTCGGACGGCCAGTTCTCGCCGGTCAGCTCCTGACCGGTCTCGATGATCTGGACCTCGATGTGGTGCCTGTCGGCGAAGGCCACGACCTCGTCAGGGATCGAGCGGATCTCGAAGGTGCCAGCCACCGGGATCGCTCCGCGCTCGTTGGGGATGGTCACGATGCGGTCCCCGGCCCTGATGGGGGCGTAGGGGCCTGTGAGCATCACGCCCACCCGGTCGGGTGCCTTGCCCGCGACCATGGCAGGGAGTGCGTCCTTGCCCTCGCGGATGAAGTTCATGTCGAGTCGGCACCGCAGGAACTGGAGAGCGTCGTTGATCGCCGGGTCCGGGTCGGTGGCCTGCGAGTAGGCCATGGTGGCGACACCGTCGTCAACGGTCAGCGTGAGTCGCTCGACCCGCACTGCGGAGTTGAACAGGTGCTCCACGTCGTCACACCCCTTCGACGATCACCAAGGCGTTGGGGTCCCAGCCGAAGGTGGTCGAGAGGCGGCGGTCCACGGGGGACAGGTACTCCACGTTTCCGGAAAGGTGTCCGGCGATGAAGGTGCCGTCGTGCTCGAACATCTCGATGCCGCCCCGCTGGAAGTCCCCGCTCGCGCGGTCACAGACCGACAGCTGGCCGACGGCCATGTCGAACCACATGATGCCGGTCTCCAGCCCCTTCTGGGCAGCCTGAGCCACCTTCGAGTAGGAGTAGGAGCCGATGGACTCGGAGTTGAACGGGGAGGCCTTGGCAGCCTGATACGGAGCGGAGAGGTGGATGGCGTCGGCCATGGAGATGATCGCGAAGTCAACCAGCTGCTGCTGGTCAGCCGTCAGCAGCTCGGGGTCGAAGATGCAGGTCCCGATCTTGAACAGCAGCATGGCCTGAGGGATGGCGGAGGAGGCGATGAACGTTTCAGGAAATGAGGCTGCGGGCCTGCCTGTGAACGCCGCGATCATCTCCCGGTCGTAGGTCTTGTATGCCATCCCTCAGGTTCCCTTCTGTCAGGCTCGCGGCAGCGGGACTGCCCGGCCACGCCGAGCATCCTGAGCGACCATGTCGTCATCGAACGTCTCGCCGGGGAAGGCCACGAACGGCCCCGGGCTGAAGTAGTGCTTGCCCCAGCGGCGGATCTGGGCGTTGGGGTCGTTGGCGAGATCGAGCCACGACTTGCCGGTGCGGTCCTGCGTGCGCTTGAAGGCGTCGCCGCCGATCTCGAACTCCAGCTCCTGACCCCGGTACCAGTTCTCGCCGAAGGCCACGAAGCCGTCGTAGACGAAGTGGATCACGAACTTCTCGCCGTCCCCGGCCTTGGCGTACTGGGTCGGGGAGTTCTCAGCGATGATGGCGTTGCGCTTGGCCATCTTGTCCTCAAGCTCCTTGATCCGGAGCTGAGCTGCGGTCAGCTCGACCGGCTCTTCCACGACGTCGAAGGAAGGCATCGGGGCGGAGAGCATGGCCTCCAGCTCGCGGATGCGGGCCTCTTCCGGGTCCTCGGGAGCCGTGTCTGCCGGTGCCTCAGTGACCGGCGTGTCGTCGGCTGTGAGGTCGAGCAGGTCGTCGAAGTTGTCCACCAGTGCGTCCGTTGGCTTCTTGGGGTCAGCCATTGTTGTTGCCCTCCCGGGGTCTCTATTGAAGATCGGCCTGTAACCGCTTGGGACAATGGTACCGGAGTCCCTACCTTGGCGCACACAGCGACTCAGTAGGTGTAGACCACCATGTAGCCCGTTCCCCCGGCTCCACCGTTGCCTCCGAGGCCCGGGTTCATCCCGACGCCGCCACCGCCCCCACCTCCACCACCGAGCCCACCATTGCCGCCGTTACCTCCAGCAGCGCTTGCGAACTGGGTGACGCCACCGCCACCACCCCCGCACCCACCCTGCATGGTGTTGGCAGCAGCTCCAGCGGTTCCGGCTCCAGCAGACCCTGTGGTCGAGTCCGTGCCGACAGCGCCACCGTTGCCTGCCGTGTACGTCCCGGACTTCCCTCCGTTGCCTCCGGCGATGTTGGTGGTCGTGGCCGAGTGGGATCCTCCTGCGCCACCCCCGGATCCGCCCTTCAGGGAAGACCCTCCGTGGCTGCTGGCCACCGGGGTGGCCGCGATGCCTGCGCCTCCGGCACCTCCGAACTCTGCGTTGGCTGTGGTTGCCACAGCTGCGGTGCCCGTAACTCCTGCGCCGCCTGCGCCGTTGGTGCCTGCCGTGGGAACACCTCCGGACCCTCCCGAGGTAGACCCGACGCTGCCCTGACCGCCTGCACCACCCCCACCGCCGCCACCTGTGACGACAGCCGTGATCGCTCCACCGTTGCCACCCCCGCCGCCGTATGCGGTCACGTAGGACCCGAAGGTCGTGTTGCCGCCAGCGCCTCCGTTACCACCAGCTGCACCAGCTGCACCACGGGCTCCAGCAGTGCCTGCGGTGCCGAGCCCAACAGCCACAGTGGAGGAAAGCTCAGAGGCAGCCATGACCCTGTGGACGCAACATCCTCCTCCTCCGCCGCCGCCACCCTTGGCAACGACCGCAGTGGCCAGAGAAGCTCCTGCACCACCGCCACCACCGCCGCCGATGGCCTCCACGATCACGACCTTGGGGGTGAAGGAGGTCGGCATGGTCCACGTTCCACCCACGGTGAAGATCTGGACGTCGGCGTTGCCCAAGCCACCTGCGGAGAGAGGAATGCCTGCCGAGTTCGAGTGGGAGACGCCGACACCGTCCATGAACGCCATGCGCTCACCGGCAGCGAGGAGGGTGTTCTCGATGTCGTAGGAGGTCGCTCCGACCTTCTTGCGGATGGTGACCGAACTCGCAGTGGTGGCGTGCTTGTTGCTGATCGAGATCCACTTGATGGCTCGTGTGGTGGAGACATCCGGGGCGTCACAGATGGTGGTGGTGGTGGCGGTGTTGATGGCGATCTCGTGAGAGCCCGGGAGGGCTCCGGTGTCGGTGAGGTCCGCGTAGGTGACCACCACGTCGAGGGTGGCCGTCGAGCTGGTCACCAACTCCAGCAGCTGGTCGGTCGCAGAGAGAATGATCACGGAACTACACCCCTATCCACATGCGCGCCGCAACCTGCGGGGCGGTCAATCCAGCGGCTGGAGCATCGGCCCAGATGATGTCGAAGTCTCCGTCGCTGTTCTTGGTCAACACCTGCCCTGTCCCCCCAGCTATTGGGATCGGATGGGAGGCCGTGGAGAACGCTGTCCAGCTAACGTAGTCCTGATCTGGGGGAAGGTTCCCGGGCACTGATGATGCGACAGCACTCGTGCAGTACCAGAAGTCTGTGGCTCCGACGGAGTACCGGACCACCTTCCCGATGCTGTAGGCGTTGTTCGCATTCCAGCCGGTGTTGTCCACGGTGACGAACCCGGGCACCCAGCCAATACCTCCACCCCCGTACAGCAGGACCGAGTTCTCTTCAGGCCCCATGAGGGTCTGTGCTTCGAGAGAGGCGGCGGTTTTTCCTGCGGTGAGCAGCACCCAGAGAGCACTGGCGGAGTTGGCTTCCATCGAGGGCACGTAGCCCGTCCCGGTACCCGTCATCACAAACAGGTAGGAATCCTGAAACTCAACCGGGGCGTGGTTGACGACATCCCCTGTGGTGTACTCCGTGCCGATGTCGTAGGTGCCCCGGTACACGAGTGTTCCGAAACTGCCTCCTACGCCCCCCGTAGGGTCAGCCCATGAGACCGCGTAGTCCGTGCCTGAGGTCTTCTCCAGCACCTGACCAGTCGTGCCACCCACCGGGACCCCATGGATCTTGGCGTTGAGCGCGTTCAGCTTCTCCGCAGCCTTGGAGATGAGGCTGGAGAGCTGGCTCAGGGTGACGAACTCGACGGCCATCAGATGCCTGTGGTGGCTGCTTCGAGGGCGGCGGCGAGGTCAGTGACGGACACGGTGATGCCCGCGTTGGCAAGCAGCTGGGTCTGCTGGGGACCGGTCAGCGTCTGGGTGGTGTCGAACTGGAGCCGATTGCCGATGGCGGTGGTCAGCGCAGTCATCCCGGAGGCGTCAGCCGTGATGAGGTCCTGAAGCTCCTTCAGGGTGTCGTAGGCCCCACCTGCGCCCCCGAGGATCTCGGTCTTCAGTGCCGCCAGTGCGGAGGTGACCTTGGAGCCCGACCACGCCGTGGTGGTGTTGGCCGCTGCGTCGTTGATCAGGGCTGCGGAGGCGAGCAGACCTTGAAGCTCGTTGATGGCCGCAACCAGCGAGCCCTTGGCGGTCGTGGTCAGCGAGGTCAGGGAACCGATCCTGCTCGCGAGGGTGTTCAGCTTGGCTGCGATCTTCGCGTTGAGCGCGTCGAGCTGGGCCTTGGTCGTGAACTCTACAGCCATCGTTCCTTCTCCTTCAGATCCCGGGAGTCATGGCGTCGAGCCAATCCTCGAATGCGGTGGTGGACACCACGTTCGGATGTGGGTCCGTGCTCTCTATGTGATCGACCAAAGCAAGTGCCGTAGTGGTATCTGAAGGTCCTACGGGGCCTTCTGGTCCTTCGGATCCCTGTGGGCCGAAGGAGTCCTCGAAGACCTCCACGACCTCAGTGGTGTCCACGAAGATTTCAACGATGGGGTCGTCACTGGCAGCTATTTCGAGAAATACCTCGTCCACGACACACCCCCTAGTAGGTCGAGCGGGACACATCCTTCTGGACGGCGGTCGTGCCCTTCCCGAAGGTCTTCACCCGCCCGTCGTCCATGTTGGTGCCTTGCAAATCCCAGACCCCGGCGCTCATGGTCTCGGTGGTTGCAGAAGGGATCGAGAGAGTGAGGATGCCCTGCGCGGCCCGGGTGGTGTCGACGGTGATGGTGGCCATGACGGTGTCGGCGTCGGCGTCCTTGCGGGCCTGTGCGAGCCACGACCACTGGGACAGGTCGAGAGGCTCCCCAGTGGTCTTGTCCTTGAGCCGGATGGTCTTGGAGAAGGTGTCTCCTCGCACGGGCTTCAGGTCCAGTACGAACATCACTCCTCCTCTCGTCACTACTGAAGATCGGCCTAGACAGGGGAAGGGCCCCCACCGAAGTGGGAGCCCTCCTTGGGGTTGGAGCGATCAGGCCGGGGTGACGTCCGCGACGTACACGAACTGCTCGGGCCGGGTGATGACCGGCAGGATGTTCCACTCCAGCAGGTACTGCCGAGCCGACGGGTCCTTGTCCTTCCACGTCTTGGCGAACTTGCCGGTGTAGCCGTCCGGAGCCTCGTCGTCAGCGGTGGGGCCGACGAACAGCTCGATGGGGCGGTTCTCCGTGAAGTTGCCGATCAGCAGGGCGTCGTCAGCGAAGAAGCGCTGCTCGGCGGACGGGATGGTCGGGTTGGAGGTGTAGGCCGCGCCGACAGCATCGAACACTGCCTCCTGCGGCTTCCAGCTGAGGCCCATGAAGCCCGGCAGGATGCCGGTCTGGTAGTACTGGTCCTTCATCCGGTCGGAGAGCAGGATGCCACCGGCAGTGCCGGGGGAAGCTGCGCCGACGTTGGCGAAGGCGTTGAAGATGTGCGCCATCGTGACCTCGGTGGCGTACGCCTCGACTGCCGGGACCCGACCGTCGCGGGTGATGAGCCGCTTGAGGGCGCGGATGTCCTCGACGATGGCACCCGGGGTGGCCGTGGCCCACGAGCCCGCGACCGACGCCTTGTGCGACGGCAGGAACTTGTAGTCGACGGTCGCCTGAACGTCCGGGTAGTCGAGGGTCAGCGTGCCGGTGAGGGCCTGCCAGATCAGGAACTCGGCGAAGTTGTCGAAGCGCTGGTTGAGGTCCTTGACCTCACGCAGCACCGACTCCTCGGCGCGGGTCTTGCTCAGGTCGCTGATGGAGTTCGCGGCCTGACGCAGCCAGTGCAGCGTGGTGGGCTCGAAGACCTTCTTCTCGCGAAGGTAGACGAACGCCGCGCTCTGCTGCGAACGACCGAGCCGGGGCACGATGTGTGCTTCGGAGTTCGGGATGTTCGGGCGGGCGATGGCGCGGGAGCCCCGGATGACTTCCCACTGCACGGAGGGGAAGGGGTGGGGGGTCTGCGGGACGCGGCTGAGCATCTCCAGCGACTCGGGAGCCGTGAAGCGCTCGACCACACCACGAAGAACCGTGGGCTGGAGCAGGGAGATCTCGGGCACTGAAGTTGTCCTTTCGTCGCGCCAGAGTAGTTTCTGGGAAGTCAGCGACACCGGCTTAGGTGCCCGATCTGCGGCCCGGATTGGCTACCGGTCACTTGCCTGATCTGGTGTTGAGTTGGCCTTTCGAGCTACTCAGGATCAGGAGGGGGAAGCCCCCTCCATCACCTCAGAATCCCGACCGGGAGGTAGTGCTCAGAACTTGAAGAAGCCCAGCACCGTGTTGACCTGTGCGCCGAGCACCGAGGTCAGGGTGACCCCGGAGTTGGCGGCGGAGACCTTGTCGAGCTTCAACATGCCCATGAGGACGATGTTGGCTGCCCAGCGCTGGCCGTTGGCATCGGAGCCGGTGTTGACGCTCTTGCGGAGAACGCCCTCGGGTGCCGTGGTCGTGGCCACGTACATCTTGGTGCCCGGGTCCTGCTTGATGAAGGTGCCGAGCTTGAGGACGCCCTGCCCCGGCTTGAGGGTGACGCCCTTCTGGGTGTAGGCGACGGTCGAGTAGAGCAGCTCGTCATCGACGGTGGTGTCGGAGCTGACGTAGCCGGGACCCGGGATCGAGTTGCCGTAGTATTCGGTGGTCATTTCTGGTGTTCTCCTTCTGAGAGTTCTGGTCGGGTCTGCTGAGTACTACGAGCGCACGTACGCGGCGGTCTGGCTGTCGGCAACGGCGCTGAGGCGAGCGATCTCGTCCTCCACCGTCTTGTCGTGTGCGTCGTCGATGACCTCTGCGCCACCCTCTGCGGAGAGCTTGACGATGGGGTTCTCGGGGACGATCTTGTCGAACAGCTCGGCGTTGGAGAGCTTCAGCTCGACCATGGCCTCCTTGTTCTTCGGGAGGATGTGGCCGGAGAGGACCAGCTTCTCGACCTCTGCCTCGGCAGCGGCCTTTGCACCGCTCTCGATCAGGGTGTCGACCTTGGCGGTCAGGGCGACGATCTTGTTGCCCGCTTCGGCGACAGCGCCGATGAGGACCTCAGCAGAGACCGTCTCGTCGGTGTTGCTCAGGGTCAGGAGGCCGGTACCAACCAGCTCCTCCTGAATCTTGTTGCTCAGGGCGACAGACGCTTCCGCCGTCGCTGCCAGCGCCTGAAGGGCGGTCACGTCGATGCCGTGGTCAGCCTTGAGAGCGGCGAGCGTCTCTTCCAGAGTCATGAAGTTCTCCTCGTTGTCTGCCGGAGTAAGGACCAGCACCTGCCTATCAAGATCGGCCCCACCACGTGAGGCCGCGATCACTTCCTCGAAACCGTGGAGGTTGGTCACGTAGGGACGGTTGGTGATGGCTGTGTGCAGGAGGGTCGGACCCACGCGAGAACCGCTGGTGGTGTCCATGTAGTCGAGGTGGAGCATGGCGGAGGCCCCGAGGAGGGTCTTGCCCATCTTGTCGGCGTCGTCGGTGCGGACGTCGATGTCGACGTAGACCCCGTCGGCCTGCTTCAGGACCTTGATGACCTCGCCGATGTTGCGGTCGGGATCCTCGGTGTGCTCGTTGTTGTCCCCCACCTTGGGGACCTGAACGATGTCGGCCACGCCTGCGGCGAAGTTGGCGATGAGGACGTCAGCGAACTTCTCGTCGACCTTGACGGAGCCACCCTTGACGCCCGGGTACTTCAGCTCGCCGTAGTGGAGGATCTGCTTTCGGAAAACACGCCCGGAGCTGGACCGCGCCAGCTCGACGAAGCGAGAGCCTCGCGGGCCGGGTACGACTACGAACTCATCCATGCCTGAGAAGATCGGCCTCAGGCCACAGGAGGTGTGCCCTCCACGGGAGCTGGGGTGGCCTCAGGAGCCGGAGCTGCATCTGACTGCGAAGGGTCGGCGGGCTTGGTCGGCTCGAAGTCAGTGTCCCCGAAGAGTCCGGCATCCTCCACCGGCTGGGGACCCCCGGGCTCCGAGCCCTCCGTCAGGTACTCGTCGTCGTCGTAGTCCACGACCGGAGTGGGGTAGCCGTCGGCCTCCCACTCGGCGTAGGCGTCCTTCAGGGCCTTCTCAGTGGCCTTGTCGAGGGGCCGGGCATCCTGCACCTGACCGAGGATCGACGCGATGTCGTCGGGCCAGTCGGTGGTAGCCGCGAACTCGAAGGGCTTCCCCTCGTCCAGCGACTTGGCGTAGGCCAGCAGGTAGTCCAGAGTCATCGGAGCCGTGTCAGGCACGTGTGCTCCTCCCGTTCGTGAAGTAGTGGTTGAGGTCGTGGATGCCGTAGTACCAGAAGCCGTGGTGGGTGGCTCCACGAGAAGTGTTCCCCAACAGTCTCCACCCAATCGACGGCGGGTGCTGACGAGTCTTCCCATTGGCGTCGCGAACCTCGCCCAAGTAGCTCAGCTCGCGCTGCAACTCGTACAGACTGCCGTTGCGCTGGGACTCCGGGAGACGCAGCCAATCGGACATCAGCTTGGCCATCCGTGTGCGGAGGTCCTTCGCCTGCTCCAAGAACTCGTTGTAGTGCGGGAGAGCGCCGGAGTTGATCTCCGCGATGACCCTGTCGAGGTTCTGGAGGTGCCCTGCGAACGCCTGCTGGTTCTGGCTCTCGTGGTTCGGGTCGGGCCTGAAGCCGCGACGGATCCACGTGTGGCCACCGTTCCATCCGGAGCCAGACAGGCCGTGAACTTCGACCTCCTCGATCCCGTGCTGCCTGTAGAAGGCGAACAGGTGGTCCTGCGTCTCGGCCATGTAGCCACCGTCGGAGTGCGCTTCGCCGTTCTCCACCCGGGTGCCATTGCTCCGGAAGGAGCGGTTGAGGCGGGTGGTGCCCTTCGGGGTGGTGTAGCTGATGTTGAAGCCGTAGCTGGTCCCACTGACCGAGACAGAGAAGCGGGTGACCCCAGCCTCGCGCAGGGCGTGCTCGATGCCAGCCTTGAGATCGGCCTCGCCCTCAGCGGTGTAGAGGTAGTCCTGCATGGGCGTGGTGTTCGTTTCATCAAACCCGACCGAGCTGAGTTCCGGCTTCGGCGCGTCGTAGCGGTTGATGACCTCAGCACTGACCGGAGTCCACGATCCGGCGCTTGGCCGGTCGATGGTGACTCCACGAGGAGCCCGTGCCGGAGTAGCGCCATTGAGGCTCTCCCCTGCGTAGGTGAAGGCGGTGCTCCGGTCGATGTTGCGGATCCGGCGTACCGAGCCCCCACTGCGGGAGACCAGCACGCTGCCACGACGCCGCCAGTAGCCTCCGGTGCCCCACTGGACCCAGTGGTCGTCGGGGACCTGCAAGAGGTTGCGGGCGTCCACGCTGGAGCCCCGGGTCATGCCCACACCGGAGCCCACGGAGGACCGCGTCACCGGGGCGTGGTCGCCCATGTAGGTGAACGTGGCGTTGTGCGACGCGACGGTGCTGAAGGGCCAGTTGGTGGACCCGCTGATGTCGGAGATGCCCGACCCGGTCACGACCCACTCGGTGCCGGAGGACCCACGGATGTGGGAGCCCACCGGGGCTTCCCGGATGTCTGTGCCGTTGAAGGTGCCTCCCGGAGTGAACCGGGGATCCGAGGGAGCTGCCGTCGCGTCGTTGATGTCGAAGGTGTAGCCGGAGGACATGTAGCTGCTGAAGAAGGACTCGCTCCGGTGGAAGCCGCCGCCGCTCTCCGTCCGCAGCGTGGGGTCTCCGAACTCGTTGAAGCCTGCCGCGGTGTCGAAGGTATCGCCGCTCCGGTTGGTCACCCGGACGTGGGCACCCTCGGGCAGGTTGATCAGCTGCTCGGCGGTCGTGGCGCGCGTCAGGCCCGCCTCGGGGACGTCAGGAACGTCCGGCGTAGCCGGGGCGGCAGGCATGGGATCACGGTGGAAGGAGCCCGTGGAGGCCAGCGAGAAGATGCCCCTGCGGGAGCGAGTCCAGATGGTGCCGTCGGTCAGCTCCAGTCCATCGGAGGTGACGGTGAGCCGGACGATCTGGCCGTTCGGGTACTTGTACTCGAAGACCGACCCGAGGGGTGCGTTGAGCATCTCGTCGACACTGACCGAGTCCGTGCCGTTCATGCCGTGCACGACCTCGAAGGTGTTGCCTCCGCCGACAGCGGTGTTCATCCGCTCCTCGGTCAGCGGCCACTCCCGACCGGAGGCCATCCGGATGACCCGGTTGCCGTGGACGTCCCTGTCGATGGTGGCCATCATGAAGCGGTCATCAATGCCGACCGACCCGTTGACCCTGACCCGGGTCCCGATGGGCTGGTTGACCAGCGAGGGGACGTCGATGGGGGTAGCAGGCTCCCTCGGGGTGTCCGCGCCACCACGGTCTGCGGGCTCGACAGAGCCGTTCGTCTGGGACGGCTCGGGTGCCGGGGTGATCTGACCGGTGTCGAAGTTGTAGTCCGGAGGAGGCGGGGTAGCCGCTGCCGGTGCGTTGGGGGCGGCTGCCTCCGGAGCAGGAGTGGTGTCCGGCGTGGCGGGAGCGTTGCCGTCGGGCAGGTAGAACTCGTAGCCATGCAAGGTCGCCCACGAAGCGACCTCACTCTGATCGAAGGCGTCTCCGGTATTGATGTCGACGAACATCCGTCCTCCGGAGCTGTACCTCAGCGTCCGGTCGGAACTGGCGTCCCCACTGTCAGGGTTGTCGTAGGTGACCCGCACCTGACGGTCCCGAGCCCTGTCGATCAAGGCCAAGGACGTGATGGTGAACCGGGCTCGCCCGTTGTGCTCAGAAGCGGAGAGGTTGGAAGGAGCCCACCCGGTGAGGTCCCGAGCAGCAGGAGCCTCAGGAGCTGCTGGCGTGGCCGGGATTTCCGGGATGTCCGGGGTGGTCGGAGCAGCAGGAGCGTCTGCCGATCCCTGCGGGGTGTCCCAGCGGGGCTTGGCCGTCGGGTCGTTGTCGCTGTTGAGGGCAGGCCTCTGGAGCACCGAGTGGTTTCTGAAAACAGGTCCGCTGGCGATGCCGTGGGCGTCCTCGCGCTGCCACGACTCTTCCTCGGGGATGCCGTAGTAGCCCGGGGGCCGACCTTCCGCCTGCTCCTGAATCATCTGGAGGAAGAGCTTCTTGTTGCGGGTCTTGTCGTGCTGGCGGGCGGCGGTGATGTTGCCCTGACGGATGCCGTCGCGGTCCCGCTTCATGCCGAAGTAGGCGGCGACGCCGAGGGAGACGTTCATGTCCTGCAACGGCGATCCGCGCATGGCCATGACCCGCTTCAGGATCTTGTCCGGGGTGCTGTCCCGGGGCGAGAGGCCGAGCTGGCGAGCCAGTGCCTTCTCCTGATTGGAGGTCAGCATGTTGGAGATGATCGAGCGGGCAACCTTGAGGTCGGCCAGCGTCACGTCCATCTGCTCCGGGCCCATGTTGACCCGCTCGGCGCTCGGGGAGACGCCGTTGACGTAGCGCCCGACCGTGACCCGCTGGTGGAAGTCAGCCATGGTCACGTTGTCGGGGATGATGACTGCGCCCGGCTCGGTGTACTCGAACCCGAGCTTCTCGGCGGCGAAGCGGATCATGGCGGGCTTGTGCCGCGCTGGGACGAGGATCCTGCCGTCCGGGCCGTAGGTGCTGTACTTCTTGATCGCCAGCTCGGAGAGGTGGTTGCGTACCTCCTGCGAACGGAAGATCGAGCCCGGGGGCAGCAGGTCGACGTTGTAGTACGAGGACTGCATCGAGCGGGAGTAGACCTGCGCGTTGATGAAGTCCCACAGGTCCTTCTGGGAGACCTTGGGGCCGCCCTCGTACAGATCGATGTTGGGGGTAGTGTCCCAGTTGGTGTCGATCATGTCGTGCGGGCGGGAGCCGGGCAGGTTGGTGATGTCCCCGAAGTGCAGACGACCGTCGTTGATGGCTGAGAAGATGGCGGCGTTGTTCTCGCCGAAGGAGTTGTAGCCCGCGCCACGGCGTCCCACGAGGAACATGAAGCCGGAGTTGTCCTGCGTGTCGTCAGTGCGGGTCAGGACGACCGGCAGGGACCGGCCACCGTTCTTGGACGACTTCACGTAGATGGTGACCTGCTGGCCGGGGCGCATCTCCCGGAGGTGGGCGTACTCCTGAATCTTGTCGCCGGGGACGTAGTCGCTGACGTTCTCGATGTGGCGCTCGGGCACCGTCGGTACGGGGTCGCCTTCGACGTGCTGCTTGCCGACGGTCACCTTCCCGTTGACGAGGGCAGGCTTCAGGACGCTGTTGGGGACGACCGTGTGATCGTCGTTGTTCATGACCTGCTCGTCAGGCATGACCGTGTAGGTGTGGTCGGTGCCGTCATCCCCAGCGAGGTGGATCTCGGTGCCGGGCTCCTGTGCGTTCACATCGTCGATGCGCGCGAGCCGGTCGCCCTCGTTCCAGCTGTCCTTCGAGGGGGTGCCCGAGATGTCCTGATTGGGGACGTGCCACGCGGGCTGGTCACCGTTCTCGATGTAGTGCCCGACGTTGTCTTCCGACATCGGGATCCGCAGGCCGTTGAGGTCGGCCTCGTAGGTGCCGTCGGACCTGCGCTCGATGGAGACTTCCCCATCACCGAGCACGATGGCGTCACCCTGCGGGACGTCCGCGAGGTCGTTGGTGGTGGCCAGCTGGACGGTGGCTCCGACGGGCTTCTGATCCGGGTCCGGGCCGTTGCGGACGACGACCGAGTCATCCCCGGCGACGTCGCTGGGCAGGTAGAAGTCCTGCGTGACCTTGCCGATGGGGGTGTCGTAGGTGCCATCGGCGTTCTTCTTGCCGACGATCCCGGTGCCGTCCTGTGCGACGGAGCCGACCGCAGCCTGCTCGACCCACGGGGCGTTGACCTTGTCGCCGGGCTTGGACGTCGGGTGTGCGTTCTGGTTGTTCCTGTTTCCAGAAAAAGCGTAGAAGTCCGTGGTCCCGTACAGCGGGTGCGGCTCCATCAGGTCGGCGAACTCCGTGGGGGACATGGAGATCTCGGTGTGGTCACCGTCGTCGGAGAGCAGGTGGATCTGGCCGTCGGCCTCCATGCCCCACAGGCCACCGCTGTACCGGTTCTTGGTGAGGAACTTGTCGCCCACCCGGGCGTTCAGGACGTCCTTGCGGTTGGTGACCGGGGTGGAGAACTTGCCCTCCCCGGCAGTGATGCCCTGCGCGCGCATGTCGGCGGCGCTGAGCCTGCGGTCGCCGAAGGCCTCGGTCGACATCGTGGGGGCTGGCTGGGGCTCGGCGGGAGCGTCCGGCTTGAGAGGGAGCTTGTCCTGCTTCGGGCTCTTCTTCTCTCCGTCGATGCCGTTGGCTGCGACGTCGGCAGTGATCGCCTTGTCCCGGTTGGCGTCCGGAACGGCGTTGTGCCCGATCTTGCCGTCGGAGCGACCCTTCGGTTCGGAAGCCGGGGAAGCTGCCTCCGCGCCGTTGAGCTTCGACTTGGCCTTGTCCAGCTCCTTGGCTGTCGCGCGCTTGTCCTTCTCAGCGGTGATTGCGGCGTGCCGGTCGGCCAGCTCCTTGTTGGTCGGGTGGATGTCCTTGGCCGCGCTGAGGTCCTCGTGGACGGCCTTCAGGTGGTTGTCGTCCATCGTGGCCGGGTCCTGCGGCGGAGCATCCTTCGGGGCGACCTCCCGGCGCTTCCGGGTGGGTACCGGCTTCGGGGGGATGGCACGCCGGGGGCCGGGGTCTGGGGCTGCGTCCGGCGTGCCATCGGGGGAAGTCTTGGTCTTGTCCTTGGAGTTCTTGTCGGGCAGGGCGAGCCGCTGCGGGCCGTTCCCGGCGCGCATCTGGGTGGCCAGCTCCTTGTACTGCTTGGCCTGCTCCGGGTCGGTGGACTCCGCCGACATCTTGTCGAGGCGGGAGGCCATCTCCTCCAGATTGACGTCCGGCGCGGGGGTGCCGTCCGGGCCCGGGGCACCGGCAGGAACGTTGACGTCCGCACTGTTGGCGGTGGGGTCAGTCGGGTCGACGCCGAGGGTCTCCATGGTGAAGTCGGGGTCGTTGGCCTGCATGTTGTCGAGACGCTCGTTGAGCTGGTTCTCGGTGTTGCGGTCCCGCAGGTCCAGCGCGCGGCCCTTGGGGGTGAGCAGGTAGAGGTTGTGGTCGGGGGTGCGCGCGATGGCCACGGACTTGTCGCCGTTGAGCCGGAACACCTTGGACCCGGCAGGCAGCCGGTGCGGGTGTTCCCCCACCATGACGGTGTGGTCGCCTTCCAGCTTCGTGAACTGGGCGGTCTTGACGTCGAGGTCGGGGGAGTCGGCGATGACCTGCTTGATCTCTTCAGCGGTCTTCTTCGCCCGGGGGGTCTTGGGCGGCTCAGGCTTGTCCGGGGTCTTGGGACCCTTCGGACCCTTGGGGCCCTTGGGACCGTCTCCACCACCGGAGCCGCCCGCTGCTGCCGCGCGATCCTCGGGGACGGGGGTGTTGGGGAAGCGCTTGTCCGCGCGAGCGATGGCGTCGAGCGTGATCAGTGCACCAATGGGCAGGCCGTACTTGCGGGAACCCTCGGGGGTCCGGACGTGCCTGTCTCCCTTGCTGAGGAGGAGCAGGTTGTTGGCCAGCTCGACTACCTCGGGATCACTGATGTTGCTGAGCTGGAGGAGCACTATTGTCCTGCCGTCCGTTCTGAGTAGTTCACCCGTCGCTTCGGGTACAGCCCTTGATGCTTTCGATGCTCTGTAGAAGATCGGCCACGTCCCCTTCGAGCACCAATCCGGACCTCAGAATGGACGCCGGGGAGAGCCCGGTGAAGCGGTACTCACGCTCAGATGTGGCGGCGTCAACCAGTACAGCGATCAGTCCCCGGGTGGCTCCCAACAGGCTGTCGAAGTGGAACCGGACGGTCTCGTGGGCGATGGTCTGCTCAGTCACTGGATTCGCTCCTCAGAAAGCGTTCGAGCTTGCGGAGCCACTTCATGATGCTGGCGAGGAAGCCGGGGCGGAGCTTCTTGACGGCGGAGGCGGACATCGTCTGGGGCTCAGAAACATCTCCGGTGACCTCCCCGTCCTCCTCCAGATAGTTCTCCAGCCCGACGATCACGATGACCAGATGGCACAGGCAGCGGGGGTGTCGGGGCGGACCCTTGAGGTCGCCGTAGACCTTCATCCGGTTGTCTGCCGGGTACTCGGCCTCCAGTGCCACCTCGGTGTCGTGCAGGTCGGCGCACAGCTCGCAGGGGACGTGGTCGATGAAGTTGGCCTGCCACAACTTGCGGACGATGAAGCCGCCGCTGGAGGACAGCTCCTTGGCACTGCGGAGCAGGGCGTCTGTCTGGCCCCGGGCTGCGGCCACACCAGCGCTGTGACTGATTCTGGAAACAACCCGCACCAGATCCTCGGGCTTGCCGGGACTGGCCTTGTAGTCGCGGAGGTTCCGCTGGACGTCAGCCACGAGCCCGTCGAGGTAGGAGGACTTGATCACGTTCTTCGGGAGCCAGCGGGGCTTCCAGCGGGGGATCCCGGCCTGTTCAGCGATGTGGGCAAGGCCGACGGTGGCAGCGGAGCGGTAGGCGTCCCTGACGACGGCCTCCAGCGCCCAGCGGACGGAGGCTGCGGTGTAGTCGCCCTTGGCCCACGCCTCGAAGATCACCATGATCCGCTGCCGGGAGGAAGCCTCCAGAGCCCGGACGGCGAGGTTGGTCCGTCGGGCCGACTCGATCTGGTCTCCGAAGCTGGGCACCGATCAGGCCGTGGGAGCTGCTGCGGCCTCAGGGGCAGCGGGTGCCTCAGCGGGAGCGGCGGGGGTGGGAGCATCGGCCTGCCCGGGGGTCTTCTGTCCCAGCGCCTTGTCGGCCCGGCCACGGGAGGCCACGAGGTCGTCGATCACGTCGGTGAGCTGTCCGGTGTTGGCGGCGTACTCCTTCACGGCGGTGGTGAAGACCTCCTGCACGTTGCGCATCTCGTTGATGTTGCCGGTCTCCTTGGCGATCTCGAACTGGCGCTGGAGGCTGACCAGACGGGTCATGGTCATCGCCCGGGTGGAGGCCTGCGTGTTCGGGTCGAAACGGTTCCCGATCTCGGTGCCGATGGGAACCCCGAAGAAGCGGGCTCCCTCAGTCGTGCGGACCTTCCGGCCTGATGCCGAACCTGCGGCGGTTGCGAGGGCCATGCTCATACTCCTTCAGAGGCGTTGCTGAGGGCCAACATGCGGTCGGCCCAATCCATCATGTCGTCCGAGATGCCGGAGAGTGCGACCTGACCGGGCTTGGGGGCCTTGACCACCGTCGGCGGCTTGCCGAACTTGCCGGGCTTGAGAGCCTTGGGCTTCTTGGCCTTGGGGGGCTGTCCGGGGACAGCAGGAGCTGCGGGCTGGCCCGGCACGGCGGGCGCTGCGACAGGCTGGGCCGGAACGAGCGGCTGGCCTGCTGTGGGTGCGGTCTGGCTGGCCTGCTGCTCCTCCGAGGACGGAAGGCCACGCGAGTCGGCGATCTTGTCCGCCTGATCGGCCATGTACCCGATGACATCCCCGAGGGAGTTCATCGACGCCAGCTCCTCATCGGACATCTCCAGCGCGGGGTCAGGAGGCAGAGGCTGCCCGTCCGGCCCGAGAGGGCCTGCTGTGGGGTCTCCGGGGACTCCCCCGGCACCCAGAGCTGGGTCCGCTCCCGGCACGCCTCCGGGGGCGAACTGGGCGGCAGCTGCGGCCTTCTCCTCGGCCTCGCGTGCTTCGACCTTCTCCCAGTCGATCTCCAGCCCCATGTCCTTGGCCTGCGTCTTCTCCAGCTCCCGCATGAACTCCTCGGAGACGTTGGCGCTCTGGCCTGCGGTGGCGAGCTTGTCGAAGGTGGCTGCGATGGCCGCGCGCTGCTCGTCGGTGAAGGTGCCCCACGTGAAGGTCGGGTACTTGCCACCGTCGAAGTTGTAGTCGATCAGCTGGGGGATGATGTAGTGGTTGATCTGGTTGGCGACGTCGTCCATGATCGCCCGCAGCATCAGGATGAACATGTCATCCCCGGGCTTGGCGAAGTTCACCAGCGCACCGGACTCACCGGAGCCCCCACCCGTGTCCGCGTCGAAGAAGGCCGCGAGGACGGACTCGCTCATCATGTGGTTGTGGTGGTTGATGAGGTTCAGGAAGTCGAAGGTTCCGCCCTCCTTCAGCACCTCGACCTTGAAGCCCTCGGGCATCATCATCCACTGGGCCAGCGCGAGGCTGCTCAGGTTCCGGGCGAACTCGGTCTTGGCGTTCTGGGAGGCGTTCGGGGGGACAGTGCCGATCCGGGTGCCTACGGCTGCCCGCTGGGCTGCGAGGTGGGCAGTGAAGTAGGCCTTGGCCTTGGCGTCGTAGTGCGGGAACGCGGACTCGAAGAAGGAGACGCCGTAGAACTTGCGCTCGTCCTCCTGCGCGGCGTAGTAGAACGCGTACTCGGGCTCGATGAAGACGTCGGTGACCTTGCCCCCGGTGACGGCGCGCTGACGGAGCCCGGCGAAGCCTCCTGTCTTGTCCGAGACGAAGGTCATGGTGTCGGAGGGACGGTAGGCCAGCTTCTGGAGGGTGACCTTGCCCTTGAGTGGGCCCTTGGTGGGGATCCAGAACACTTTCTCGAAACAAGCGAAGCCCTCGAACAGGGCTCCGAGCATCTGGCCGATGAAGCGCTGGAAGGTGGTGGTCATGCCACCGTTGGCCGGGGCCGTCCGGAAGACGTTCTCCATGAACTTGCCTTCGGCCTCTCCGCCGTCAGCAGGCTTGAAGGTGGCCGACACCAGCGAGGCGCGGATCGGCAGCGTCAGGAGGCGGTACAGGGCCCGTGCGTGGCCGTCGAGGCGGCGCATGGTGACCAGCTGGCGGGTGGTGGGGCGCTGGACGTCGTACTCGTCCTTGAGCACCTCGTTGAGGTCCTCGGTGGGGGTCTTCTTCAGGCCCATGCCGACGGGGTTGAACGGGGTGGTGTACGCCAAGGAGGAGTCCACACCCTGCTCGAAGCCCAGTGCAGGGATCTCCGAGGTCTGGTCGGAGGGCTTCTTGGTCTTGTCCTCAACAGCGGTACTAGACACCGATGCTCATCCCCTTCATGCCGAATGGAAGCTCGAAGGCTCCCTGTCCATACTCCAGTGGAGCCAGCTGCTCCCCGATCATGAAGAGAGAGCCGCCTGAGTCGATGGCCTCGCCGTCGGGGGTTTCCTCGCCGCCTATACCGATTGCTCCCACGATAGAGCACACGAAGGCGTCTGCTTCGTCTTTCGACCCGTTCATGGGGTGGTCAACCTTGCCATTAACTCGGGACAGGCCCTCCAGCTCGTTCTGGAGGCGCTGACTGAACGGCATCTTGAGCCGACTGTCGCTGGCAACGTCCTTCAGGGTCTTCCAGAGATCAGGCTTCAGGTCGGTGGAAACCCGCTCCGAGAGGATGCCGTGGGAGGTCAGGATCTGGATCGTGTCGACGCTCTGGAAGCCGTCGAAGGTGAAGGACCCGATCCAGAAGCCGCGCTTGATCAGCTCGAAGCAGAGCTTGCGGGCCCAGCGGATCTGGATCTCCCGGGGGAGGACCTCCTTCTCGCCCCGCTCGTAGTCGATGGCGGCGATGTCGGCGGAGAAGTTGATGGTGAAGTCGTTGCGGACGTGGGGAGCCGTGGTCGTGTAGGAGGAGACGTAGCCGGTCTCGTCCTCCATGGTCTCGGTCTGATCAACCCACTTCTCGACGTGGCTCATGGCGATCCCGGCCCTGTCGCCCTTGACCGCGAGGTCACCGTGCATGGCGTAGCGGGCCCCTGCGACGGGACGGAAGTCGGCGGCGAAGGTGAAGACCGGCTCCCAGCCACGCACGGTCTGGCCTGTGGCCTTGCTGGTGGTTTCGACAACCTTGTAGTCGACCTGAATGGGCTGGTCCGGGCGGTCGACGGCCTGCCGGAAGATGGCCGGGTTGCGGAAGTAGGAGTCGGTGGCGCGGAAGGGGCGACACTCGTACTTGGCCGCTGCCTCTTCGGGGTCCTTGCGGTAGTCCGAAGCGAAGGCGTCCTTTCCAGAAATACGGGGGTTGACGTCCCACGTGGCGTACGGGCCGGAGGCGAAGTAGATCGACTGCTCGAAGCCGACGTCGAGGATGTCCTGCTCTGCCTCTGCGATCAGCTGCTGGATCGTGGAGCCGAGGTAGCGGGGGTAGGAGATCGCCGCCCGCTTGTAGCTCTCGGGGAAACGGGTGGAGGCGGAGGTCTTGAGCATCTTCAGGATCGACTCAGCGGAGGTGCTTGCCTCCCGGGCCCTGTTGCCCTGACCGATCATCTCGCCCGCAGCCTTGAAGGCATCGATCTCGTCGGCGATGCCGAGGATGATGTTCAGGCCTTCCTGCGACTCCGCGTCGGAGTGGCCGGAAATGGCGGTGATGTTCTTGGCGTACTCGATGGTGTCGCGCTTGGGCTCGGCCTTGTCCTTGAACCAGCCCCGCTTGACCATCCGGGTCAGCGGCTCGAAGAACGCGCGGTTGGCCTGCGCGGAGTTGGCCGCGATGTTCAGGATGTGGATCGAGTCGTCCTCAGGCATGTTGAAGTAGCGCTGGGGGGACCGCAGGCACATCAGCAGGTAGGCGACCCGCATGGCCGCGACGCGCACGGTGGAGTCCTTGCCGCCACCCTTGCCCCACTCAGCGGCGATCAGGTTCTTCATTGGGTAGGGCTTGGCCCAGTAGCCGCCGAACCAGTCGCCCATGTCGATGAAGGTCTTCTGGAGGTAGACCCGCTCGATCACCCGGACCAGCTCGTACTGGATGTCGGAGAGCATCCACTCCGCGCCGAGGTACCCCTTGTCCTGCACGAAGACCTGAAGGGGTACCGGCTCCTCAGCGAAGATCTCCTCCGCCGCCGAGCGTGCGTGGTATCCCGGGTCGATGTCGAAGCGGGACGCCGCGCCAGCTGAGGTGGGTGTCCACAAGACGGTCACGGGCTACCCCCGCTGCGCGATCTTCTGGATCTTCGCGAGGAAGCTGGGGTCGCTGTTCTTCATGTTGATGACGTCTTCGAGGAGGTCCTCTTCGGCCTCGGTGAGCTTGTCCTCTTCGGGGGCATCCACCCACTCCTGCTTGACCTCGGTCGGGTCGCCGAACTCCACGTCGGTGCCCTCGACGGTGTAGGGGACCTTGTGGAACTCGGAGCCCTCACGGCCCTCGACCTCGACGATGATGTAGTCGGTCCACAGCTCCCGGATCCAGCTGTACTCGTGCATCAGGACGGGAGAGTCCATGGAGAACGGCCCATCGCCGTGCTCGGAGCGGTGAGCAGCTTCCTTGGCCTTGCGGATCGCGCGCTCACGGGCGTTCCACGCGCTGCGGATCATCTCGGTGTTGAAGGAGCCGACGTTGGTCAGCATCAGGTACTCGAAGCCGTCGTGGCGGGAGGCCTTGACGATCTTCTTGGCCGCGTTCTTGCCCTTCAGCGCTTCCCACTCGGAGACGGCCTTGGCTGCCTTGCCCCGGGTGTCGGCATCGACGTCGCCACCACCAGCTGCCCAAACCTTGCACCGGGAGACGGCGATGGCAATAGCCTGTCCCTTGGACTTGCCGGACTTCATGACGCCCTTGGCGATGTGGCAGATGTAGTTCGGCAGGCCCCCAGCCTTCTCCACCCAGTTCTTCTTCGGGGAGCTGTCCAGTGAGCACGGTCCCGCAGCGGCGAGCTTGAGGATCAGGTCGATTTCGTTGCTGTCCATGGATCCTCTTTCAGTAGCCAGCAGCTGCGAACTGCTCCTTGAAGTGGAGCAGCAGCATCTGCCGGGTGGGCTTGTCCTCAATCAGCTCGACGCCCTTCATGGCAATGCTGGTGAACTCGTCGAGGAACGCCGCACGCAGCTGCTCGTGGCCAGTGGCCAGAACCTTGTTCCACTCCTTGACCATGTCCAGCCACTGGGCGGTGGCGTCCTTCTCAGAGTTCACGCCGCGCCAGCCGCCGTAGATCTCGTGGTAGCGCAGCATCACGTACTTGGTCGCGATCCGCTCCAGCAGGAACTCCTGCACGGTGTGCATCGGAATGCCCCGGGACTCGGCCTGTAGCTTCCGCACGGACGTCAGGTACAGCTCAGCCAGCTCAGGCTTGGCCAGCACGTCGGCAGGCAGCTGGAAGGCGACCCCCAGCTCGGGGGCCTCATCTTCCGGAGGCAGACTCGTCACACCTCTGAAGATCGGCCCTTCATTCGATACCCCCCACGCGCATGGAGTGGACGGAAGCTCTCGGCGGTGCGGAAGTTCTCAGCGGTGCCGTGGATGCCGTAGACGCCGATGTTGTCGACGCGACTCATTTCAGGAAACACACCGGACAGCCCGAGCTGGGGGAAGATCCGGGTGTTGAGGTTCCAGTCCCATCCCGACTGGTTGCCGGGGGTGCCGTTGAAGGTCGAGTAGTCGTGGTCCCACGTCGGGCCGAGGACGTCATGCCAGACGTTCTTCCACGTGCCCCATATCCACGGGTTGAACTCGGAGAGGACCTGCACCACCTCAGGGTCGGATCCGGGACCGTCGGTGTAGGCGTGCACCGTGGCCACCTCAGAATCATCTCTGAAGGCTGCCTCCGCCCAGTCGAAGTACTCCAGCACGTCGTCGGAGACGCACAGGTCGTCCTCTGCCCGGATGACGAAGTCGAAGTTCTTGAACATCTTCTCGAAGCCCACCCACGGGTGGTGGAGGACACCGTAGCGGGTGGGGTTGACCTCGACGTGGGACGCGAGGTGGCCCATCCTCACGAAGGAGGCCTCGACGATGGCGGCGCACTCCTCCGCCTTGGGTCCGGGCTCGATCATCACGAGGAAGGGCACCCCGAGCACGCCCCGGACGAGTTCCCACGACCGCATGGTCCGGGCCAGCAGCTCGGGCCGGTCGTAGGCGGTGAGGAAGATGGCCTTGGTCATCATGGGTGGACCGCCGTCGCACGGCTGTCGGTGCCGCCGAGTTCGGTGGTGTGTGGCACCTCGCTGACCTCGACGCCCTCCCACCCCTGAGCTGACAGGACCTGATCAATCGCATGGATGGGGACGTTGCCGTACCAGCCGGGCTGGTCCGGGTCATCGTGGTTGACGCCGTGGACGCCTCTCCCGGGGCCTGCACAGGTGACGATCAGCCGACCACCCGGCTTCAGCATCAGGAAGGCGTTGTTGAGGATCTCACGCCAGTACGGGGTGTGCTCCAGCAGCTCGCAGCAGACCACCAGATCCACCGGCTTGCTGGGGCGCACGGTGGCCGCGTTGGCAACCAGATCCACGTCCGGGCCATCGACGGCGTCGATCCCGATGTACTGGGTGCCGGTGAAGAACTGGCGGATCCCTCTGCCGCTGGTGTTGCGGGATCCGAGTTCGATCACGATCATCTCGGGGTCGTGGGTCTCCCACTGGCGGACCCAACTCATTGCCTCTTCGTGCATCAGGACTCCTTCTTGGGGGTGATCACTTGTGCTGCCACCACGCTGTGCCGTTGTCGGCGTTGGCCCAGAAGGTGGTGTGTACGAGTTCTCCGGTGACGACGCGGGCGGGGGCGTTGCAATACGCCGTCAAGTTGAAGATCGCCATGTCCGACTTGGTGGGCCAGCCAGCTCCGGCCCACTGCACCAGCAGTGCGGCGAGGAACGCCTGCACGGTCTTGACGTGGCCCCCCACCAGACCGGCGTTGAGCAGCAGCAGGTCCCGCTCGGAGTCGATGAACAGCTGCTCGATGGGGGAGGGGTGGTGGTTGATGTTGCGCATCCAGTCGCAGCCCACGAGGTGCTGCTCCTCGCTGCCGACATACAGGACGCCTTCCTCCATCTGATCCCACGGCTCCCGGAGCATGGTCACGTCCGAGCCGTCGGTCAGCCACACCTTGTCGAGGCTGTGCTCGTTGAGGTAGAGCCACTGGAGGAAGTAGACCCACCGGTTGAAGTACGGGCCACCGGAGGGGACGTTGGGAGACGCCAGATCGGAGGAGTTGACCAGCTGCACCCCCTGCGGGGTGGTGGTGAGTTCGTCGGCGATCACGACAGGGGTGGCACCCTTGATGGACGCTGCCCACGTTTCCAGAATCGAGGGATCGGCATCCCACTTCCGGCCCCGCATCGGGTCGGGCTCCTTGGTCAGGAGGGAGGTCACGACGACATTCATGAAACGTGCTCCCTCAGGGCAGTGGTGGAGACGAGCACGGATCCTCCGACGTAACGGGTACGGCGGCAGTAGTCCGCCCATGCGTCTGCTCCGTCGTAGACACGTGGGTCGAAGCGGACCTTCATCTCTCCGGACACCACGACGGCGCTGGGGTGAGCCTGATCAGGCTCGTTTCCGAAGAAGGTCTGGTGAGCGCGAGGTCCGATCACATCGAAGAGGTCTGGCTCGGCCATCCACACGTCCAGCGTACGCATGTGGTGCCTGAGGCTGTCCGCGTGGCGCAGGGGCAATGGTGCTGTCGGATCGAGCAGGAGGACGTCCCAGATGGCGTCTGCGGGCTGCTGGGCGGCGATGTGGTCAAGGCCTGCGTTCCACAGCATGGAGTCCCGGTAGGCCCCGAGGATGACCGGATTCTCTGCCGTCCGGCGATGGAAGTGCAGCGGATACTCCGAGACCACCACGGCGCGCTCAGCGGGGACCCGCATGGCTGAATACGCGGAGGGTACGTCCACGAACTTGCCGGACTTCACGATGGACAGGATCCAAAGTTCGGGGAGGCCGGTGGTGGCTGGGACTGTGGGGGCGAGCAAGGATGTCAAGGCCATTCCTCCAAAATAGGTAAGAGTCCCCCCGGCCTCGCGAGCAGCCTACAACGGGAGAACTGAATCGGTGCAAAACTCATACAGATGCAGCCGGAGCAAACCGCTGGAGGTCGGAAAGGCTCATCCTCCGGGGGGTCTGAACCTCCTCAGTGGATGGAGCAGGGACGGCCATCGCCATGACCTTGGGGATGATGTCCTTGCCCTTGGTGAACGCCTCGGTGACCAGCACCAGCGCCATCTCCAGCACCCCTCTGGGGTCGTCGGAGCGGATCTTGGTCTTGACCTCCCACAACACCCGGATCGCAGCAAGCAACCGCTCCGGCTCCAGCTTCAGTGCCAGCCCATGGCGGACCTCGTAGTCCTCCCCCGACACCTTCAGGGTGCCTCCGGCGCGCAGCACCAGCAGGTCCCTCAGGCAGGAGACCAGCTCAGCGGTGATCTGGCCGGGCGAGCCCACCGAGGACAGCTGGGTGTCCAGCACCTCGAAGACCCGGGAGTGGTCGCCGGAGGCGCAGGCCTCCAGCAGGGCTGGTGCCGTGTCGTGCTCCCCCGTCAGGCGCTGGTAGTCAGCCATGGTGGTCACCTGTGCGCGCCACGTCTGGTCCAGTGCCATCAGCGCGGTGCGGACGTTGCCACCTGCCAGCCGGACGATGTGGTTGATCAGGTCGAACTCGGCAGGGATCGACTCCTTCTGGGCGATCACCATCACCCGGTCCAGCACGTCGGCGTCGGGGACGGCGCGGAACTGGAACTCCACCAGCCTGCTCAGCACGGTGCCGGGGATCTTGTGGGGCTCGGTGGTGACCAGCACGAACACGGTATTGCTCGGCGGCTCCTCCAGCGTCTTCAGGAGGGCCTCGAAGCCCTGCCGGGTGATGCTGTGTGCCTCGTCCAGCACCATGACCCTGTGGGCCCCTCCTGTGGAGAACCGGGCCACGTCCAGCAGCTTGCGGATCTGGTCCACGCCCCCATTGCTGGCAGCGTCCACCTCGATCACATCGGAGGCCCCCATCTGGGAGGCGAGCACCCGGGCGGCTGTGGTCTTGCCCACCCCGGACGGGCCGGAGAAGAGCAGGGCGTGTGGGACCCGGTCGGTGTCGACCATCCGCTGGAGCACGGTGGCGTTGAGCCGCTGACCCACCAGATCGGGGAACACCTGTGGCCGGTACTTCAGGGCCAGTGGGGCTGTGTCGGCGTCGCTCATCACTTGCTCGTCACGAACGAGCCGAAGCACCCGGCAGGAGCGTCCTGAAACGGGATGTAGAAGCAGTGCGAGTAGAACCAGAAGCCGTACAGGCACATCACCGCAACCAGCGTGGCGGCTGCCAGCAGGGACACATGGACCTTGACGTTCTCAGGCATGAGGGGCTTCCTGTTCGTCGGCAAGGATGTCCTGCCGGTAGTCGGCGACGACCAAGGCCAGTACCTCACCGATGTCGGTGGCGTGGCCGTAGAAGTGGTCGAACGCGGAGATGATGACCCTCTCGCAGCTCTCGCAGGGCTTGCCGGAGATGAGGCAGTCGGTGTGCACCCCGCCGTGCTCGTGGGCCCAGCGCAGGACCTTGCGGGGCATACCGGGATCAACATTCATTTCAGGAAACGTCCTTCACAACGGTCTTGCCGTTGGTGGTGGAGAAGTTGTAGACCCGGTCGGCGTACTGGGCGAACTCTGGCTGGTGGGTGACCATGATGATCTGGACCCCGGTGCGGTCGACGACCTCGCGCAGGAACTGCCCTGTCGGTTCGAGGTACTCCGCGCTCACGTGGGCGAAGATCTCGTCCAGCACCATGATCGTGGAGTCACGGGGATCGCGACCCATCAGCATGACGACGAACCGCAGCAGGAAGCCGATCACGGCGGCAAGGCCACCGCCCCGGGCGTCCATCACCGGGGTCTCGATGACGTCGTTGCCCAGCGTCGTGCGGACCACGAACTCGACCACTGCGGTCTTGCCCTTCACGGCCTGCACGATGTGGAAGCTCAGGGTGTCGTCGAAGATCATCCGCAGGCCCCGGGTGACCAGCTCCTCGATGCTGGACTGGGCGGCAAGCTGCCGCTCCTCCCCCAGCGAGTTCAGCAGCACCGTCACGCGGTCCAGCTCCTCCACCAGTGCGGACAGGTCTGACACCTCGGTGGTCAGCTCCTTGCCCCGCAACAGCACCGCCCGGACCCCACCCTGCGCCACATCGATCTGCCGACGGCGCTGGCGGGCCCTGACGACCAGCGAATCCAATGTGTCCATGACTACTGGTACGCCTCAGAACGTCGCCAGACCAACCGGGGTGCCCAATGAGTGCATCAATCTCTTTTTCGGAAACGTCTTGGGGGGCGTCGGCGACCACACGCTTGCGCAACCGGGTCGCGTGCTGACGGCTGATGCCGAGCTTCGCCGCCACCTGCGCCGCGCTCATGTAGGCCAGATCCTTGACCATGCCCAACAGCGGCGAGACCCGCTTGGACCGGCAGCCCCCACGGTGGGCCTTCTCGAAGCACTCGTGCTCGGGGTCGTAGTGCTCCAGCGCGTACTCCGCCGCCGAGACAGCCATGTCCGCTGTGAGCAGGTAGGACCGTTCGGTAGCGCCTAACGGTCGGTGGAGCTTCACACTGACCGTGAAGACCCAGTCGCTGAGCATGTCGACATCCGGGAACGGAGTGCTCGTGCGGCGGAAGGTGTGGAGGTACCGGTTGGCGTTGCCCTTCATCCACCCGAGGACGTCAGAAGAGTCGCCACACTCGGGGTAGGGGAACAGCTTCACAACTACTGGTACGCGGATCGGACCCGAAAACGCAGCGAGCCCTCGATCAGAGACCAAGGACTCGATGAGCCTTACTCCCCCTACGGGGGTAGTTAGTTAAAGGTTACATAGTGGTTTACGACTTCGAGCGCAGAAAATCTTCGACGCTGAAGTCCAACGCGGGGGTGTAGTCCCGGTGCCAGTGGATCTCTCCCAAGGGCACCTCATCGGACAGTTCGACGGTCATGGTCTCCAGCGACTCGACGACCTTGAGCCCACGCCTGCCCTCGAAGATCATCGCCATGCACATCTCCTCCAGCAGACCGTCCCGCTTGGCCAGCATGTCGTGCACAGCCTTCGAGATGCTGGCCTCCAGCGCTTCTCCCTCCGGCGTCCCTGACCACATGTACTTCACAGCCGGGACACCGTCGTGTAGGCGGGGAGGGCGCAGTGCTGGCAGGTCGCAGGGACGGTGGTCCTGACCGTGAATGCGGTCCCGAAGTCCACCATCATGGACAGCACCGCCACCAGAGTGTGGTCCTTGCACACGGAGGTCTTCGAGAGCCTCTCTGCCGACCTCACAGCCCCTCCAGAAGGGCGACGTGCCCATAGCCATCCTCCAACTGCTGAACGACCCGCACAGAGGCAGGATCGAGACCGCGCTTCGTAGCTTCCACCCTGCCCACCATCAGCGCTGCCGTGGTGATGTTCTGGGTCAGCGAGCGCTGGCCATCCACGCGCAGGGTGCGCTGGGTCTGGGTGCCCGTCATGCGGGCGAAGATCCGCAGCTGAGGCACGGTTCCCCGAACCTCGCTGCGAACCGTCATGGTTGCCACCATCAGACCTGCACGCGCTTCGGCGAGACGGCGGGCTCGGCGTTCTCCCGGTCGATGGACAGGGTCTGCACGACCTTGGTACGGAAGACGTCCAGCTCATCGGCGGGGATGGCCTTGGTGTCGAGGGAGTGGATGAAGTACTGCGGGAACTGCTCCTCGACGTACTTCTCGGCCAGTGCCTCCATGTCGAGCCTGCGCTGCTCGTTGAGCTTGACGATGATCGCGCCGTACTTGTCGCTGGGGTAGACCAGCGTCTTCTTTCCGGAAAGACCGGCGTCGAGGTGAGCCTTCTTGATCTTGGCGTTGAGGATCTTGTGCTCTTCGGCGAGCGCGGCGATGCCAGCGTCGAGCTGGGCGTAGCGGTCGAGGTCGGCCTGCGTGAGACCGTCGGGCAGTGCAGCCATTGTGATTCCTTCTGTGTTGTTGACCTGTCCCTAACTATAGTCACTTGGGCTCTGCATGTCAACTGTTTCTGGAATCAACCTACCGGTGGGCAAGCGAAAGCCCGGAGGGCCACTAACACCTCCGGGCTTCCTGTCGGCGCAACGCGACTGCGCGCAGCCTATGACCAGTGGTCCGTCGTCTGCTGGATGATGCCCATCACCCCTGCGTCCGTGTCGTCGATCAGCAGCGGCGTGCGGTTGGCCTTGGTGTCCCCGCCCATCCTCAGCATCAGCGTGTCGGCGATGCACACCTCCAGCAGATCGGTGAGGTAGTGATGGTTGTAGAAGACCTCCTTCGGCTTGCCCTTCCACTGGCACTCCACGACCTCCTGCGCCGTGTTGCCTGCCCGGTCCCTACTCTTGACCTCCAGAGCCCAGTCCGTGGCGCTACGGGCCCCCCTGACGATGCTGAGGGACACCACGGCGATGTCAGGGTCGGCGTTGATCCGCACCCGCTTGATCGCCTCGTACAGCTCGTTGCGATCCACCAGCAGCCCGAGGGTGTTGGTGATCTGCGGCCCGAGCAGCAGGGACTGCACGTCAGGGAACGGCAGGAGCATCCTCTGGGCCACGATGGAGTCGGCCCCCACCCGGAACACCAGATGGCGCTCGTCGAAGCCCATGAGCAACTCGTCGGCCCCGTCGAGGGCCTTGATCAGCTCGTCGACCGTCCGCACCGGGATGGTGGTGTCCATGGCCGGGTCGAGCCCCGCCACGGTGGCCTTGTGCAGCCGTCCCCCGTCGCAGGCGACGATGGCGGAGTCCTTGACCTTGACCTGCATCAGGGACACCCGGGCGTCTGAGGTGGAGGCAGCCTTGCGGGCAGCCATCAGGGCGCACAGGAAGGGAACCACCGGCACAGGAGCCAGCTTGATTCCAGAAACCTCGTCGAGCCCCAGCAGGTTCATTTCCCCCACAGGTACCTGCACGGTCCAGCGGGCGCGGCCCGAGCGCACCAGAGCGGTGGAGCCCACCACAGTGATGTCGACCCGGGTGGTCGGAGCCAGCTTCAGGATGTCCAGCATCCGCTTGGGCGGCAGCAGGACAGCGCCGGGCACCTTGACGTCGACACCGTCCTCCACCACGGAGACCGTCTGCTCCCCGTCGGTGGCCGTGATCCGGAGATGCGCGGCCACCTCGGAGGTGGTGGGAACAGCCTCGAACAGCGCGAAGGCCGTGCCCGGCACGATCTCCCGGACGGGTGTGACCCCGTTGGCCCGGGAGAACAGCGCCTTCAGCTTGGCGACGTCGGCCTTGATCGACAGCGACGCCGACGACGGCAGGATCTCGGGGACAAGGTCGTCCTCCAGCTCGCTGAGTTCGAGCAGGCTCATCTGGTCAGACATAGAGCTTCACCAGCAGGGCGTTGATCAGGTCGTGGGTGGCGTCGATGTAGTCGTAGAGGGTCTCGTTGCCCCCCTTGTTGAGCTTCTCGACCTTCTTCAGGAGCTTGGCCAGCTCCTTCTTGGTGGGTACTCCCTGACCGCTGCCGCTGCGCTCGTACGAGGCGTCTTCGACTGCCTGTTTCAGAACCTTGTTCATGAGGCCTCCCAGCCCGGGACGATGGTGGTGGGGATGCCGTGACTCTGCCAGAGCTTGATCACGGCGGGGTTGTCGTCAAACGCACGGATCGGGGTGTAGCCCAGATCGAGGATGCGCTTCAGGATGTCGGCCTTCACGAAGAAGTCCGGACGCTGGTCATCATCGTTGCGCATCCACAGGCCGTCGCTCGGCACATCGTGCATGGCCAGCCACCACGCGGTGTGATTCCGGAAACGATGCACCCGGGCGGTCACCACGAGGATGGCCACCCCGGAGGCGTGCAGAGCCTGCGCGCGCTTCACCACCCACTGGTTGGCGGGCACGTTCACGCTGGCGCGGTGGAAGGCGTCGAAGTTCCTGACGGGTCCGTTCACGAAGTGCCGGATGCTCCGCACGTCAGCGAGCGTGCCGTCCATGTCGAAGATTGCAGCTCGCATCGGGAGCCTCCTTTCAGGAATCGCGGGTGACGTCGAGGATGGCATCCAGAGCCTCAAGGTAGGTCTCACACACCTTGGACCCCATCAGGCCGGAGAGCATCCGGTCGGACTGGTAGTTGGCGATGTACTCGACGTTGCTGCGGGCCATCACGACCACGAGGTGGGTCGGGTGGTTGTAGTTCGGGTTGTCGTAGCTGACCACCCGGTGGGCGGTGCTGTAGAGGTACCGCTCGACGGTGGCGGCTGGAGCATTGGTGACGACCAGCCAGCGGACGTTCGGATCCCCGCTCACTTCGCGTCCGTCCGCATCCAGATGGCCACGACGGCACCCCGGTTGGCCGAGTTGTTGCTCGGCTTGTAGTTCCCGGTCTTGCGCATCAGGCCCCTGCGAGAGGCGGAGGAGAACAGCGCACCGACGGCGTTGTTGCGGTTCGGCGTGTCGGTGTCCGGGTGGGGCAGGTCGACAGCCCTCACCAGCTCGTTGGCGGAGAAGAGCGTGCCTGCCGGGAGCTTGACGATCCACGCGTTGGCGCGCTCGGCCCATGCCGCTGCTCCGGTGAGTGCCTTGGTCTGGCCCTCCTCCTTCAGCATGAGGCCCTTGGCCAGACCCTTGAGGCCTCGGTCGGTGTTGCTCAGCAGCTTCTCCGGCATGGTGTCCATCGGCACTGCCGTGACGACGATGTCGGCTTCCTCCGCGAGGAACTGAGCCACCCTGACCTCGACCCCGGTGTAGGGAGCGTCCACGAGCTTGGGGGTCGTGCCCTTGATCATCACCAGTTCGCCGGGCTGCATCCCGCTCAGCGGGAGAGCGTCCTGCACGGGCTCGGTGATGGGTGCCGGGGGCTGGCCGGGGAGACGCCGGGTGACCGCGATGGGATTGGCCATCAGGCCCCTGCGCAGCTTGTCGTACTTGCCCTTGCTCATGCTGACCGCCTTGTTTCGTGAATCTGGGTTGACGTCTCTAGTATAAGACTGTCCTTACCTAGAGTCAAGCTCGATGTCAGAGAGATCGTCAGGGACCTTCGAGATGTGGGCGAGCTGGAGATGCTCAACAGCCTTCTCCCACGCAGAGAACCCCATGACGCACACCGTGCAGATCACCAGCGGTGAAGGCTCAGGAGCGGTGTTGGAAAGGGCAGCGTAGATCACCAGCCCTCCCACCAGCAGGACAGCACCGACGGTGACGAGAGCTGTGATCACGCCCCGGCCTCTACCAGTGAGGCCTCGATCTCGGCGACGGCGGAGTCCAGTTCGGCCCGCAGCTCGGTGAGCTTGGACTTGGCTTCCTCGTTGGTCTCGACGCCGAACTCGTCCTTCAGCACCTTGCGCGCATCCGCGAGCCGGGACTTGGCGTTCTCCAGCTCGACGGCGGAGCGTGCCTTCTTGTTCTGCACCTGCGCGATGGCCCCACGGACCTCACGGATCTGATCTTCAATAGCGGCCATGGTTGGCCTCCTCTCCCCTCACTGATACGCCTCTCAGGCGCTGAGGCTCAGAACGAACTGGTTGTAGTACCTGTCACCCTCCAGCTTGAAATCAGCTAAGGGATGTCTGGACACGAACTCTCTGGCTGCTGCACAGGACCTACAGGCTCGGCGACCGTTCTCCCACTGCCGTAAGCAGAGATTGGGTTCCTGCAAGGGATGGCCCCGAGGGCAGTGTGTTCGATTCCGCTTGGTATCAGTTCCATGGGCAATCTGGTCCAGTCGGTTCTCCGAGTGAGTTCCCCACTGAAGATTGGACACCCGGTTGTTGTCTCGGTCCCCGTCTAGGTGCCTGCACTCCAGCCCCTCAGGACGAGGTCCATGGAAGGCCTTGGCCACCAAGGAGTGAACCGCAGGAAGTGACGTCTTGCTCCTGTAGGACACCGCCACCAACCAGTAACCTCTGGGGCCCATGAAGGGAACAAGAATCCTTCCCGGATAACTTCGCTTCCCTCCAGTGGAGTAGGTGACAACGCGAGCCAGAGCCCGAACTCTGCCGAGATCGGACACCTCGTAGTAGCCCCCATACCCCAAGATGGGAAGCCATGTCTCAGTCACATTGAGATCCTCTTCTTGCCCTGCTTATCAATGATGGGCTCGAACTTGGTACACGCATGACGTGTAGGACAAAAACCGCAGGGACCAGTTCCCTCGACCGGGGTCTTGATGTCCAGCAGGATGTCGTTGGCCATGCCGAGGATCCTCTGGAGGAGCTGGTTTCTGGAATCGACGGTCGGCTTGTAGGCCTTGACCCGCTCCTTGCACAGCGGCTGGAAGAGCCCGGTCATGGCCGTGGCCTGCCCGAACATCAGCTCAACGGCGAGATCGTAGAAACCGAGCTGGCCGACGGTCTTGCGCCAGTAGGACTCGTCCTTGGTGTGCTTGACGTCCCAGACGATCCAGCGGCCCTTGTCGTCGCGCACGAGGATGTCCATGTAGCCGTTGAGGATGATCTGCTCGGGCTCCCCAGTGCGCGGGTGGTTGATCAGGATCTCCGCCTCGAAGTGCTTGTCGGCCTCGAAGTCGAACGGCACGACGTACTTCAGCAGGATCGGCTCGATGGCCTTCACCGCCTCGGTGCAGTCGGCCACCACCAGCTTGCGGTCCCCGGGGTTG